CGCATGCTAAAGATGTTAAGAATCGACGTAAAAAATAATACCTTGTGAAATAAAAGGAGCAACCAGTGGTATTTAGCAACACTGCGGTTCCCGTCGAGTACGGTAGATTTCGAGAGGCTGTATTGCGAGGAGAAATTCCTGTAAACCGTGAAATCTCGATGCAAATGAATCGGATCGATGCGGATATCGCTAATCCAAACTATTACTATGACAGCGATGCTATTAAAGGGTTTATCGACTTCTGTGAGAATGAGATGACTCTTGTTGATGGTAGTCCGTTAACGCTACTACCGTCTTTCCGACTCTGGGCCGAAGACTTACTTGCTTGGTTTGAAATCAGGGAAGAGAAGGTTTATGACCCAAAGACCGGAAATTTCAAAATAGTTCGACAAAAACGCAGATTGCGTAATAAACAATATCTGATTGTGGCTCGTGGTAATGCTAAATCATTGTATGCTACTTTACACCATGCTTATGGTTTGGTTATTGACACGAACTCAACACAACAGGTAACGACCGCTCCGACTATGGCGCAAGCAGAAGAGGTACTTTATCCTTTTGCTACCGCTATAACTCGTGCAGCTAGTGCTTCAGAAGGGTTCCCTCTATTTAGAGTGCTTACCAAAGGTTCTAATAAAGCTCGAACTCAGAAGTCACAAGCTCAGTTGGCGATTACCAAAGAAGGCATCCTTAACCGATTAACTAACTCTCTTTTAGAGGTTAAACCTATGTCTGTTAAGAAACTTCAAGGTTCTCGTGCTAAATATGCATCTGTCGATGAGTGGTTATCTGGTGACATCAAAGAGGATGTTATTGGTGCCTTGGAGCAGTCTGCCTCAAAAGATGGTATTGATGACTATATTATTCTAGCTGTATCTTCCGAAGGTACAGTTCGTGACTCGGTTGGTGACTCAATCAAGAAAGAGTTACTAGATATCTTGCGTGGTCAATATGAAGACCCACATACATCTATCTGGTACTATCGACTTGATGATATCGCCGAGGTCGGAAACCCTGATATGTGGATGAAAGCTTGTCCTAATATTGGTATAACTGTGTCGTATGAGGCATACCAACGTGACGTTCGACGGGCAGAGTTCTCTCCTGCGAACAGAAATGATATTCTTGCTAAGCGGTTTGGGATACCTGTTGAAGGTACAACATACTTCTTTACGTTTGAGGAAACGGCTTTACACCGACCTCAGAACTTTAGAGGCCTTGAAGTATCTATGGGTATGGACGCCTCTCAAGGGGATGACTTCTGGGCATTCACCTGGATAATACCTTTGGGGCGGGGACGTTATGGTGTACAGACTCGTTCGTATGTTTCGGAAGTGAAGTATAGGCGACTTAACTCGGCGACTCAAGCTAAGTATGACCAATTACAGGCAGAAGGTACTTTAATCATCATGCCTGGGAACTACTTGGATTGGGAATTCGTGTATGAAGATGTCTCCGCTTACATTGAGGAAATGGAATGGTCTGTAATCTCATTTGGTTATGACCCATATAACGCTAAAGAGTTTGTTGAACGTTGGAGTATGGAAAACGGAGACGTCGGTGTCGAAGTTGTACGTCAAGGTTCTAAGACAGAGTCAGTACCTCTTGGAGAACTTAAGAACATGGCGACTTCTCGTGACCTCATTTTCTTTGAGGAACTTATGAAGTATGCTATGGGTAACGCTGTTGTAGTACAAGACAACAACGGTAACTATAAACTATCCAAAATGCGTAGCGATGAAAAGATCGATAACGTGGCAGCCTTGATGGATGCTTGGGTAGCCTATAAACGTAATAAGGAGGCATTCTTGTAGGATGGTAAACAACCCCTTAGGATCATGGAACGCATTCATGTCAACCCGAAACGGGCTCGACTATGATGAGTCATTAGTTTCCGGCTCTGGTTGGGGACGACCAGCAAGTGCGCTTCGTGGTTACACATTTAGACGTCAGGATTTGGTTAATAGTATTATTTCTATGATTGCTCTTGACGTAGCAATGGTTGATTTCAAACATTTGAAAATCAATCCTGAAGACGGTAGTCAGACCCCTGTGGACTCGGGTCTGATCAACTGCTTAACTTTATCTGCCAACATTGACCAAACAGGCCGTGCATTTATTTATGACGTTGCCTGGTCATTGCTTGAAGAAGGTACAGTAGCACTTGTCCCCGTCGACACAACGTCCAAACCTAATGATGATGGCTCATATGACATTCTTTCAATGCGTGTAGGTAAGATCATGCAATGGTATCCTCGCGCTGTTCGTGTCAGAGTCTATAATGATCAAAATGGTTTAGAACAAGACTTAACGTTGTCGAAACAGTCCATTGTGATCTTAGAGTCGCCACTAATTGGCCTGCTTAAAGACCAGAATTCTACGCTCAGGCTTCTTGAGCAGAAGATGGATTTAATGTATTCACAGGACAAGGCGATTGCCGCAGGGAAACTGAATGGTTTTATTCAAGTCCCTTATGCTACTAAGAGTGCCCTTCGTAGAGAACAAGCTGCTGATCGTAAAAACCAGCTTGAAGCTGAACTTGCTAATAGTCAGTTTGGTATTGCTACTTTGGATGCGAATGAGAAATTCATTCATACCGGAGGTAACATTACCAATAATTTAGTTGACGACATTCGTAAGCTAAAACAAGACTACTATAATCAAGTTGGTATCTCCTCTAAAATTCTTGACGGTACTGCTGATCAGGCCGAATTAAATCTATACTATCATCGTGCAGTAGACCCTGTTCTACAGACTATTGTCGATGGTATCAACCGCGTATTCCTTACGAAGACAGCACGTACACAAGGTCAGATAATTCAGTATTATCGTGACCCATTCCGTATGTTACCAGTTGAACAGCTAGGTACTGCGGCAGACCTCTTTGCTCGAAACGCAATCTTCACCTCGAATGAAATTCGTGCAATGCTTGGTCGCGCCCCTCACCCAAGTCAAATCGCAGATATGCTCTTTAATAAGAACATCTCTACAGGTACTGACTTAGTTGGTATGGGAGGTTATAGAAATGGTACAACCCAAGATGAAACGCCAGAAATCTACGACGATGGCTACGGTGGGTACGTCGATGCTGACGGCAATCCCGTAGATGAGTATGGTAATCGCTTGGATGTATAATAATTTATGGAGGAAAATGTAGTTGCATAAGAAGCCCGACTTCGCCGGATGGGTTACTAAGAACGACATTCGTTGTAGCGATGGTGTGACAATTCGTCATGATGCCTTTCGCCAGAACCATGGCGGTCAAGTTCCTATTGTGTGGCAACATGACTACTCCAGTCCTTCAAACGTGTTGGGGTATATGATACTCGAACACCGAGATCAGGGTGTCTACGGTTACGGCTATCTTAACGATACCGAGCATGCACAAGACACACGAGTCCTTCTTAAACATGGCGATGTTAACGCTATGTCTATTGGGGCCCGAGGTATCCGTAAGAACGGTAATGATGTAATTTATGGTGAAATCTATGAAGTAAGTCTAGTTCTTAAAGGTGCTAATCCTGGTGCGGTTATCGAACATGTTATGCTCCATAGCGCTTACGGGACTGAAGAGTACGAAAGCGACCGTGCTACCATTTTCACTGGTATCACGCAGGAACTTCTTCATTCTGCAGATGTAGAGGAAGAAGAGGAAGAACAAAAGGAGGGACAAATGTCTCGTTCATACGAAGAAATTCTAGAGGGTCTTACTGACGAAGAAGTAGAAGCCCTCGTCCAAGGTGTCATTACTGATGTCTCTAACGCTCTTGAGGCGGAAGAAGCAGAAGGTGATGAAGAAAAAACTCAAAATGAGTTAGAAATCAACGGTTTGGATGAAAACGTCGAAACTACTGAAGCTGACTCAACATCTGAAACTAGCGAAGACGCTGGTGAATCTGAATCTAGCGACGCTGTCGCACATTCTATCTTTGAAGGAGAAGAAACTTTGAAACACAATCAATTCCAAGGAACTACTCAAGGCGAAGTAACAGAAAAAGAACTTGATAAGTTGCTCCATAGCGCTATCCAAGGTAACGCTACATCATTTGCTGGTGTATTGCGCGCTAACGATATCCTCGGTGAAGACTCACTTCAACACGGTTTGGTAGGTATGGAAACATTGTTCCCACAACCTGCTAATGCTGGTGGAATTAACGTCTACAACCCAGGGTCTCTTAACATCGACAAGATCATGGGACAATTCGGTAAGTCTCCACTTCCTCGCGTTAAGAACATGTTTGCTAATCTTACAGAAGACGAAGCTCGTGCTCGTGGATACATTAAAGGTAATCAAACTCTTGACTCTATCGAAGAAGTTTACTTCCGTGAAACTACTCCAGGTTCTGTTACTCGTCGCGAAACAATCGACCATGATGACTTGATTGACTTGCAAGACGGTGGATTTGCAGCTGTTAACTTTATCCAACAAGTTCAAATGGCTAAGTTCAAAGAAGAAATCGTTAAAGCAGCATTTTTGTCTGATGGACGTCCATTGACACTTGCTGACGGTAAACGTAACCCAGAAAAGATCAGCGAAAAACATATTCGCCCTATCATCAAAGATGATCCATTGTTTACTATTAAAGTAACTGCTACTTCATTTGAAACTGCAGTTGATGAAGTAATCGGTAAAGCATTCCCTGCTTACCAAGGTTCTGGTAAACCATCTCTTTACATCAACCCATTTGACTTGGCTAAGTTGAAGACTCTTAAAGATAAGAACGGTCGCTACTTGTATGCACCTTCTATGGATAACAACCAAGTACCTGGTAATGCAAACATTGCAGCATACTTCATGTGTGATGAAGTTGTTGAATACCGTGCGCTTCCTCAAGGAACATTCATCATCGGTAACCTTGTAGACTATCAATTCGGTATGTCTAAGAACGGTGAAATCGCTACATTCGATAGCTTCGATATCGACTTCATGCAACATAAATACTTGATGCACGCCCGTATGTCTGGTGCTATTCGTACACCTAAGTCATTTATCGTTGTTACTGTAACAGGTAAAGCTGAAGTTTCTGAAGATGTTACTAAGTTCGATTCTACTGGTCTTAAGACTAAACCAACTTGGACTGTACAAACAGACCCAACTGAAGTTAAAGGTGTAGGCGCTAAAGCCGTAGATTACGACGCAGCAGTTAACGGTATCGCTATGACTGAGGACGAAAAGAAACTCGGTGATGTAGAAACCACTCCTAAACAAAAGAAACCTAAAAAAGCTGAATAGCCTTGGAAGGTAGGAAGGTAATATAATGACAAAAGCTGGAATTAGGGTTATCTTCCGTTCCAAAGACACGGAGGAAGTTGCGATTGGGGATTATCGGTATAAATATACCGTCTCCCCATTGCTAACGGCTCGCATAACCTCTAAGTCATTTAACATAGACGACGGTAATAGTATCAATCAGAATACTAAGACTACTCTTATATTTGATACACTACTTCCGAATAGTCCAGATGATCGATTGAGTCGTATTACACATATTGTGTATATGGGTACGATCTATAAGGTTGATAAGGTTCGTCCATATCCTCCTAGAGCCGCTATCACTATTGATGATATCGAGCTATCTGAACTAAAAGGCGAGCTTGAGCGGATTGTTAAAGAAGCTTCTCAAAAAACTCAAAATGATTTAAAACTTGACGCATACAACAAACTTAATGTCAAGGAGTTGTCTGACGACCCCCATACCCTTGGTGATTTAGTACTTTTGGATGGGATTATTCAAGTCTGGGATGGCGAGAAGTATCTCGATCTTCTTGAGTTTATTAAAAAACCCTCTCAAGAATCTGACAGTGATTCGTTAATTAAAGCATTCAAAAAACTTAATGTTCAGGAAGGGCTCTCATTTTATGATCCTACTCCTGGTACTTTGGTGTTTTCGGGTGAAGATATTACAATCTGGGACGGTACAAAGTATAGTAAGCTTATTGATTTTATTAAAGCGCACATAAATGGTGCATGTAGCCCTAATACTACAATCAGTGAGGGTGGTTCGGCTATCAGTACTAGTCCAGGAGCTTCACCGCCTGACTCATCTGACCCACCTCAAGCAGGATGGGATGAATTGTAGGTGATTGTATGAAGAGTAGAGAGACGGTTCTTAGAAAACTCAAGGATAATGTCACACCTAATATCTATTTCACGCCACCTGACAGTGTTGTACTTAAGTATCCTGCTTGTGTGGTTACTCGTGAAGATATTGAGATCCTTAAGGCAAATAACAATATTTATAATGTGAATGTTGCTTATAAAGTAGTGTATATTTCTAAAGAGGAAGGTGACGATATTTTCTTGAAGGTTATGAATTTATTTAATCATTCTACATTTCGTACGGAGTATAAATACAATGGGTTGTATCATAAAGTATTTATCGTCTATGCATAGAAAGGAAGAACATGGCAACAGTACAAGAAGTAATTAACTATGCCCGTTCATTGGCCGATCAAGGTATCGGTACTGATGCCGACGGAGCATACGGTACACAATGTGTTGACTTGCCAAATAGTATTTCTCAGATTTACTTCGGTAAAATCCTATGGGGTAATGCTATTGACTTGCTCGACTCAGCTCGTGACAATGGTTACGAAGTTGTGTACGATGCTATTGGTGTAAACCCACGTGCAGGGGCTATCTTTGTAATGGCCACTACCGACCATAACTATGGTCACACTGGTCTCGTTATTGAAGACTCTGACGGGTACACTATTAGTACTATTGAACAGAACATCGATGGGAACTTTGACTCGCTTTATGTCGGAGGTCCTGCTCGATACCATACTCGTGACTTTACGGGTATTGTCGGATGGTTCTATCCACCTTACAATGACGAACCTCAACCAGAACCTGTCATTGCTCCTCAACCTGAGACTCCTGCTGATGAAGTAGTAACTCATGAAGAGGTTGCTCGTTTTACAGTTAAGGTTGCTGGGCTTAACGTCCGTAAGGCTCCGCATCTATCTGCGGAAATTGTTGATCTATACACACCTGAACAAACATTTATCTATGACCAATGGATGGATGCTGACGGGTATCGTTGGTTGTCTTATATCGGGGCAACTAGCGGTGAGCGACGTTATGTTGCTTGTGGTAATGTTGAGAATGGCGAACGTATCAATGCGTTTGGTGAATTCTCAGAAGCTTAAATATTGGAGGAAATCTATAAATGACACAATTAGTTTGGGATCAGGATACTAAACGTCTCTTTGAGAACGGGGTTGATAATGGAGTCCTTTACGTTATCGGAAGCACTGGTGAATACGGTAAAGGTGTTGCTTGGGACGGTTTGACTAAAGTATCTGAATCACCTGAAGGTGCCGAAGCTACTGCGAAATACGCAAACAACAAGAAATATCTTAACTTGCGTTCAGACGAACGTTTCAAAGGTCAAATCTCTGCCTTCACATATCCACAAGCGTGGAATAAATGTCAAGGTAAACTTTCACCTATGACTAGCGATTCAGGGGCTAAGAAAGAACTTGCTGGTGTAACAGTATCTGGTCAAGCACGTTCTAACTTCGGTCTTTCTTACCGTACTCGTATTGGTAACGATACTGAAGGTTTGGACTACGGTTATATTCTTCACCTTGTTTACTCTGCATCTGCTGGTGTATCAAGTAAAGAATACCAAACAATTAACGAAAGTCCAGATGCTCTTGAGTTCTCTTGGGACTTCGAAACAGTACCAGTTGCTGTACCAGGTATGAAACCAACTGCACACATCGAAATCAACAGTACTTTGGTTGATAAAGATAAACTTGCAGCTCTTGAGAAGAAACTTTATGGATCTGCCGATTCAGAACCAACTCTTCCAAAACCAGAAGAAGTATTTACTCTTCTTGGATTGGTTGCAGGGTAACTAACTAATTAACGGTACGGGATAGGGGTTGGACAGCTAAGGTCATGCTGGTACCGAAAATTCAAAATGGATTAAATATATACATTAAAGGAGTATAGAAATGATTTCAAGAACAGTAACTTATAACAACTTGCTAACTGGCGAGGAAGTAACCGAAGATTTATGGTTCCACTTACGTAACGACGAAGTTGTTCGTATTCTAGGACGCGCTAAGATGGACTGGGAAGACTACATCAAAGAAGTAATGGCTCGTGAAGACATTGACGAGATCTTCGACTTCATCGAAGGAATTCTTAAACAGGCTTATGGTGAGCGCTCAGAAGATGGACGTACTTTCCGTAAAGATAAGAAACTTCAGGAAGACTTTGTTAACTCAGAAGCGTACTCAGCTTTGTTTGTACAAATGATGTTGGATGTAACTGAAGACGAAGGTGATGGTTCTGAAGGTAATACAGCCAAATTCTTCACGGCTATCGTTGGAAACCCAACTAAAGGAACTGTTCCTGAAAAGGTTTCTAAAATCAAGAAAAAATAATGTATAGATGAGGGGGTAATTTTTTACGCCCCTCTTTTATTTTTATCTCGTAGGAGGTCGGTATGTTAATTATAGATACCCCTGATAGGGAGTATTATAACGAGGAGACCAACCAATTTATAACTATACCGGGTCGACGTTTGCACTTTGAGAATACGCTAAAAGTATTAGCCGAATGGGAGTCTCTATATCGCAAGCCTTTTTTAACTCGAGAGGAAAAGACCACTGCAGAACTCTTTGACTACTTTATTCTTATGTGTCAAGATGAGATTACTTATGATGATTTGACAAGTGAAGTTGTTACACAACTAGGAATGTATCTAAATGATGTTCCTACTGCGACGACTATCACTAAAAGAGGAGATGATACCAACACCTCTTCAGCCGGCATGATACAAACCTCAGAAGTAATCTACGCCTGTATGGCTAATGCGAGAGTTCCTTTTGAATGTGAAAACTGGAACCTACATAGACTATTAACTATGTTGGCCGTTATTAGTGAGTTGAATAACCCTGATAAGAAGAAGATGTCTAAAGCAGAGACACTTCGTACATATGAAGATCTTAATGCTAAGCGCTTGGCGCAAATTGAACAGATGAAGAAGGAGAAGTTAAATGCGTCTAAAGGTAACCTCCGTTAAGGTTAAAACCGGATTATCTAAAGCCTTAAGCAAAGCCTCTACTTTATCCAGTATTAAAGGTTCTATGTCATCTATCGGGCATAAGGGACTTGGGCGTCTTATTAACGCCACCCCATCTCGTTCAGGTAAGACTAGATCGTCATGGGACATGGAAGTCGAAAAAAATCAAAATGGTTATACTTTGTACTATTCTAACTCTAATAAGATTTCGGATGGTACCCCATTGGTAGTCCTTATTGTAAACGGGCATGGTACCGGTACCGGTGGTTATGTCCCTGCTAACAATTTTGTTACTCCCATTGTTGATTCTGTAGTAGATGAGATACTGAGGGAGGTGGAGAATATAATTGAGTAAACAGGTAATCGAAGAACGCCTTATCAAACTAGGTATTGATAATGAGCAGTTCAAACAAGGATTAAAAGAGTCCCTGTCTTCTCTATCAGATTTAGATAAAGGACTCAAACAAGCAGCAGATGGTAAAAGTGGGTTATTCGGAAATAGCGAGAAATCTGCTAAATCCTTATCTAATGCCATTACCGGATTGCTTAACTCAGCCCCAAAGCTGGGTAATGCATATTTGGGCGTATTCGATAAGATTACCTCTGCTATTGGTGGAACTACTGGCTCTGTAGGTAAACTAGTTTCTAGTATGTTCAACTTTGTATCTCCTTTTAGTTCTGGTACTAAAGGAGTTGCAGATGGATTAAGTAAAATTCAAGACGGCGTTACGAGCAGTTCAGGCAAATTCGGGATGTTACAATCTGTAGCAACCGTGGCTCTGGGTAATATTGCAGCATCTGCTATTACTACTGGATTGTCTATCGCTAAGAACATCGGAGGGAATATTCTTCATTCGATCATGCCTTTAAAAGCAGGGTTTGGACAGTTTGAAGATAAGATCAACTCCGTAAACATGTTGGTTGCCGCACTTGGTAAATCAGAAATGGGTAACATCACAAACTCGTTGGATGATTTACAGAAGTACGCTGAGACAACCAAATACTCTGTTAAACAGATGCATGGCTCCTTGGCACAATTCGTAAATGCTGGGGTCGGTCTTAATGAAGCGACTACTGCGCTTAAAGGTTGGGGTAACTTGGCAGCATCTGCCGGTGCTACAACTGATGGATTTAACCGCTCACTCCAATTTGGGGTACAACAGGCATTACAAATGGGTATGATGAATACTCAGAACTGGATGTCTGTGGAAAACGCGGGTATGGCAACTAAGCGCTTTAAAGATATCTTGGTCGATACAGCTACTCAAATGGGTATTAATATCGACATGTCGGAAGGTTTCCGGGGATCTCTTAAAGATGGTTGGTTGACTAATGAAGTCTTGATCAAGTCATTGGAGAAGCTTGCCAATGATGAGACTTTAGTCAAAATGGCTGCAGAATTTCACACATTTGGTGAAGTTGCCGAGGCCGTATCAGATCAGGTCACCTCAGCCTGGGCTCGTTTCTGGGAAACACTTATTGGTCAAGCAGGTAGTGATGAAGTAACTGCCTTCTGGACTAAATGGGGTAATATCGCAGCAAACGCTATGGGCGCTGTTGGTATGAAAGCTAATGATTTAGCTAAGGCGTTTGTCGAATTCGGTGGACGTAACAATATTGTTAAAGCCTTAGAGTCGGCATTTAGTAGTATTGGCGGTATCTTTAACTCATTTGGTACTGCATTTACACATGTCTTCGGTGGAAACCTAGGATCTAAGATGATGGAAGGTCTATCGAATGGTATTAGTAAATTTGCTGATAAGATTCGATTAGGTAAAGCCGAACTTGATGCATTCCATCATATTTTCATTCTAGTCTTTCAAAGTCTAAAGGTGGTGACAGCCGAAGTATTTACAAAACTTAAGTTCTTAGGTGCCCTTATTCCTAATCACCTGGTTAAAGACTTAATCATTATAGCGGGTATGATCGCTAAGGTTTTCTATACTGCGGTTCATATGATTTCGAAGATCTTAGAGTTAATTATTCCATTTGATAAGATTGGTGGAATATTTAAATTTATCGGAGATGTATGGACTGGCTTATGGGATAAACTACACAATAGTCTAGCTTCATTCTCAGAGAAGTGGTATGACTTCTTTGGTAAGATACCTCCAGGATTCGATAAGATAGTTGCCTGGTTTAGTAAACTATGGCAGGTTATCAAATTCCTAACACCGTCTATTGATAGACTCAAGCAATCCCTACATGGACTTATTTCTAAAATTACAAATCCATTCACTACTTTAGGAGATGCTCTTGGAAGTAACACTAGAAAATTCAATGAATGGCTTTTCTTCGTAGGTAGCGCTACACAACGTTTCCCTATCTTCGGTAAAGCTCTAGGTAAATTCCTTGTTGGGTTCTCACATTTCAATGACGCAACTGGTAAGATGGATCACTGGGCTGGTCGTATGGGGCATAGTCTCCGTACAGCGCTATTTAATATTCGTCATAATTGGGCCAATGAAACGGGTCGCATTAAGGTTTCATATAAGCAATTCTGGGCAAGTCTCAATGAGGCTATGGACGGAGTTCTAAAACGTGAAATCCTTACATGGAAACAGTTCATGAGTGTAGTTAAGTGGGATAAACTAATTCCACCACAACTTAAGAACGTATTCAGCGGTTTCTCATTTAAGATGCCTGATATGTCAGGACTTAAGGCAGGCTTGGCTTCATTCGCAGGTAACCCATTCGGCGCTATGATCGGCGGAACCCAGAATTTATCAAAATGGTTAGAAACTACTACATTCTCATTCAAAGGTTTCGCAGATGTTATTCGTCGTAAGTGGCCTACACTTGATGTGTATGCTGATAAACTAGAGAAGGTTAAATTCTCATTAAGTTTCTTGAAACCAGTTGTCGATAAACTCGGTGAAGCTCTTAAATGGCTTAAAGATAAGTTTTCTGACCTTAGCTTTGGTAAACTCGATTTAAGCGGCATTACCAAACCTTTAGGTGATGCTGCTAAGGCTATCCATGAGAACTTCTCAGAAGGCGTGGTTCCAGGTATTGTTAAGTCTGTTGACGGTTTCCGTAAATGGGCTAGTGAACTATCTGGTTTCCGTATTGCATTCGCCCCATTCGCTGCGGGTGGTATGGTTATTAAAGAGGCCTTCGGTAATATTCGTAATGAACTTAAGAACTCCAAAGTCGACTTCAGTAGCTATAAAGGAACTTTAAATACCTTTAAAGGTTGGTTTAATGGGTTCTGGGAAGGTCTCAAGAAGACTGCGTCTGGGCCAACTTTAACTACTATCGGGGATGGTATTAAACACGGGTTTGCCGCTACTATGGACTGGTTACGTACAAATGTAGGGCCGTGGTTTGGAGACTTCTTCAATTCATTACCTACAGGTTTACGAAATGCGTTTGACCGATTAGGTTCTACATTACGACAATTCATATCTGTATTTGGTTCGGCCTTTAGTGGTGCTAAACTAGACTTTAGTTCATTTGGATCAACCATTCAAACTGTTGGTGATGCTATCCATAAGGTATTTGAGAAACTCAAAGAAGCACTTAAGAGTCTTTGGGACGGATTTAAAGAGATCTTTAAAGTGCATTCTGCTAGTGCCGATGAAATGACTGCCGAAGATTATGGTTTAACTAAACTTGATACCCTAAGTAACAAACTTGGCGATGTCGATAATAAACTTGGCAACGTTAATACTAAGGCTACTAGTCTATTCGGTACAGTCGGCGAATTACTTAAGAAGATTAGCTTCGTATTAGGTGAAGCATTCAAACCACTACAGCAGACAGACTCTGAACAACTAGGTAAGATTTTTGTTATTGTTGGTGGTATCATGCTCCTTTGGAATACTCGTAAGAAAGTATTAGGTATTAAAGAGGTATTTGCCACATTCTTCGATACTCTAACCAAAGGAAGTAAAGGTGCGCTTGATGCGGCTAAAGGTTTATTCACTCAAATGGGTGGGTTCTTTAAAGCTAAAGCTCGTTTCGAGAATATTAAATCGTTTGCATTAGCTATCGGTACTCTTACTGCGGCACTCCTAGTCCTATCATTTATCCCACAAGATAAGTTGATAACTGGTGTTTTGGGTCTCGCTGCCGTATTGGTGGCATTTGAAGCGTTTTACTTGACATTATCGATAACAACTAGTAAGTTCGATAAGGAAAAAGTTGAGGGTGCTAAGAAGATGATGCTCGGTATGCTAGCAATAGCAGGTTCTATATTCTTAGTTTCAGGCGCAGTGTCTATTCTAGGACATATGGATACAGGAGCATTACTTAAAGGAGGCTTTGCCGCAACCATACTGCTTACTGTACTTGGTGCTATAACCGTCGCTATGACTAGGTTCCAAGGTGCTGGCGGTACAAAATCTTCAGAGATGAGAAAAATCTCCGTAAGTCTTTTAACTTTCATTGGTATAGCCTATGCTGTTAAGAAGGTAGCTAAAGAAGTTGTTAAATTAGGCCAAATGGACTTAGGGTCTCTTTCAAAAGGCTTAGCTAGTATCGCTGTTATAATCGGTGGCCTAACCCTCATTATCTGGCAGACAAGTAAGATGGAAAACGTCAAAATGTCTTCAGTTTTAACATTCTTAACTGTAGCTAAAGCGATTTCTGGTATCACTAAGACTATTCAGAAACTTGGTGAGATGGATACTAAGACTCTTATTCAGGGTGGTACTGCCGTGGCTATCTTAATGTCTGTTATTGCAGGTATTACTTATACCTTCAGTAAGCTCGATAATACCAAGCAATCCTTCACTAAGAACGCTACCGTATTATTTGCTGGTTTGGCCGGAATCATGTTTATGATGACTAAACTTGCTAATGATATGGGGCAAATGAAAGATCCTGGTTCATTAGTTCTAGCACTTGGAGCTATGTCTGTCGCTATTGCTGCTATGGCCGCGATATCTCAAATGATCAAGTCCAATGGCTTGGCTGATAGGAGTATCGATGAAGGTGTTAAGAATGTCGCTGTAATTGCAGGATCTCTTACTTTAGCAGCGGCAGGGCTATCTCTTCTAGCTAACGGTAATGCTAACTGGGCAGAAATCCTAGTAGCTTCTGTATCTCTTGTAGGTGTATTCTATGGAATTGCCAAAGTTGGTCAAGTTGCAGGTAGACTGAAAGTCGAAGACTTCAAAGGCATGGCCGCTGTAGTCGCATCTATTGTAGGCGGTGCTATCGGTCTTACAATCTTATCTAAAGTTCCTATCAAGGACTTGTTATGGCAATCTGTAGCTCTTGTAGGTATATTTACTGCTATCGCCGGCATCGGTGTTCTAATGAGTAAATTCGGAGGAGCCGGTGCTGTTGCAAGTATAACAGGTATCGCAACTGCCTTCTTAGCTATGGCGGCTGGTATTGCTGCTGTTGTTGCTGCTGCTGGTTATTTCATTGAATCTATCAGTAAACTTGTTGACTCTATCACTAGACTCGTTGAGGCTGCTTCTCGACTAGGTAAAGAAGGTGGTAAGAACTTTGCTGAATTCTTCAAAGAAGCCGCTAAAGGTGGAGATAGTATAGCAGAGGTCGTTGCTAAGATGGTTGAGGGTATCGTAACTGGTACTGTCAAAGGTGTCGAAGCTAACTTGCCTCGTATTATTGAAATTGGTATCGGCCTTATCAAGGGTATCGCTATTGGTGTGGCTCGAGCTGCAAATGATCTAGTTGGTGCAATTGTTGATATTGGTGGTCAGATTATTGATAAAATTCTAGGGGCAATTCCTACATGGATCCTTAAAATCTGTGATGGCGTCTTATCTGGTATGCGTCAAATCGCTCAGTGGGTTCGTAATAATAAGAACGTTATTGTTGTATCTGTAATGGAAATCTTCGCTGCTATCACCTCCGTTATTGCAGAGGGGATTGCTGCACTTATTGGTATGATTGCCGATGGAATTGGTGCTGTATTTGGATGGATACCTGGCGTTGAAGACGCTATGAAAAAAGGTAAACAAATGGCCTATGATATGGCTGATGAATTCTCAAAATGGCAACAAGATCGTATCAACGAAGTAAAACGATTTGCTGAACTTACAGCTAAAGAAGGGGTTGATTCTGCTATCAAGCAACTTGAGAAACTTGGTCAAGCAGAAGTTCAATCAGCTATAACCTTTGCAAGTAAATCTCAAGATGGTCTAGAGAAATTTAAGATTTTCTGTTCTCAGTTAGGTATTCAAGGTGCTGACGAGTTCATTCGAGGACTTAAATCAGGATCTATTAGTGCTCAGGAAGCTGGTAAACTCTTCGCCAAAATGGTTGAATTGGGTATGTCTGAATCCGACGTTAAGAAGATTGCTGCCGCTGCTGGTTATGACTATGCTAATGGTATTCTTACTGCTAAGCCTAAAGTCAAGACTAGTGCTGAAGAAGTTAAGAGCTCTTTGGAAGAAGGACTTGGTGGAGATGGTAACTTCGACCTAACGAAACTGTCATCCGCCTTTACCAAACTTAACGAATTCATGGGCGGTAATCTAGATATGACCAAAGTACAGGCTGCTCTGAAATCTGGTCAAATCAATGAAGAGATGATCACCAAACTTTCAGAAGGTGATTTCTCTCAATTATCTGAAGAACAGATGCAAGAGTTCCTAGCAGGTCTTTCTAAATCTGAAGAACCTGCGGGAGAAAGAGCCAAGGCAATTCGTGATGCCGTAATTAACGGTTTGAGTAATGACGGTCAAGGCTTCGACCAAGAGACTGTCGCCAAAGCTTTGATTAATTTAGACACACACTTAGGTGGTAAACTAGATGAGGTCAAAGCATTAGCTGCAATTAAATCAGGAGAAATTCCACCTGAAATTATCGCAGCATTAGCTACAGGTGATTTCTCTAAAGTATCTGAAGAACAATGGGCGGCTTATATCAAGAAAATTGAAGATGCTGCTCCTCCTGCCGGTGATGCAACTGGTAAAGTCGGAGAACAAGTTAATTCAAAATTAGATCAGATAAAAGAATCAGCTCTTACGAAAGCAGACGAGACCGGTAAAGGTGTTGTAAAAGGGTTGGATGTATCTGGATCAGTACCTGGCGCGATGTCCACTATGGACCAATACGCTGGTGCTATCGATAAAGGTGGTAAAACAGCCAGTACAAATGCTAAAAATACAGGAAGTTCAGTTCAAAAGAATCTTGAAATTCCAGGTTTCCGACTTGGTTCGGAAGGTACCTCAGCCTATTCAACAGGTATTAAGAGTAATCAAGGTACTGCCCGAAACAATGCTGCTCAGGTAAAGGATGCCGCTACTGGTCAGTTGTCATTTGATGCGACCGGTTCGGGTATGGCGATCACAAGATCATTTGCTGGTGGTTTGAATGCACCTAGCGTTATGTCCTTAGTATCAGGTGCGGCGTCTAGAGTTATGTCTGCTGTAAGTCGACTATTTCCTCACTCTCCTGCGAAAGAAGGGCCGTTCTCCGGTGATGGATGGCGTGCTGTATCTAGATCAGGTCGAACAATTGTTAAGGAATTTGCTAGTGGTTTAGGTGCATCCTCATCTATAAACGCTGTTGGTTCTGCTATGGGTGGTTTGATGTCTCGTGTTCATGACGCGATCACTAATATAAATGGTTATCTTGATGAGAACATGGATATTTCTCCAACCATTAAACCTGTATTAGACATGTCTAATCTTAATGGATATTCATGGGTAGGAAATGGGTCACTTAATCTAAATACTATTGGTGTGGACTATGGTTCTCTTAACCCAACCACAAATAGCTTATCGTCTAACCGTGCTAACATTGCCTCAGTTGTTTCTGGTTTGAACCGTCTTGATGAGAAACTTGAGACGCTTACAGAATACACATCTGCGGGTAATGATTTGCTTGCTCAAGATCGATATAGTCCAATCTATATGGATAAAGATCTTGTTAACCGAGCTCTTGCCCCTGGTATGGCAGAAGCTCAACGGTCATATTCTGACCGACTTAATATGTTAGAAGGAGTATTACCAACGATATGAGAGATGAAAGTTATTTCTCCATAATCTTCGGAGAAGGAACTGAAGCTGTTGATATCGGTAAACTTATTGGAACTATAACTAAAGTTGAACGGAACGTCGGTGCTGAGCAGAGTCATACATATTCTGCCGGCACTGGCCGTTTTGGTAAGACTTGGCTTGCTGGGTCTCGGGGTTCGTATCCGATTACAGTCGAAGGTAAGTATTCAGGCAGTCCGTCTGATATCTTAAAACTTCGAACTAAGTTGGCACGAGCCCTCGATTGTCCTGATGGGCCTAAGAAGTTACAGTTTGATGACCAAGACGGTAATTATTATCTTGCTGTATCTACCGGTCAAGTTAAGTTTACTGAAAATCTTCAAACAAGTACAGTGGATGTTAGTATTTCTTTTGAAGTTCCAGATGGGCTACTCCATTCGGAACGAACTAAACTACTCACTATCAATACAACCTCTCCTGAAATCGGGTCAATCCGACAGGAGGGCAGTACTGTCAAAATAACTTTAAATAATGAAGGAAGCGCACCGGCTTATCCTAAAATTAAGATTCGCAACAATGAAACTAATGGATGGATCGGTATTGTAAACAAGAATGGCCTTATGGAGATCGGGACTAGTGCTTCTGGTGCAGGTGGTGCTCGTGTATCAACGGGACAATGGGATAAGGCCCATACCTTATTAAATTTATCACCTAGTGATACTGCTGGATGGAATAAGGGTGTAAATATAACTTCTAAATTTGCATCCCAATCACCTCTCCCATTTGCAAACCATGCTGAAGCAAGTGACTTGCAGGCTGAGTGGGCGCATAGAGAGCGCGGAAGTGTAGGATATGACTGTCCTGGTTTCCACTGGAACCGTCAAGGACAAAAAGGTATAGGTCAAGACTGGGGATGTTGTATTTACGAATTTCCATTATCACTAGACCCTGAGGGATTGAAGGGTGCTAAGGACTTTCGTTGTGACTTTAACATGAAAGTATGGGAGTCTAAAGCTGGTCAAACTGGTCTTATGGCGTTGCTGTTTATGACAGATGATTATAAACTAGTATGTGCATATAGTATTGACAAATGGATGACCGACCGACAACATACGGCGCAAGTCTTCACGACAACTGATATCCATAAAGATGGGCCAGTTCCACGTGTAATGAATACCTTCGATTCTAATAATAACGAGCCAGGACAACCGCATCCTAATATCGCATTTAATAGTAATACGGGGGGTTGCTATATTATTAAAGAAGGTGCTAAATTCACTTTCAGTTATGCTGGTCGACCAACTACAGTAACAGACCAATCTAGGGAACACATGGTATGTACCAAGGTGTGTGTGTTATTTGGTCGTATGAAATTCGAACGTCCTGATAAAGGACACCTAGATTTAATGGTTGTTCAATCTATTAAGTTCCAGAAGATCAATGCCGAACGTTATGAATATGTTTCTAACAAATATAACAAAGGTAGTGAAGTTCTGGTTGATATGGAAAACGGGCGACTTACATTTAACGCGGATCCTACCGCGGCCAAGATCGGGGTATCCTCAGAAGGTGACCTTGTTAATGGGTCTAGGTATTTTAGTATACCGCCTGGTGTATCAGAATTAGAAATCCATTCCTCAGCGTTTGTGACACAACCTCCAGACGTAACCCTAGAATGGGGAGAGGCATGGCTGTAAGAAAGGAGGCTGAAACTTCAAAATGAGATTAAAACCTGCATGGCAATTAGCCGTACACGATAAATCTATGAACATTGTAGATCGTATTAATAATGATGTACCAGGTTCTCTTAAGTATTATAACGATGAGTTTCATCAATACTGTAGTAAAGGGTCAGCCACCTTTAGATTTACAGTAGATAAATTTTTAAACGGTAAGCTTAATGAGCGAGCGAGCAATCTCAACTCTGAGTGTTATATTTCATTTCATGAAGACGGAAAAGACTATGTCTTTAACGTTATGGGACGTAAGGAAACTGACCGTACTATTGAACTAGATTGTGTCTCTACTAATTTAGAGTTGTTGAATGAGAAGATGCTTGCTTATGAGTCTAAAGAACCTAAGTCGTTCAGACAATATGCTGAAGATATGGCGTTATTCCGTTATACTCGTATTGACCTTGGTATCTGCCAAGTTGATGGACGTACACGCACATTGAAGTTTGAGTCTGAGGATGACACCTGTCTTGCTCGCATTCTTAAACTTGTAGAAGCATTCGATGGCGAGATGGAGATTATCACCAAGTTAACACCTCAGGGACAAATCGATAAGTATATTCTTAACGTATATAAATCTCGAGATAACTCTAGTGATAGAGAACCTGGACTTGGTCGTGTTCGTACTGATATTCGTTTACAGATGGGACGAGACGTTGCTTCTGTAACTAAGAAGGAAGATAAGAGTAATTTATTCTCCGCTATTCGTATTCGGAATAAAGACGGTGCTTATATCACTCAACCAAATTCGAAAATTATTAAGACCGCAGATGGGAAACATAATGAGATTTACTGTACACCTGGTTCTCATACTATCTATGCTCCGATCTCTGCTCGTCTTTATCCATCTGTAAACAAACGTGATAACTGTGACCCATGGATTGTACGCGATGTCAAGACTGAGTATACAACACCAGAAGAGGCATGGGCTTACGGGGTTCGTATGTTAAAGAGACATATGTATCCTATTACTACATGGGAGATTGAGCTTAACTCAGCCGTTGTACTTCAACGTTATGATATCAATATCGGTGATGTAATCTTCATGACGGACGAAAACTTTATCGGCGGGTTGCTTATTCGTGCTCGGGTTGTCGAAATGATTCGATCATCAACCAATCCTAGTGCTACTAAAGTTATCTTATCGAATGTTATTGCAGTTCGTCCAACCAACAACTCAACTTTGATGTCTGCGATGTCTCGTATGATTGCAGAGTCGCAAAGTTTCAAAATGACTGTAAAAACTACAGGATCTGTAATGTTTCGTGAGCTCAATGAGGAATGTGTCCTTATTCCTACCTTGTTTAGGGGTAATGAAGAGGTGTTAGACGTCGAGTATACCTTCTACGTCGACGGTAACCTTGCTGGTAATGGAGATAGGTTTACAGTATCCAAGGCCAATATTGGTACAACAGGTACTGCTATGGTCTCCATCCATGCTTGGTACCAAGGTAAGATGGTTGAATTCCAAGACATATCCTTTGCTACGGTCAATGATGGTAAGTCGCCTGTACTTACAACTATTGAGTCTAGCAACGGTGACGTATTCAAGAACGGTGTCATCGAGACTGTGCTTACAGCTAAGTTATTTAGAGACGATGTTGAGATTGACACAAGAGGCGAGGCTTTTGACTACACTTGGACGAAGACTAATGCTGATGGTGTGGTTGACGAGGCATGGGGTAGACGTCCTGAGTCTAAAAGGAAGAGGGTCAGTATTACTCGTATTGATGTTGAGAATAGAGCAACATTCTCAGTAGCCGTTACAACTAAAAACGAGGTCGGTACAGTCGATAATATTAAAGTCGTTGGTCGTAACTTATGGGTAAATGCTAAATGTGAAGGTTACGCCGCTATTGAGAAACTTCCCGAAAACCATATTACTGGTCAAACAAAATGTTATCGAATAGAGACGGGGTATGGAAAGAATAATCTAAAATTTAACATCGCTCCAGACTTCACTAAACTCTTATATAAAAAACTCACAATGTCTGCCTGGGTTAAATATGAAAATGTTAAAAAGGGGCCTAACCCTTGGCAAGGATTTAACTGTTTCAAATCAATCCCATTGGAAAGACGCAACTCCAAGACAAATAAAGTAGCCCCTATTGATTACCCTGGACATTTTACATTCGAGGGATCTTCTGATTGGAGACGTATCGAAGTAACTTATGACTACGGTTCGGATCCAAAATATGATGAGTTGAAAATGGATCTTCGCTTCATTCTTGAGGATACTCAATCGGGTAAAGCCTGGATTACTGGGGTTAAAGTCGAAGAGGGCATAGTTGCGACAGACTACTCGTTATCACCAGAAGACAAGGAAGGAGGTGTGTAATGAGCTTACTTTCAACTAGTCAGATTACTATTGTCGATTTAGAAGACGGTAGAACCCAGTATACACACCTTGCTTGGTGTAATTTAACCGAAAGTCCTAATAAGGAGACTACATATCCAAGCTTCACTAAAGATCCAGATAGAGGTACAAATCTAACTCATATAGGTATATACCAAGATTTCAATGCTGCTGGAAGCGATAATCCTAAAGACTATCATTGGTCTCAATGGCTAGGGTATGATGGTAAAGATGGTGTTCCCGGTAAGCCTGGTGCTGATGGTCGTACTCCATATATCCACTTCGCTTATGCTGACTCGGCAGACGGTAGAACTGGCTTTACAACTAGTACAATATTAAGTGATGGTGGAGATATTGATTCGCCAGTTACTGTAACTAAAGTTGATGTATCTAAGAAGCTATACATGGGTACATACACCGACTATAATGTTACAGACTCAAATAACCCTACGATGTATACTTGGCAGAAAGTACGTGGTGCCGATGGTGCCAATGGGGTTCCTGGTAAACCTGGTGCCGATGGACGTACTCCATATGTTCACTTTGCCGGTCAAAAAGGGGCTGATGGTCGAACGACTTATATCCATATGGCCTATGCTGATACTATAAACGGCGGTGGTTTTAGTCAGACAGATACCAATAAACCATATATTGGTATTTACTACGACTTTAACCAATCTGATAGTTCCAACCCTTTAGACTATAGATGGACTAAGGTAAAAGGTGATGATGGAGCTAATGGTCTCCCTGGTGCCAAAGGTGCTGATGGTAGGACGCCATATGTTCACTTTGCCTATGCAAATTCTGCTGATGGTAGAACAGGGTTCACTGTAACTGGTGCTCCTGATAAGAAGTATATGGGAACGTATACTGATAGCAACGAGGTTGATAGTACAGACCCTACTAAATACAAGTGGGTTGATATGGTAGGTGGTGTTAAAGTTGGTGGTCGTAACTTATGGGTAGATAGTAGAACAACAGGTTATGCTGCTATCGAGAAACTTCCAGAAAACCATATTACAGGTCAACGTGAATGTTATTATATCGAGAGCGGCGGTAATAAGAACAACATCAGATTTACTATTGCTCCTGATTTTACTAAGCGTTTTTACACCACACTAACCCTCAGTGCTTGGGTTAAGTACGAGAATGTTAAAAAGGGCGCTAACCCTTGGCAAGGATTTAACTGTTTCAAATCAACCCCTTTATATAGACGTAATTCTAAAACTAACGTCGTATCTCCCGCTGATTACCCTGGGATGTTTACCTTTGATGGATCTTCTGATTGGAGACGTATCGAACGAACATACAACTACGGTTGGGATAATAAATATGACGAAGTTAAAATGGGATTATCTTTCCTTCTTGAGGGTACCACGTCTGGTAAAGCCTGGATTACTGGGGTTAAAGTCGAGACAGGTACTGTTGCTACTGATTACACTTTATCATCGGAAGACTATGAAGTATCCTTATCTAAGAAGGCTGACCAAACTCTAACCCAAGAGCAGATTAACAAACTCTCAGAACGTAATGAATTGTTAAAAGCTGAGATGGAGGCTAAAGCTAGTCAGGATATTGTGGATACATGGATCCAATCAATTAAGAACCTGACTGCTACGGAAGAGGCAGGGCGTAAAGAAGCTGAAGCCGCTGTTATCCGAGCTAGTGAACGGATCAACGAACTTCAACAAAAAATCGGAGAACTCAAGATCACGACTGAATTTGTAAACACTTACATGTCTCAGTCCGAAGAAGGTCTTATTGTCGGTCAGAAGGATGGTACTTCTAAAGTACTCGTCTCATCTGATCGTATTTCCTTCGTCTCAGGGGGTAAAGAAGTTGCCTCCATTTCCCAGGGGGTTCTCCAAATCGATAACGGGGTGTTCGTTAAGAGTCTTCGTATTGGACGATTTGTTACAGTACAAGACCCGACCAACCTGGATCGAAATCTAACAATGTATGTAGGAGGTGTGTAGATAAATGGTACGCGCTAATTTCTCCGGTTATTGGGGGCCGGGGATGCAGTTGGAAGTTATCTCTGCATGGAATGAACCAAATAATGCAGGTAACTTCTCAAGAGTAAACGTCCAAGTATTCCTGATAACAGACGGATATACGTCCCTAAACGGTTTTTATCCTAAGCCTCTTACTGTCAGAGTAGGAGATATTGTTGAGGTTTATCAAATAGACGCTGGTATAGGAGCAGGACAACGTAAAGCGTTATTTGCTAAGGACTTCACTGTTCCACATGATAACGATGGGCGTAAGACAGTAGCTGTCGCAGCAAGTTTCGAAATCCATATTCAAGGTTTGGGGTTTGCTTCAGTAGGATTTGACCTTAAGCTTAAAGATATTCCTCGTGCAAGTAAGGTCGATAATTCAGGCTCAAGCGGTAATAGTGACTCCGGTGCTGATATTGTTGGTACTATTGGTCAGCCTATAACCTTTAGGATTAATAAAGCATCACCTGAGTTTCGACACTATATTCACATATATTACGGAAACTGGGCTTCGAATGTTACAGGCGAACGTCCTGCAGATACGTCATTCACATGGACTCCGCCTATGGAGTTATGTTCACAAACGCCGAATGCCTTAAGTGGTGTAGGTACAGTATGGCTCCTGACTTATAAAGATGGTAAGGAGGTTGGTCGAGCCGCGTATTCTCTTAAACTGAAGGTACCGGACTCAGCAACTCCAACAATATCCAGTATATCAGTTACTGATACGAATACGAAGGTCGCTAACCTAATCGGAAGGCCAAATACCTTCTTATCAGTTTTATCTAAACTTAAAGTTGCTGTTACGGGGGTTACTGGTTCTTATGGATCTGAAATTACCAAGTATAATATTACGATTGTTGATAAGCCATATTCCTCTTATGATAAAGAGGGCTATATTGGAGAAGTCAACCACGTTGGTAGAGCCAAGATCCGTGCAACAGTAACAGACAGCCGTGGACGAACTTCTCCTCCTAAAGAGCTTGAAGTGGAGTTCTTAGATTATTTCTTGCCGCAGATATCCTTCTCGGCAACTCGTGTGGGTGCTAATGCTGACCAAATCCAAGTAACACGTAATACCAAGATTGCTCCTTTAACAGTCAATGGTTCTCAGAAGAATACTATGAAGGTGTCATTTAGAGTGGCGCCGTTTGGTACTAATAACTATACAGATGATAACGGGCCAGCCTCTGCGACGTTTACAACTGTATCGTCACTAGTTAATTCGACAGCCAACCTTGGTTCTACCTATGCAGCTGATAGGTCGTTCGTAATCATTGGTAAGATAGAAGACAAATTTGCGTCTTCCGAATACCGTGTAGAAGTTGCCACTCGATCTGTAGTTATGTCTATGGATAAAACTGGTGTCGGTATCGGTAAAGTCCGTGAACGTGGCACTTTGGATGTAGCGGGTGATGTGTACGCTAGTAATATTTATGCTAACAATATACAACAATACCCATTAACCACACCTCAAGGTAAGCTCCAAGACGTTCGATGGAGTAAAAAGGATTATAACACCTTTACTGAAACTGGACTCTATATGGTCCTTGGTAAAAAGCAAGGTGGGGTTAACGGCCCTGATACTCAGAAACATGGAATGTTGGAAGTATTTGCTTTAAATGCTAGAGAGGTCTTCCAGAGGTTTATGGATGATGAATTGAACATATGGGTTCGATGGCGAGACTGGAGCTGGAAATGGGGAGAATGGAAAAAGTTCGTACTTGAAGACAGCCCAAAACTAGTCGCTACAACAGAATGGTTACCTGCTGGTGTTGATGGATCATACTATAAACGTGTAGGTGATGTCTTGACTGTTCGTTATGACTTTACGGGCACTGGCGGTAACAAGGATATAGCAATTCTCCCTGCTGATGTATTTAAAGCACCCCAATCTTATATGTTCGTTATTGCGGGATGGGCTATAGGTGGCGGTGACGGTAACGTCCACGTACAGGTAAACGCTGGAGGTAGCAACATCATTGCTCTGGCTACACATAACGGTGTTGTTTATCGAGGCCAACTAACCATCATGTTATAATTAAGGTACCCACTATAAAATATTTTAGGAAAGGAGATTTAAGTGTCTAAATTAGAATTTAAATCGAAATCTTTGGACTACGACTCGACTAACAGTAAGAAAACACATATTATTCTTGTTGATGATGTTGGGTCTGTAGTACACGTATATTTGGACGAGTCTGTAATCGACTTACCTAATGCTGAGTTATATCAGCAAGCTATGCAAAAGCACTATGATATCAACTTCCCTCGTAAAGCCGAGAATGAGAAGATTGAGAAGGTGCAAGAGCAGATCGCAGGCATTGACAGTGCTATGGATATTATTGTAGCATTCGCAGTCACAACAAAAGACGGTATGGTTGCTCCTACATATAAGAAAATTGCCTCAGTAGCAAAACCACTTATTACAGGAAAACGATATAGTAACGGTGATGTTGTAGCAATGCCTTATCCATACGATACGAACAAGAAATGGCCTAAAGATACTTTGACCTTATTTACCTTTATGATCCAAGAGACAGAAGGATATACCTACAAAGACCAAAAGGTAGAAGATATGCTACGGCAAGGGGTGCTTAGTATGGTTATGCCACGAATTGATTAGAGGAGGAACATGCAAGAAAAAGAGCTAATGCACTGGGTGCTGACGGTAGTATTTCCTATCGTTATCAGTGGTGCAACATTCTATATTTCGGCAAAGAACCGGACAGGAGATTTAGAACATCGCTTGACTGAGCTTGAAGTATCTAACAAACACCAGGATAAGAACCTGGATAGCGTTTCTTACCGACTCGATAAGTACGAGGAAGAACAGAAGATCATTCGAGCATTAGTTGACCGTATGGACTATATGAACGAAGGTTTAAAATCGGTAAAGGAAGATGTCGACGAGATCAAAGTAATCGTCCGATCAATTAAATAAAACTAGGAGACAAATAAACATATGAAACCATTAACAAACGAACAATATAATGCTGCTAAATTCATCTTACTCAACGTGGTACCTGCTCTTGTAACTCTTATTGCAGGGCTTGGTGTCTTGTATGGGTTCGATGCAACTAAGATCACTGCGACAATCGGTCTCTTTGCGACCTTCGCAGGTTCTGTATTGATGATCTCTACTAAACGTTATAACGAAGCTCAGGCTAACGAAGACGACGGAAAATAATATTCTAGGAGGGCTATATGGCAACTAGGGGTGAAGTATTATCCTGGGTGCGTAGCCTTGCTGACCGTGGTATCGGGGTTGATGCAGATGGTGCCTATGGTATGCAATGTGTCGACCTCCCTAACATGGTCGCTCAGAAATTCTTTGGGCGGTCTATGTGGGGTAACGGTATCGATATGCTTAGAGCAGGTCAAGGGCTTGGCTGGCGTACAACGGGTGTAGAACTACCTCGCGCTGGAGCTATATTCTGTATGCGAACAAGCGCGCACCCATATGGTCACACCGGCATTGTCGTCAACGACCCTGATGGTAACGGGAACTTCCAGACTGTCGAACAAAACGTAGATGGCGGTTTAGGCGGTGGCCCTGCACGATACCGGGTGCGTTCATTACGCGGCGGCGGAGGTGAACAGATTATTGGGTTCATCTACCCACCATATTCTGATGGTGTAAGCGGTAGTGTAGGCGGCAGTGGCGGCACATCAGGTGGAGGTACAAGAGACACTATGGACTTTACATTTATGATTAGCGGAGAAGATTCATTAGGGTGGGAAGGTCGAACTATTTATTATTATAATGGTGCGATTAACGAAGTACAACCTATTCACAATATGGAAGAGTTGAAATATCTTCGTGCTATATATAACGATACTCATGGCTTTAACTTAAAACATTATGAGTGGAATCAATCAGCACCAGTATACCATCGTATATTCGGGGTTGTTAGACCAACAGCAGCAGACCCTAATACTAAGAGAGCACTATCTAGATACTAGGTGGTGCTATTATGAGTATACATTTTACATTTCGTATAGAAGGTCGAGATCCAGGGCAACCATATTTACAACAATGGGATCCTAGAACCGTATATTATTATAACGGTATGCGTAACGAGGTTGGTTATGTTCATAACGAAGAAGAACTAAAATATCTTCGTGATACATATAAAGGGGCTACTGGTCGCGATCTTACTCACTACGTTTGGACAACTAACGCTCCGGTATTTATACGGATATTTGGTGTATTGAAACCTTTAACTGGTGCAGGTACAAATCGCGCTATGTTCGATGAACTAAATGCAAAGATTAAAGAATATGAGGATGTCTATTGGGATCCTAAGTTCTTTACACCTAAGGTTGCTTTACATATTCGTAATAATCCTTCTCGTGTCGGAGAGGTTTTAGGTACTGCAACAATTAATCGTAAATACCAAGTTCTTGAAACATCTACTCAGTGCGATTGGCATTGGGCTAAGATTAATCATGACGGTATTATCGGGTGGATCGCTATGGGTGATATTATCGGTGATTGGTATGGTGAAAAGAGCCTTACCTAATCATCAGGGCGTTGCTAGGGTAAAAACTTACAACGCTCATTTTTTTTTTTAAAAAAAATACTTTCTACTATATAGAAAGAAAAGAGGTAAAATAAAATGAAATATTACGTGAATTCTAAAACTTGGATTGATGAGGAAGATTTGCTCTTCCAATGCAAAATGGCTATGTACACTAAAAATTGTGTTATGGATGCTATGTGGGAACATTTTGGTTCACGCATGACTCGAAAAGCACGATATTTGGTAGAGAAGCAATACGCATGGATGGCGAAGTTTATCAAAAATCAAAACTTGTTATTTGGGCACATGATTTCGTATTATGGATTCGCTTTAGATAAAGAACTAGGGTTGACTGAATCCGATAAAGTTGAACTACAGGTCATCGGAGCACGCTTGTTTTCTGAGTTGCCAGAAGAAGAGCAACTAGATGCAAGATTGTTATTGATGAGTCGTATGAGTCCGCTTTAATCGACAGGAGGTACACCCCTCCTTCTTTTTTTTTAAATTTTTTACAGACTACTATATAGAATAAATATAACTAAAGGAGAATAAAAGATATGGAACTACTATGGTTTATGTTGGTGACTATCGGCCTATTCGGCTGGTTTGTTTATGCTATTTTTAAAGGGCTTGGAACTTTCATTCTAACACTATTTGGACGTAACAAATAGAATTAGAACGGAACTACCAAGTTCCTTTTTTTTTTGAAAGGAGAAATAAGATGGCTAAGAAGAAAGAACGCGATATGGGGTTCTGGGAAACACTACTCGCTATATTTTTAATTGATTGGCTCTTTTAAAATATTTACATTCTACTATATAGAATAAATATTTTGGAGGATTTTATAATGAATAAAATTATGCAAATGCGTATGGAAATGCGCGATGAAGTTAAGAAGGCTATTGATATAAACGCTGGTAATATTGATGATATTATTACGGATCGCTATATGAAAAAGCCAGAAGCTTCTGTTGTTATCTCAGTTGAAGATATCGCAGATGCTCTTGGAGTTTCCGTATATAGTGTTCAGAATAATATCGATTTGATTCAGACAGTTATTATCGATAAATTCGGCTATATCGTTATTCCATATGCAGACGATGATGAAGACATTATAATCTCATTAGGGATTAAATTCTAAAAGCAGGGGCTGAGTTAAATACTCAGCTTCTTTTTTTTTGAAAAAGGAGTATGTATGAAACGAACAGAGAAAGATGACTATACAACAAAGCATAACGCTATCGTGACAACTCTATTGACCTTGGCATTTTCTGTAATCTTGCTTACAGTTATGCAGGTTCGTTATATTTTTAAGGATAATGAATACAACAAGGTGGTGCAAGAACGTGATATGTTTAAAAAGCGATGGGAGGTTCGAGACAAAGCTGCTACATATTACTATGACGAATACCGTCACCTTAAGGAAAAATATGACCTAGTCATCAAGTTCAAGGAGGACAAATAAAATGACCGAAACTGTCAACTACATTAATTTTGAAAAATGCAAGATGCCTAAACGTGATGAAGCTATGAAAATTCGCAAGAAGAATGCTGAAGAACATATCCATAAATTCGACTTCACAACAATGCTTGATATTGTAGCAGCACGACTTGACGTAGAACCTATTTCTACAGAAGAACATCCAAGCTTTACTCTTCCATTGGCTATCTTTGATGACTATTTTGAGTCTATTAATATTAAACGCTCTGAATGGATGGGTATTATAAACCGTTTAACAGATGTTCTACGTACTGAGTATGGTTACGATGCTTATGTTGTTATTAAAAGACAAAATCTGACATCTGATATCCAAGAACTTGTTGTGAAGCTATAATCAACTTTTTACACTCTTCTTATTAGAAAGAGAGGTAAATACTATGTTAAGAAGATTTCTAAGATTTATTGGATTTTATGCCCTTGCTGCATACGCTGTCCTTGAGGAAGACTATATCAAAGGTCTAATCAAGAAGGGGTATTTGAAGCAAGACGCTTATGCCCAAAACAAACGCTTGGAGGTCACCCGTATGGTGTTGACCAAATTGAAGAAAGAATATTAGTCTGGATTATTTCCAGGCTTTTATTTTTTTTTAAATTTTTACACCCTACTATATAGAAAGAGAGGTAATAACTATGAAGTTATTTAATAAATTGTTTAAGAAGGACGCTTCGTCTCAAATTGGAGAGACTATTGAAGCTAAATTGCGAGAACTGAATACCGTTCTTGCCAATGCCGAAATCGGTAGCGATGAGTATAATGACGCACTCGTTGAGATCGACATTCTTACTAAGTCTCTAACGGATGTACAAGTCCGGAAGATGCAAGGTAAGTCTAAAGTCGAGCCTCAAGTGAAGGCGGCTATAATCACTACTGTAGGTGGGGCTTTGGCTAGTATCGCTGGTATTTTGATCATTCGCGATTATGAAGCGGAAGATGGTATCTTCACTTCGAGCGCGAAAAGTCTGATTAAGAAACCTTATTAATATAATTTGAGAGTGTATACCACTCTCTCTTTTTTTTTTGGAGGTATAAATGTCTCAAAAAGAATATATTTACTATGAGGACTATTTCACTGACGAGTTCCGAAAAGCCTTCTTTGAAGCTATCGCATTCATAATGGCCGAAAACCATCTAGAAGAGAACGATGAAGACTTTGAAATGTTTCTCATCATGCTAGCAACCGAATACGGAGAAATACACGGTGTTAGTATTTCCGATATTATCAACTATTACAAAGAAGATCTTCGGAAAATCTACTATGCGTATTTCAAGGTTAACGTAAGCATGTATCTCTCTAAGAATACAGTTAACAATATTCTAGCTAAGATGCAAGATGCTATCCAAACCTATGACCTTGCCCCTACTGATGTCGATTTTCGTAATTGTACAGATATTGTTCTGGAAGATTTACCAGAAGCTGAACGACAGGTCTATAATGATATTCTATTAGCCAAACGAGAATATTTCGAACAATCGTTCTATAACCTTGTCTATATTAACCATAATATGAAGGGTGAAAATCGTGCACTAGAGGAGAAATCGCATAACATGAAGTTTGAAGAAAGACGACGTCAGAAGATTATGGCTATGGAAGATGATGAATTCATTCGTCATTTTTGTGTTGAGTTTATTGTAGCTACCAATCTAACCACATACGCCTGGTCTGAAACCGCAGAAGAGTGGGCCGAATGGTGTACCAAAGAATACGGTGAACATTACTACAATCGCTCATTCTATAGTCTTGCTGCTGACCACAAGCACTATATTGAAGAATGCTTAACAAACGCTATCAATATCATTCGTGATTTATTATAAAGGAGCTATATCATGAAAATTAAAGTTGCTGTTATTTTTGCTGTAATCGTTACCTTAATTAGTGCAGGAGTGGGTATTTGGTACTTCTCTCCTAAACCGCCTAAGGCAGATATTGTCACAATCACCGACCTACACCAACTCAATACTGATGAAGATTGGCAAGGTAAGATTATTCGCTGGGAGATCACTGAGAGCACACTGGAGAGCTATGATCAAAATAATGAGAAGTACGCTTTCTTAGGTAAGGTCAAAGTCAAAGGTGCTCCTGGAGAAACCTATGGCCAATTTAACATGTATGATGTAGATAAACGACCAAACGTACTCATTGGTGATGTTCTCTATGTTCAGGTAACTGAGCTTGAACAGAATATCGTATTTGGTGCAGTTGTAAAAGGTGATATTTTATATATCGAGAAAGGAAGTCATCATTAATGCATAATGAAATTGTAGTCTACCCTAACAACCTTATTTTGGTTAATGCTATCTACCGCTCCCGCATTGCATATTATCATCAAGATGCTGGGGGTATTAGGATGCATATTGATCCAATCTCATCTGAAAATCATATTGAAGACGATTTAGATGTTATGGAAAGTATTGCCGATCATCTATTTGAATTATATCTTAAAGATCCACGAATTGCGGGTAAACTAGTTCGCCCACGGTATTGGTATTCTAACACCAGAAAGAAATGGTGTTTCCAATTCCCATTTAAATAAAATTTTTACATATCACTATATAGAATAAATATTAAAGGAGGACATTAATATGTCTAAAGAAGTTAAAGAAGTTGTTGAAGTTGTTGAAGAAGCAGTAAAACCTGTTGTAGACAAAACTGAAGAAGTTATTGAAGCAGTACCTGCTGTTACTGTCGATAATGAAGCACAACCAAAGAAAAGCCTATGGGGCTGGACTAAGGATCATGCTTTACTTATCGGTGGTGCAGTTGCGGCTGCTGGAGCAGTATTTTTCTTTGGAAAAAAAGTCTATCAAGCGGGTATGCCTGCTGAATTCGAAATGCCAACAGCAATCGAAGAAACTGCTGAAGATGTTGTTGATGCTATTCAAGAAGTAAATTCTGAAGAATAAGAGTTAGGGATTAAATTCCCAGCTCTTATCTTTTTTTTTGAAGGAGAATAAGATGAAGAAAACCTATTTAGACAAATACCCATACTCATTGGAGCGCCTACCACAAAAGAACTCAGACCGTGTCGATGTTGTATTACGTGTCGACCCACTTGAGCCTATGCAATCAACTGACATGTTGTTGGACTTAGGTTCTACCAACGATTTTGCATCAGTTGAAGGTATGGCGTTCAAGGTTACCAACTACACAACTGAAGCTTCTGAGCTACAAGACGGAATGCTTTGCGTTGTCCTTGTAGGTTATCAGTTATAAAAATTTTACATACCACTATATAGAAAGGGTATTCTTGGATTACTTGGTGTACTATGGGAGCACACGTTAATATCGAAGCGTCGGTTCGATTCCGACAGGAAACAAGAAAACACCTTTCATATTTTTTTTTTCAAAAGGAGAAGCATATGACGAAAACGGATTACAGTGATATCCGTGCTACTAATGTAGCGATGGTCGAGAAAGAGACCAAAGAGACAATTACTACAGAAACTGTAGAGCGTACACCAAAGAAGGCAGTCACTACGGCTACTGCTGCTGAGGAACGGAAGCCTGGTCTTATGACAAGACTTGTTCGAGGTATCCTTGGCCCTAATGGTATTCGTGCTATTGGTTCATATTTGGGTCGAGAAGTCATTATGCCTGCTATCAAAGATACCCTGGTTAATACGATTAATACTGGTGTAAACATGGCGGCATATGGCGAAGACCGGTCTCGATATACCGGATATAGTAATGGTGGGTGGTCAAACCCATCACCTTATTATAGAGGTAGCGGACGTCAGACCTACACCAACTATTCCAGCGCATATCATCCACAACAAGTCTCAAATTCAGTCCAATCAATCAATTCGCCTGGACGTATTAAGATTTGGGAAATTGACCGCTATCAAGATGCTAAGGAAGTTCTTGATCTCTTGCGTGGTGATATTATGCGTAGTGGACGTGCCTTGCTGGCTGACTACTACGATTATATTAATCGCCCAAGTGTCGACTATACAGACAATGCCTACGGTTGGCGTAACCTAGATAATGTTTCTATTATCCCATCTGGAGGTAAGTATATCCTGGGGTTACCGCCTGTTGAAGTTGTTTAATCATTTATAAGAAAAAAGGAGAAATATCATGAATAAAAAAGCTGTTTTTACTACCCTCAAAATCGTTGCCTTCGGTGTTGTACCATATTTGGTAGATACAACTAAGAAAGCTATTGAAAAAGGACTTGAGTCTGCTAGCAAAGTTACTAAAGTCGTAGACAAAGGTGAATAATAATGTGTCTTTTAATTCTAGCTATATTGCTATTCCTGCTTATTTGTTTTACATCAGTAATAGTATATATCGCAGTCAATCTAGCAATCCCATTGATTATTTTACTAATCATCGCATGGGTCTTAATTATTTTTTGTAACTAAAGGAGAAAATTACAATGTCTAAATGGAGTTTAGAAATCTTTAAAGAAAACATGGAAAAACTTGCTTTCAACTATAAGAAGAAAGAACCACTTATCATGACCGCTGCAGGTCTCGTTGGTTTTGCTGCTACTGCTGTATTGGCATATCGTGCTAAAGGTAAGATCACACAGATTGTTGAAGAAATTGAAGCTCGCCGTGAATGTGAAATGGAAGTACCTGTTGGTGAAACTGTATTCCGTGTGGTTAAAGCTGTATCGCCTACTGTAACAATGGGTCTTTTGTCAACTGGAGCAATCCTGCGCTCATATCATGTATTGACCGGACGTAACGCACTTCTTGCATCTGCTCTTGCGTCTGCTACTCAGGCCAACCATAAGCTGCGTAAACAAATTCGTGAACAATATCCTGATGACCCTAATGCGCAATTTATTGGTCAACGTGAAGAAGTCCTAGCAGGGCCTGAAGAAGAAGGTAAGAAGAAACCTAAGACCGTTTCTGTAATCAAACCTAATGAAGTACAATGGATGGAATATACATATTTCAACAAGTCCGCCGAATTCGTTAAAGATGACTTGAACTACAACCAAATGTATATTACATCTATTTCTAATGCTTTGTATCAAAAACTACAACGTGTAGGACACATCACTCTTACCGGTTTGTATGACGCTCTTAAAATCCCATTGGAAAAACACGAACGCCGTGCAGGTACTGAACTTGGTTGGACAGATAATGACTACTTCGACCTTGATGTACATGTAGTTATGGTCAAAGACGAAAACGGATATCCATATCCTGTCCCTGTAATTGAATTCCCGCCAGTACGTGACATCACATCATCTGTTGATTTCGCGTCTGATATTTCTGATTACTTGATTTAATCGAACTATATTTGGAGGTATACTCATGAACAAAATCGCAAAAGCTGGTCTTTACACATTCCTAACAGTCAACGCAACTTATACTGTCTATAAATTGTATAAGAACTTTAAAGACTACAAAAACAAAGAAGGTATCTACGCTCCTGAAGAAGTTGTAGAAACTGTCGCTGACGAAACAACAGGTCAAATCGAAACTGTTGAAGAAGTTGTTGAACCTGAAGTCAAGAAAATTGACAAGAAAAAGGTTAAAACTTATATTGGTTTTGGTCTTCTTGCTGCTGCTGTAATTGGTGGATATTGCTATGGATATCGTACCGCTTGGCTTAAACGTAGCGCCTATGCTAATGAAGCTGAAGAACTCCTTTTCGCTAATAACGATTTACTCAAGGAACATATCGAACTCCTTGAAGAAGAAGGTCTTCAACGTGAAATCAAACTTGGTGTAGAGCGTGAAACAATCGTATCTAATGCGATTAACATGCTCCTTCCTGACAAGTTAGAAACTCGCTGGGTATCTTTCAGCAAAGACGGTGATGTTCATTCTAACTTCACACCTAATCATGATTTTGATGGTGAAGAAGTAACTAAAGAAGTGAACGATATCTGGGAGAAACTCTACGAGAAAGTTGTAGTAGCTCCTCTTGACCCTGAAGCAGACAAAGCTCTAGCTGCTTAGTCATATTTGGATGTAGAGAGTAAAGGACTAGGCCGGTATGCGTACCGGTCTTCCACTATATCCAGGGAGGATATTACAATGGAAATGAAAATCAAACAATTAGATTCAACAGCAGGATTAACTCTTGTTTATGAAAATGATGACGATGTACTTTTGGAAGTATTTGATGAAGAAACCAATGAAGCTATGTGCATTAGTTTGCCTGTTGAAGACCTTGCTCTGATTGCTGAATGTATCAATCATATTCTTAAAAAGGATGCAAAGAAATGAAAAAAGAAACACTTATAACCGCTGGTCTTGTTACAAGTGCGGTTGCTGGGTTGTCTTATTTCGTTTACAAATTTGTAAAGGAAACTAAAAAACAACTCAAAGAAATGGAGGAAGCCAATAAAGCTCAGACTCAAGAGTTGATGGAAACGATTGCTTTACGTGACCAACAACTTGCCTTGGCTGAAGAACATATTGACGCCCTTATTTTCGGCACTCCTGAACCGCCACAAGACGAAAATGAAGAACTAGAAGAAATGCGTCGACGTCGTGTTATTTTAACTACGACCGAAGATGATATGGCTCCTAGTGAAGAAGATGATTACCATGCTGGTGCACAACAAACTGAAGAAGAAGTTGTACATCATAACGTATGGGAAGAAAACGAATATTTCAACGTAGGTGAAGAAAACATTCCTTATCATGTCGTTGAAGCTGCTAAAAATTTAAAAGAAAATGAGGGACAAAGTATGCGACATGATACTGACCCTGGGAGCGTTGAAGCTTGGAATCAATACAAAGCGGTTCTAATCTCCCAGTTGTACGATAACTCGCCAGAATTATGCCGTTATGTATCAGAACGATACAACCTAGGTGTATTATTTACAAAAGAGAATATCCACGGAATGATGGATGTATTCTCTGAATTGTTAGAGGTTAACGATACCAATATTGTTCAACCTTATAATGAGCATGACGCTAATATCTGGGAAGATGTCCGTGAGCGCCGACGTGATTTCTTCGGCCCTGAAACATATTACTCAGAAACATTCCCCGTAACCTTTGGTGAAATTTTATTTGAATTCAGTCAGAAGTTTGAAGAAGATACTACAGAAGGTTGTGCATTGGCAATGGTGGGTTATATGCTCTATAACTCCGGTCTCCTTGACTGCGAAACTATCGAACAGAAACTCCTTATCATCGGTAAGATCCTTGAGCACCGCAATGTTCAGAATGTACCAAATAGCCCAATGAAGAAACTTAGTATGTTTGGACGAGTTGTGGATCATCTTGAACCAAACGATACAGGTTTCGATGTGCGCTTATTTATTGAGTACAACGAATTTATTGGACGGGTATCAGACTTTGAAGAATATTTCAAAGAAATGAACGGAATTGATGATGAGGAGTAATTATGCATGAAGAGTTATTACTAGTTAAATATTCTTTTGACGGTAAGACCTTTATTGCTGACTTTATTCCTACTAATGATTATGCGGCGTTTAAACAATCCTTTATGGATAATACTGTATTCTATATTAAGAAACAACATCCAAAAGGCGAGTCGCCGTTTATCGACGATTGCTGTAACGAGAAATATATCGATATGAGCAGAGTTGTCGCGATAGGATTTTAGAGGAGTGAGATATGACAGATAGAAAACCAGATTTCTTTAATATTACAGTTGAAGAATTAACTGGGCCTAATCGGAAAGCCGATGCTGTCGTTTCTGCAGACTTTACCTATTTAGATGACCGAGGTGCGGATGTACAAGATATTGTTGTAAAAGGTGGGGCGTTCTACGCAATGTGGGACGGTGAGAAATGGTCGATGGAAAAGAACGATGTTGTTCGTGCTGTTGACTATTATATTAGACAGAAATACATGGAGCTTAAAGCCCAGGGTTATGAACGCGTATCTCTTAAGTTTATGCAAAACGCAGGCTCTGGACTTATGCGTAACTTCGGTAAGTATTGTGAAGATGCACCGGAGTCATTGCAAGTATTCAACTCTAAAATCTTATTTAGCAATTACAAAGTTGCTAGGGAAGACTATTCAACATTCCAACTACCTTACACACCGACACCTCAACCTACACCCGCATTTGATGAGATGACATCTGTATTATATGCCCCAGACCAATTAGACAAAATTCTATGGTGTTTGGGCGCCTTATTTACAGGTGAGATTATCAACATCGATAAGTTTTTATTTCTATACGGCCCTGCAGGAACCGGTAAAGGTACCATTATCAGAATTATTGAGATGTTACTAGGGCAGTATATTGGAGGTATTGATCTAAAACAACTAACTAGTGGTTCGGAGTATGCGACAGGAACTCTACAAGAGCTGCCGTTATTGATTGACTCGGATACTGATTTGAGTCGTATTAAGAATGATACTCCACTGTTGAAAGTAACATCACACGAAGAAGTGTTTGTGCGTAAACTTTATCAACGCCCATATCCTGTAACCTTTAAAGGTCTTATTATCACTGCGTCAAACCAACGTGCACAATTCCGTGACTCAGACTCAGGGATTGTACGGCGGTTACTAAAGGCTGTTCCTACTGGGCATCTAATTGCAGGCCCTCGATATAAGGAACTCATGAACGGTATTCAATACGAGTTAGCTGGTATTGCACAAAAGGCGATAGATACATTCTCTCGTCTAGGTGCTTTCTTCTATGCTAACGATGTGGATATTGAGATGCTTGAGTATGGCGACTCCATATTTGAGTTTGTTCGTGAAAACGTCCTACTGATGCAGAATAACCCAACCCTCTCTGAAGTTGAGCTCCTTTATAAAGGTATGCTTGAAGAAAGAGGATGGGAGACAAATGGTTATAAGAACAGGCTGCGATTAGGTTTACAGCGCTTCTTTGAGACGTATACTAAAGATACTAAGGACGAAGACGGTAATCGTAAACGTCACTGGTATCGTGGATTTAAATACGAGGAAGCCTTCCCTGAGACTAAAAAGAAACAGGCTGGAGGTGAATCGAAACCTAAGATTGACTTAACTATGGGTCGAGTAACATCTAGGTTTGACATGGAGGGACGCGACTGGCCTGCACAATACACCAATGATGCAGGTAGGCCATTGAAGAAATGGAATAACGTCACGACTACTCTTAAAGACATCGACCCAACTAAACTACATTTTGTCCGTGTTCCAACTGAACATATTGTTATTGACTTCGATTGTAAGAACGAGGCAGGTGAAAAAGACCTTGCTAAGAACTTAGAACTGGCTGCTCAATATCCTCCTACATACACTGAGGTTTCTAAATCAGGTGGCGGTGTCCACTTGCATTATTGGTATGATGGTGACCCAACTCGCTTGGCTAATCGCATATCTGATGATGTTGAAATAAAGGTATGTAATGGTGAGGCATCGTTACGACGGAAGCTTATTTCTGCAAACGATCTCCCTGTAGCGCATATTTCAAGTGGGCTACCTTTGAAGGAGGATAAGAAAACTATGTATAAGGACGTGGAACATATTATTTGGACAGAGCAGAAACTCAAGAACTTTATTGAGGCTTGTATGCGTAAAGAACACCATGGTGCGACGGCTCCAGAGGTTAGTTTTATTAAAGACAAGCTTGACGAAGCATATGAGTCAGGTGTAACGTATGACCTACGACATATGCAGAATGACGTTCTTAAATTCGCACTCAGCTCAACCAACCAGGCTGCGCAATGTATGAAGATGGTTGCTCAGATGAAGTTTGCGAATATTCCCGAAGACGAGACTGAATCAGTTTCAGAGTCTCTTATTCTACCAGATGAGGAAATCACATTCTTCGACTCGGAGGTCTTCTCTAACCTATATATGATTGGTTGGAAGAAGTATGGTCTTGAGGTACCAGAAGCTGTCTACCGAGGGTTGGAAGACTGTATGAGCCTCAGTGATATTGAACGTATCCTTGTTAACGAATGGTGGAGTCAGAACAAAGACAAGATTGGTATTGAAATCAATCCTACACCACAACGTACACGAGAGTTATTTGATAATCACAACATGATGGGCTTCAACAATCTTGGATATGATAACCATATTGCTTATGGTCGTATGCAGGGTGATGATGAGATGGCCTGCTATAAACGTTCGCAAGGTATCATCGAGAGAGGTGATAAGCGAGCTAAGATCTGGGCTGCGAATGAAATCTCTTATGGAGATATTTACGAGTTCCTAGATACTAAGATGTCATTGAAGAAATGGCAAATTAAGCTAGGTCTCCGCCATGACGAGTTCGAATATGATTGGACTAAACCTCTACCTGAGCATGCATGGGGTCGTTGTGCAGCATATATGCTTAATGACGTAACCTCAGAGGAAGAGTTATTCAAATCCAAGGACGGTCAAGACGCTTGGGCTGCTCGTAAAATCCTTGCTGAAATTAACGGGCTATCACCTAATGTTAAGACTCAGACACAAGCTGAGAAATTCTTATTTGGTGATGACCCAAATCCACAAGAGAAATTCAACTGGTATGACCTTGCTGAGGAATTCCCAGGATACACCTATGATAAATTCAAGAAGAAATCTGAATATATGGGTGAAGATCCATCTGAAGGTGGTTATGTACATGCCGAGCCTGGTATCTATGAAGACGTTGTTGTATTGGATATTGCGTCCATGCACCCACATAGCTTAATTGCTATGAACTACTTTGGTCCATATACTCCTAAGTTTGCGGCCTTGGTTAAATGTCGTATGGCTATCAAGCACGGTAATATCGAGGAAGCATCCCATGCCTTTGACGAAGTAGACCCTGAACTATCAGACAAGCTTCGTCCATATTTGGAAGGGGGGTCTGTTAAAGGTCTTGCTCATGCGCTTAAGATTGTTATCAATATTGTGTATGGTATGACATCTGCGCCTTGGCCTAATAAATTCAAAGACCCTCGTAATATTGATAACTGCATCGCAAAACGTGGTGCCTTATTTATGATTAAGGCTCAAAAGTCTGTTGAGGAGATGGGGTATCAAGCTGCTCATATTAAGACCGACTCTATTAAGATTCCACATGGTGACCAAAAAGTTATCGACTTCTTAATGGATTTGGCTAATCAATACGGCTACACCTTCGAACACGAACACACATATTCTCGTATGGCCTTGCTCAACCGTGCTACCGTTATTGCTGAAATCGGTTGGCCGGAAGATGAGAAAGGTAAATGGGAAGCTATTGGTGCGCAGTTCGGTAAGAAGGCAAACCCGTATGTCTACAAGACGCTTCTGAGTCAGGAAGAGGTTAACGAACAAGACTTCTTCACAACTAAGGAAGTTAAGACCGCTATCTATCTTGACGACCAGTATATTGGTAAGAACGCACAAATCTACGCTTCTGTAACAGGCCGTGAAATCTCTCGTACTCAACCAAGTAATGTTGCACAAATGATTCAATCGCGATGGATCAAACCGAAATATTTACTTCAACGTGAGTCACAAGGATTGACGCCTGCTCAATTAGAAGAAGCTAAGAAACGTAAGATTGCTGCTGAACTTGGTCTTGAATATCATGATGTCAATTATATTATTTCAAACGGCTTCCCTGATACCATTGTCGACAAACGTGTGTCTGTAACAGGAACCACGGGGTATAAATGGGAGCTTGCAAGTAACTATAAAGGCTTCGACGATATTGACATGACTTATTACCACCAACTTGTACACGACGCTGTAGAAGACGTATTTGCAGTTGGAGACGGTAATATTATCTTTAAAGGTACTAAGTATGAAAGGAACTAAGTATGTTTAAGAGACTTAAAAACTTTATCTCTAAAAAGCAGGCAAAGCATGAGCCTGTCATATTTGGTTTCATTGCTACACTAAGAGGAGAAGATGATCTGGGTGACCGAGTGCCTACTCAGATCTTCGTTATCCCTGGTGAAGAGGAAACTAAAATGTATGACGCGGTTAAATCTGATGAGTATAGTACTCTGACCTTATTGGATAATAACCGTATTCAATTCAAGCCTCCTTACAAGTCTACACTGTTGATGACACCATTTTTCTCAGTTGATGAGATTAATGAGGCGCTACGTACAATGCGAGATCAGGGAGCTAGGAATGTTATCGGATGGAATATTCCACTTGATTAGGAGGAGCTATGCTATATATAATTGACTCTAATTCAAGTAAAACGCCCTATCAAGTATTCCGTGTAATTAAGGTATTGGAACGATATGGCGTGCAATACAAGATGTTATCAACCTATAAGCGGTGTGGTAATTGGGCTGATCTGTATGTTACATCTATAGACCCTAAAATAATTAAAGGTATAATGGAAGCCCATAACTATGACCTTAAGAAACTAGCTAAGGCGCCTGGTTCTCAGACAGTAAGTAAAATCGCTAAGCGCCACCCGCAAGCGGTTAAGGAATACCGCTCTGTTGCATTTATGGATAAGAGACTCAGTGAAATTGTGGACTGGTTCTCAAAACATCCGTATATGTTAAAAGCAGGTATTATCTATGACGACCGTACCGGGGTATGCCTACCTAACTTACGTAATGATGATTTCCGAACATTCTTACCTAAGAGTAAGAAGAAGAGTATTCGGCAGGCCGCTCTATGCCTAGCCTTTGATGAACTAGGTATCACTGAAGATGAAGTTGTTAAACCTCGTCCGAAAGCCGTCAGTTTTGGCATACATCGTAAAGGTGAGTCTAAGTGGGATTAAATTTTTTACATCCTACTATATAGAAAGAAAAAGGAGGATTCAGAAATGAATACAAATAAACTGTTGAATAGTGTAGCTGCAGGAGCTATCGCACTCTACTTGGTTGTTGTTGCAACCGAAACGTACGAGGGATCTATCCTGCAAGATAAGATTCATAGTGGAACTGAAAAGCTGAAGAAAGCTTTTTCTAGCAAAGACTAGAGTTGAGTATTTTACTCAGCTCTTTCTTTTTTTATTTCTTTTGTGTGAAGGAGGTTTTATATGAACCATAAAAAAGAGATAGAAACACATACTGCGTATAATTCAAATCGTAAACAAAAAGGAGAAAATAAAATGAAAAACATCGCATTCAAACTTGCAACTATGGGTATCGCTCTTTTCAGCTCACTCTTTATCAGTGAAGTAGTACTGGCTGATGTAACTAAAGCAGAAGGATCTACAGAACTTGTAGCGACTGATCCAGAAGTTACTGTAACTAAATCAGATGACACTATTTGGTCTGAAGTGAATGTCAATATTAAAACCGATATTCCTGACGAAGTTCAAATCAACCAAGGCGACACTATGACCTTTAATATTCCTAATGAACTTTCATTTGAAACTAATTACAATTTCCCTGTATACAATGGTACAGGCGAAACTGAAGTAGGTAATGCTGAAGTTAAAGCTGCTGAAAACACCGTAACTACTACTTTCAATAACTACTTCGCCGAACACCCACTTGACAAATCTATCTCGCTTAACCTCAACACACGGATCAACCGTGAAGTTGTACAACCAGATACCAAGCATGAAATTTCATTCAACGGTACTGTTGTCGAATTGAACGCTGGTTCTAAAGGTGTAGAGCCTACTGATGAAGCACTATATAAATACGGCTGGCAAGATAAAGATGACCCATCTGTTGTTAACTGGACTGCCCGTATTAACTATAAGAAATCTTACATGGAAAACGTCAACATCTCAGATACATGGTCTGATGATCAAGAATACGTTGAAAATAGCTTGAAGTTCTACTATGTTAAGAGCGTTGATCCATTTGTATATGACGCTCCTGCTGCTGATGCACTGGCAAATGCTAAAGTACGTCCAAACGGTTTTGACACAACTCTTGCTAAGATTGATAAGAAGACCTTATTTGTTGAGTACAAAACTAAACTCAAACAAATGGAGTATAACCCTACTAACAAAATCAATGTTAGCTGGGATGGTGGAGGAACAGGTTTTGATGCTGAAACCAAACTTGTAGGAGGAAGCGGTCATGCTGATGGTAAAACTCGCCCTAAATTTGAAGTTCCTAATGAAGCGCCTGTTTATGATAAACCAGAATGGAAAGGTGGAGTAGTTCCTAATGAGGCACCTGTTCATGAAAAACCAGAGTTCCAAGGTGGTATTCCTGGTATTCCTGAAGAGCGTGAAAAACCTGAGTGGTCTGGTGGTGTAGTTCCTAATGAAGCGCCTGTTTACGACAAGCCTGAATTGGATATTAATGATATTCCTAAAGACCCCGAATCGCCTAAACCTCAACAACCTAAGTTTGAAGAACCAAAAACTCCAGCTCCACAAGAACCTAAACCTGAAAAACCGGTATCTCCTAAACAATCACAACCTAAATCTGAAGAACCTGTTCGATTTGTGACGTCTTCTGTTAAAACTCTTCCTGCGACTGGCTACAACGCTCAGCATATTTACATGTTAATTGGTTTAGTAGCTGCTCTCACTGGACTTGGTCTTATGTATAAGAAAGAGGGTAAATAATGAAACGCGGTAAAAACAACAAAGCACATCTTGGAGCTAATCTGCTTCGTAAAATCAATAACGCTGAGACAGTTGTCATAGCTAGTCTTGGCGAACCTGTACGAGCATCTGGTAAGACCATGCATGTTGCGAACAACCTCTTCGTATTAAAAACTATGAAGAAGTATATCTACGTAACAAAGGTTAAGCGATTGGATCCAAAAATCATTAAGGCGATGGATGGTATTCTAAAACTCATCATGAGTGAATATTCATACGGTGCGAACGTATACCATGAAGAACCTACAGTTGAGAATGCGCTTATTCCAGAAGAACACAAGGAGAAGTTAAATGAAGCAAGTAAAACTAAAACTAACACCACAGAATATGCATGATGCGCATAAGGAGCTGCAAGAAATCTTTGTTAAGAAGAACACCGACTACGGTAACTCCTTCGAAGAGTCACTCAACAAACATGGTCTAATCGCTGCCATTGTTCGTATGGAAGATAAGATGTCTCGTTTGCAGACTCTATCTAGACAAGACGCCCTGGTGAAAGACGAGTCTATTATCGACACACTCAAAGACCTTTCTAACTACGCCCTTATGTCTGCAGTATGGTTGGAACAGGGCGAGGAAGTGACGACTCCTGTTGATTACCAACTTGTCGTTAATGAGTTACGAGAAAACAGTAGTCCGGAATTTATCGAACTTGTAAATACGCTTGAGCGACTTATTAGAATGGGTGATGTGTCATGGTTAGTTGCAGTCAACGTATCTGCTTTCCAAGATAATACTATGGATATTATCGTTACTGATAAAGACGCTGCTTATGATTACATCAAATACTTCTTTAAAGATAAAGAGAAAACATTTATCTTTGAGCGTATTGATAGAAGCTCTGGACGCATAGCTAAAGCCGTCCGTGTAACCGTTATTGACAAGGCTGAGCGTATGCCTTACAAACCCCAGTTCGACCTTCTAGGACACAAAAAAGGTCATCACACTGCCACATTCGGTGTAGACGATACTGGTCGACCAATCGTGGTGAAGAACCATGGACATGACGAACCTCAACCCGAATAATGGACTGGATATTCTACGGGCAATGAATCCTTCTAAAAAAAGAGGGCGTCCTAAGAAGTTTATAGACGATGAGGAAATCCTTATTTATAAACAAGCAGGTTGGTCTAACCGGACAATCGCTACTAGCCTGGGTGTCTCTAAGGATACCGTTAACCGTAGAGTTCATAAGCTGGTTAAGGAAGGCGTCATTAACCCTGATAGCTACGATTATAATTTCAATAATCCTAGTGCTGCAGAACAACCTCGACGTAAAAACAAAGAGCGTTGGGAAATGTGGCACGGGCCGGGAGTCTAATTTTTACATATCTCTCTATAGAAAGAGAGGTAATCAATTATGACTACATTTAATTATCAAGGTATGGAATACGACGAAAACTACATTAAGAAGCACATGTCAAGGGAGGATACATTCCTCCTCTTTTTTTTTCTAAGGAGAAGATGATGGAACTATTTGTAACTGACGATGAACTTAGTCTTGGTCAAAACTGTCTTAAAGCCATGCCCGGTCGTCCAAACGCTATATCTATTGTGGATTATAGCATTAACGTTGCTAAGGGTATGGTGCAGACTATGTGTTATATGCAGGGTAAGCTTGTACCAGACGACTTACCTCCTTTAATTGGCTTTATCGATAACCTATGCTACTCTATTCTAGGAACAGATAACTATTATATCTACGCTGCGCACCCTACGATTGAAAATACTACTCTTACTTGTCACAAAGGTTCTACCTTATTAGGTCAGTCTATGCGTCCTAGTGGAGCTATCATGCAGGTATATCGTGAGAAGAATGGTCTTTGCTGGTATATCTCAGACAAACCGTTCGAGTCTCATACTTTGAAACCATTCTCTATCTACAACCGAGGCAGTGGATACTTTGAATACTACGGGCCTAGTTCACCGATTGGCTCAGATTATTATATTGATGAGTTCAAGGAGTGGTGATATGGGTGTTTTATATAAAGAATTGAAAGACCGCTACGATGCTATGGTTTATATTCATAACGAAGATGGAACTATTCGTGGTATGTCGCTTTGGTTCAATGATATTACAGACCCGGCTGCCTTTAAACAGAAATTCCAGGACTATCGTTTTTGGAGAGCTAAGATAGCAGGGTTCTGGTATAAGCTAAAGTATGAGGATTTCAAGCGTGGGATAGATGGTGTGGCAGGTGTCTGCTTTGAATTAGTATGGGAGTAAAATATTTACATACTACTATATAGAAAGATAAAAAGGAGGATCATAAAATGATTCATGAAGGAAAAGAATATCAATCTGGAGGATGGTTTTCTGGGCTACCAGGAGACGATACTAAATACATTTTGCTGTTTGATGAAAATAGCGATTGTTTTATTTCCCCTATGGAAATGGAAGATGCGGTTTATGCCTGGGAAGAAACCAAGGCGCAAAATGCAGAAGAAATTAAAAAGGGTGCGAATAAAGCTGTAATCGTAGTTGGACTCGCTACAGCTGGGTATCTTGCGTATCGTACCGGTGCTTTAGGTAAAGCTACTAACTGGTTGAAATCTAAATTCAAGAAGCAAGAAGATGATGTTGTAATTATCGATCAAAAATAGGAGTTTGGGTATTTTTACCCAGCTCTTATTTTTTTTTTAAGGAGGTATATAAATGGGAGCAGATTGTATTGAAATTCCGGTAGGGCGTGTAGAAGTACGTTCTAAATCTACAAACCAACTATTTGTCAGTCTTATGCCTGAATGCGTTGGGCCTTATATTGAAGAAACTATGTATGCTGATGACAAGCCTTATATTACAACAAATTGTGTTACTATCTTATTTAAGAAACGTCAGGTCGGCGGGAATCTTACGAACTTAGATGATTGGAGTCCTATTACTGATTTAATCAAAAGAGGCGACGCGGTATTTCGTTTAATAACACCAACTACTTTTGAGAATATTGATCTGGAAGCCAATCAGATGCTGTATAATAAATTCATTGAGATGTTTGAATTTCGTGGATCTATTGTGAAAAAGGAGGTAGTCTAATATGGTAACACAAGTACGTAATTCTGAAGGACGGGTATTTAAACAGGCTTATGGTTCTCGTGAACATGCTCGCCTACTATGGAAGTCTATTGAAGTCCATATGTTCAAACGAGGCGCTATCTTTGCTGATGATAGTTTCGCCGACTTTGACCGGTCTACACGTAAAGACCATATTGAAGCACATAAGTACTACGAGATCAAAGCTCGTGAAGAAATCAATCGTATTCGTAAACGTAATGGATTACCAACAATCCCTCTGCGTTCTACTGATTGGTATCACGAAGACCTCGTATTAGACGGATTGGAGGATGAGAAATATGCACAAGTTATCTAATACTATTTATGCATTCTTTATTAGTGTTGTGACCGGTGCTATATTTGCACCTATCATTATTGGACTGCTTATTTTAGCAGATAATTATAGGTCAGTATACTACTTTGCATCAATACTCGCCGGACTTATAACCTATGCCTATATTAGAATCTTGGCTAATGTCCTGTTTGAAGTATTCAAGAACGATAATGAAGATGATAAGGATAAACCTGTTATCGTGTATCACCACAATGCTTCCGGTACTAACCAATCTTGTCCATGGTCACCTTGGGATAAAGATAAGGTATGGCATAGGATAAAAGAATGCGGCGACCCTTATATTGAAAACTTAAATTATCGTTTTGTAAAAGTCTTAGAGCGGACAGGTATTGACCAAGTCCATGCTGACGACCGTCACAAGCTAGCGCTTATGTTCTCCTACCTTAATTCTGTAGTTGGCGAGAAACATGGTATGACTGATATTGACTTCTTCAAGGCCTGGACACTTGGTAATATCGCTATCCTTATTACAGTCAACCCTAAAGGCGACCCACAGCAATACGCTTATAATTACGACTATGAAACTTTCGTTAGTTCCAAAGATACTGACGATACCCGCTTTGTTATAGTCGTAGATGAGGACGGTAGCTTGTCTTATACTGCTGGACTCAAAGAAGAACTAATTAATATGTATGATTTACGGAGGAACCTAAATTGGTAGAGACTAAATTACCACCTATTAACAAACCTAAGATTACAAAAGTTAGTCAGAGTATCAAAGATATTCTAGCGCCTGCTTTCGATGTCTTAATGATGGATCCAGCTAACGAACAGGAGTATATCGCTGACGTTCAAAAGATCCTAACTTCTATTGTTGCTGGAGCTTATTATCGTTTTGATGCTAAAGACCTCTGGGACTTATTCGAAATGGACTGTGTATTCATTGGAACTCGCATGTCTTGGCGTACTCAGATGCCAAAGAACATCGTTACCCTTAAGCGTGTCGTTGAAGCGAATGAAGACAACCCCATTATCGACGTCTTTATCCATGATGACGATGAAGGTTTTAAATTCGATGTGCGCGTGATTAAGCCTATCAAAAACCAAGGACAGAATAAATGGTATTAGGAGGTTCTTAAATGAGACAGCCAAGTAATGTTAAAAGAGAAGATAGACATGCCGTGTTTATCGTGACAATGTTAATGCTATCCGTATTCTTTTTACCTATGATTTATATCATGTGGTATCTTATTGTATCCGCACCTAGCTTTATCCCAATTATTAAAGGTGGGATTATGGTGTTTATTGCCGCTATCTATATTACAACTGCTGTTAAGATATGGATTGCTTGTTACAAAGGCTATGTTATTGTAGATGATGACACTGACAGGGGGTATAAATAAATGACAGATAAAACTTCTTTTGATAAGTTTATTAAAAGCAAGACTATTATGATTGAAACTGCTACCTTACGTAAAGAACTGACAAGACGCGTCCTCAGTGAATTAAGTCAACGTAATGTCAAATGGGCAACTAAGTTTGCGAATGCTGTACTTGGGAATAAGGCTATTCCTTATACCGAAAAAGAAGTACAAGACTGTGATGCAATCTGTGACTTATTCACAAAGACATACGTGAGTAATATGGGTATTTTCGACAGTCCGATTAAACCGTATGATCTATGGAAAGTCGGTGAGTTGTTCTTTGTTCGTAAAGATAATGAGGATGATATGCAGAAAATTTCAGACATTGTTCTTAGCAATAGAACAACTCCGTCACACATGTATATTGTTACTGTATCTGAAAGCACGCTTGTTGCAACGAAAGTTAATACTCTTGCTTTTATCAGAAACCGAACTGAGCTCGTCAAACCTATTCCAACGATTGTGAATAAAAAGGAAGAAGAACCGACTACTGCTAAACAAGTTGAGGACTTTGTATTTGGAAACGATGAAGTAAAACCTAATAAGGTCTTAACTCTTTCTACTTTACAAAATCATATGTGTGCTATGCTAGATAACGTTCAACCTGATACATTGGAAGAAGTTATTATTGGTAGTAGAATTGCACGGGTTATCTTTTGTAATATGTATCCTGTAAAATACGAGCTCTTTACTCGATATACAACGACTTTCTTATCCATGAAGCCTGAAGATTTCTCAGATGATATGAACAAGTTAGCAACCCAACTTACTATCATCTTCTCTTTCATTGATATTAATCTTAATGCCCAGTTACTAGCCTATGCTATTTATCATCACCATGATAACGCTGAGCTTGATATCAATAATGTTGTGTATAATATTATTGAAGTGGCTGATATGTTGAGAAAGGATGGGTCAATCTAATGAAGCTGCTCTGTACACATAGCTATTACGCTAGACACCACAAGGAGCTCGCAGAGTTTGTTAAGAACCCTGAACGAGATATTGTATTGATTAGCGATACTGCTGTTTCAAAACCACCTAGCTTTGACTATTTTGTAATTGACAACGATACAGGAAATCAAATTGGTAATTTTCATGCCAACCTAAATACATATTTCATAGAGAATAATCATCAGCTTGCTACTGAGATTCAAGATTCTGTAAACCTTAGCGTCCGTCAAACGTTTCTTAACATCCCACAGTTCTTATTTAAACAATCCGAGGAGGATTAATAATATGTCTATTGATAAAAACACTCTAAACCGTATCCGTATTGCTATCCAACACGCATTCTGCTCTACCATTCATGATGATGTAAACCATAAGTCTATGGCAGAAGCTTGTGTGGATCTGGGTATTATTGAAAAGGTAGAAAACTTTGATACTGAAACATTCGACCATGCCCCAATCTTATTTGAAAAGCTCTGGGAGAAAATCGGTGATAGCCACTACAAATCACCTCTTGAATTATTCGAGGCATGGGGTAAAGATGAAGTTGCTATTTACCGTCTTGGTGATGAACTTGAAGATTTCCCCGAGTCTGCGCTCGCATGGGAAGCAATTTTTAATGCTCTCTCTGATGACGAGCCAACTAGTAACTTTCTATTTGTTGGTGAGGACTTTGCTAAACTATACATTGACCGTACAGTTGCTGAACTCAACGACATGCAGCGTGAAGCCTTTGAACTTATGCGGGACTATATCATTCGTAAAGAAGCTGGACATCTTGGTCTGAAAAAGGCAGCTCGACTCTTTGGACGAAAGAAAGAAGAGAATGAAGATGAAGAATTTGCCACTAAGAAAGGTCGAAAGTTCATTAAATTGTACGACCCTGAGACAGGCGAATACTTAGGCCCTCTAGCTAAACCTATGATTCATGAAGAAGCTCATGGTAGGAAACCAGAAAGTCCTTTTGAATTCAGAATGGACAAAGAAGCTTTTGATAAGCTTAAATATGAGCATGATACAGATGGTGACTATGTTAAGGTAACTGAGCCTTCGGTATTTGACCCTATTGAAGGTACACTGGAAATTAAAGTGGACAAAGAAGACGCCCACGTAATTGCTAAGATGTTTGGTAGTATATCTGATGAAGAAGTTAAACGGTTATCTGACGCTTCCAAGAATGCTGCTGAGATTTTCTGTCATGCTACTGACGGTACATATACAGAATTCAACAAATACGCTGCTGAGTTTGGTGGATATCCTGGTACTAAACCTATATTTAGTCTACCGCATATTGTAAAATGTGCTATGCGAAATCTTATTCATATTACTAAATTATCGGGCATTAGTGTAAACGAACCATTGCTCGTATATGCTGTATATAAGAAGATGTATGAAAATAATAAACTCCCATACTCATATGGTGATATTGTATATGATATCATAGACTCTATGGTAACTCTGAAGGAAGAAGGTATGATCCAATGAGAATTGTAGGAAGAAATAATCTTGTTAAAAGTATCCGTGCTATTGAACTTATGATGAAAGATGATGACCGTTTTAATCTCCAGGCCTTTACTTGGCTAAAACCTATTGCTAAACTGCTTGGGTTCAATTTCCAAAATGACGGGGAGTTCTGGAAGTCTATCCCTTATATCTTCACCGACCTATATCGCGCTATCCCTCTACGATATCGTATTGAGTCTCCTGCTGCCTTGTTCAAACTCTGGGTAGAAGACCAAGTCCTAGTTATCAAGTATGATGACTATCAAGAGTACTTTGCTAACGAAGATAAGTTAAAAGAATGGGAGTCTCGATACATCAAGCGATATGATGCACGTGTCTTTACTCCACAATTTATTTTCGTAGTGACTGCTGAAAAGGTTAAAGCCTTTAGTATGGACGATTATGATGGAGCAGAAATTGACGGATGGTGGTACAAGAAAGCTATCGAGCGATTTGAAGCCTACCTTAATTTCTCTAATCATGTTTTCCAAAAAGGTGCGGATCTACAGTTCAATAAAATTATGGATTATTATGCTTGTCATCGAACCGACCCTTCTTTTAAAGTATTCGCAGAGAAGGTATTCGAATACATGGAATCTCATAATAAGGAATTCCTACCGAAGCATGCCAACCTAGGTCGTAAGTTTGCTGAGTTATTTAATTTAGCATATGCTGCTTATCATGCTGTAGGAGACCGACATGTCTCATCATCATACGATCTCTTATTATTATGGGATCGTTACCAAGTCATCTTCGCATTCGCTGACGAAAATGGTCATATCAGTGAAAGTGAGTACAAGCGCATTATAGATATAAAATGGGATTATGATGAGATGGTCTTCTTCATTTGTAAAGATGGTAGTGTGCGATATCAGAAGACTCGTGCTGGCTTGAAGGGGATGGTTCAAAAAGGACTACCGCCTGAACTTGATAAGAAGTTCAATATCATTGACTCTAATCTTGCTCCTGATGCTGACGCAACTACAGAGCTAATTAACGCTAAAATAAACAGTAAGGTCTTACTTATGGATCTACTTGATATGAAGTATGACCGTAATTTCTTAGAGTACCTAGAAAATCTTAAACGAAGAAAACCTAACACCTCGTATTTCAGAGCTCAGCAACTTAACGCCTTAATTGAGTTGACTGTTAATACTGGGGATATGGTTGGTATCAAGTTTGATTGTGAACGCCTACACTATGTCTACCTCGACTTACTTGAAAGAAATGTACCGTTATACGCAAGCAATATTGTTCTCAAGATTAACAACCTATTCAAGGCCGGTTCTTTCAGAATAGGCTAGTATTTTTACTATAATACATATGTAACTTATTACAAAGCTCTTAATAGAGGAGAGAGATGGAGAGTTTTGTACTTATATATTATAGGTAATAAAATTCTACAAATCTCCTCGAAAGTTTTTAAATTATTTTGCTATAAAAGGAGGATACAAAAATGGCAAATGAGCAAGATATTACTTTAGAAAACGTTTGGATCATGTTCCCTAACTTTGGTGGACGTGTTACAGATCATAACAAGCTTGGCTCTCGTGAGTTTAGTGTTAAACTTGATCCTGCAGTGGGAGCTGAACTACAAGCACAAGGGTTGAATGTGAAATTCCCGGCTGAAGATCAACCTAACGGTAAAGTCTTCTTGCCTGTAACTCTATCTAACGGCCCAACTGTTCAACCATGGATTAAAGTCGTTCTCGTAAATGATGGTGTTGGTACTATCTTAGACGTTACTGACCCTGAACAACTTGCTATGTTGGATACTATCGCCCCTGGAGCTCGTGCTAACCTTATTCTTAGTCCATACCATTGGACAGTTGGTATTAACTCAGGTATCAAAGCTTACGTTAAGAAGCTATATATCTACTTAGATGATATCGATCCTGAACTTGCTCCGCAGCTTGCATCATTTGAGCGCGATATTCGTTATCTATAATGTCAATCCCGAACACCTTGGGTATAATCTCACTTAAACCTAAGCAACGGGAAGCATGTGAAAAACTAAAGACAGGCTCTATATTAATGGGAGGTGTTGGCTCAGGTAAGACATATACGTCTATATTCTGGGCCGCCTCCCAACACGGGCCTGATTTTTTTACGGAAGAACGCCCACTCATTGTCATAACTACTGCGATGAAACGGGACTTAATTGAAAAAGGTGCTACCAAACCTGACTGGCAACAATCCCTGGAGAACTGCGGTATATATAATTATATAGTAGACTCTTGGCAGAATGTTCACAAGTACACTGAAATAAAAGACAGCGTATTTATTTTTGATGAACAACGAGTTGTCGGTTATGGTAAATGGGGGAAGTCCTTTATCAAGATATGCTGGAACAATAACGATTGGATATTGCTCTCAGCCACACCTGGTGATGTATGGATGGACTATATGACCGTCTTTATCGCCAATAGGTTCTACCGTAATAAGACAGACTTCACATCTCGTCATGTTGTTTGGGATCCATACGTGAAATTCCCTAAGGTGAAGAAATACATAGGAACGGCTGTTCTTGAGAAATACAGGAACCAAATTATCGTACCTATGGAAGACACGCGCCAGACAGTTCGACATAGAGATTATATCTATGCTGAATTCGACCAGCAAGCATTGTTGACTCTGGCTAACACAAGGTGGAACCCTTACACAGACGAGCCTATACTTAACATAGCTGAGTATACCCAGTTAGTTAGACGGATTGTTAACACTGACCCAGATAGGATTAGGATTGCTGAGAAGGAGATATTATCTAAGGATAAGATTATCGTCTTCTATAACTTCAACTATGAGTTGGATATCCTAAAAGAAATCTGCGAACGTAACAATCTTCTATATAAACAATGGAATGGTTGGGCACATGAGCCTATACCAGATACCGATAAATGGGTATATCTTGTTCAATACACTGCAGGGTCAGAGGGATGGAATTGTGTTACAACAAACGCTATCTTATTCTACTCTGTTAACTATTCATACAAGGCTATGGAACAATCTGAAGGCCGTATCGACCGAACTAACACACCATATAAGGATCTATATTACACCTATATCACTTCTCTTTCTAAGGTGGATAAAGATATTCTTAAGGCGGTTAGGGATAAGAAACGGTTTACAGAAGCTGCTTGGGCTAAGAAACAAGGGTTTGTACCTATTGATATACAAATAGAAAAGCTTGAAGAGGAGTGGTTGTATGGCGTCGAGATTGGAACGTGACTTCCAAAGAGACCTGGTTAGCAGGCTCAGAAAAGCCTATAGAGGGCTCATATTGGTAGCTAAGACAGATGCTGGGTCAGTACAAGGGATGCCTGATTTAATCGTCCTATGTGGCTCTCAGTACGCTCTACTGGAGGTTAAACGCTCTGGTACAGCTAGTAAGCGACCGAACCAAGGATATTACATAGACCACTTCGGTAAAGATACCTTCACTTCCTTTATTTATCCTGAAAATGAAGAAGAAGTTATATGGGGTATGTGTGAATTCTTTGGGCTAGATCCGAATATCTATCTTGATATAAAGAGGGGTAGGTAAGAACTTTCTTACAAAAACTCCGCCTACGCGGATAAAGAATCTTCTATTATATATGTTAAAGGAGTTATATAATGGTTATTATCGAACTTAAACATTACTTCAGCGGTATGGTGCAGACTGAGCTATATTCAGCTCCTTATTCTGATGGCGCGGTTACAGCGTTCAATACATTCGCAGAAGCAAGAGATGAGCTTTTATATAAAGGTTATTCTCGACTTAATATGGGTACATATGACCCTATTGAAACTGGTGACAAAGCTAATATATATCGTTATGTTGATGATATGGATAAGCCGGTAACCTTTGACCCAACTTTAGGGGTATTAAAGGAGACTATTGCCACCATCAGAAAATTAAAAGTTGGACGGGGGTAGTATATGGAATGGATACCACACTGGAACCTGGTTGGGAAACATGCTATATTGTCCCCATCCGGCTATTCCTGGTTAGGATATGATGCTGAAAAGATGGCCAAGACCTACGATAATAAACAAAACGTAGCGCGTGGCACGGCTCTACATGAGTTAGCATCACAGTTAATTAAGTCTAGAACAGAGCTAGCGCCTAAAAAGAAGGCCCTAAACCTGTTTGTTAACGACTGTATTCGTGAGGGTATGTCGTCTGAGATATTATTATATTACTCAGATCACTGTTTTGGTACTGCTGACGGTATTAAATGGGATAAAGACACTAAGGAATTACGTATTTATGACCTTAAAACCGGAGTATCGAAACCTTCATTCAGCCAATTGGACATCTACGCTGCACTATTTTGCTTAGAATATGGTGTAAATCCTAAGAAAATTACCGTTATTCAACGCCTTTATCAGGGAAATGGTTACTCCGAACAGGTTACAATCAATGATAAAGCCCGTGTTGAAGGTGAAAATGATGGTAATATCACCTGGATTATGTCTCATATTAAGGAAATGTCCAGCGTTATTGATGCAAGAGAGGCCGAAATCCGACCTTTGAAGTTCTGGTAAAGGGCTAAAATGATAGGATAAATGTGTAAAATTCTACAGTTTTTGAAGAAATTCGCTAATTTGCCCCTGACAAAAGTGGCTCAAAATTCGTGATTTTCCCCAATTTTCCCCAAATAAAACTTGGGGATTGGGTTAAAAACTTGGGGATTTTACCCATTTTTGGCCATTTTCCCCAACTTTGAGGTATTTTTGATCCGGTTTTTGAGCCACTTTTTTGGGTCTATTTTTGCTATAATTTGATAGTAATTTTAGACCTATTTTTGCATATTTTTGAGAGGTTTTAGGTGCAGTAAAAAGTGGCGCAAAAACCGGATCAAAATTCGAGTTAACTTGGTGATTTTGGTCTTTTCCCCATATTTTTCCCAAGATTTTCGTTAAATCCCCAGATTGAAGTTGGGGAAATTTCGAAAGCTTGTCAGGGGCAAATTTGGGAAAAAGGGGTCAAAAAGGGGTGTTTTTCGGGTATTTTTCCTAAAATAAATTAGTTTTCCCCAAAATCCCACGGTTTTTTCAGAAAAGTTTTAAATATATTAATTAAGATTATATGTGTTTATTGTGGTATATTATGCATATTTATATATTGTATTGAATTATATATATATTATATTATTTTTTAATAATCTCGCGCGTACGGGAACTATAATATAAATATATAAAATTACCTAAATAAATAAAGTTTTTAATCAATAAATATAAAAAGTTTCTAAAAAAACGTGGGGATTGTGGGGAAAACATATTTATTCAAGTTTTTCGATGATTTTTGAGTTTTTCATAGAAAATAGCCTTTTTCACAATCTCATACAAAAATAAAATAAAAAAATGTGTTTTGTACAAATAGAATTCTCTACGACTGGAAGTATGGGCCAGTCAATACAACCTGATATTATTTATATAAATTCCAAACTGCGTATACAATCTTTTGGATTTTCCCAATTCCCTTACAGTTAATTTTCATTTGGTTTGTAAGTTTGTATACCTCCTTTCTAATATATTTTTTTTGCGTTCATGATACAAGTCGGTTCAGCACGTCATATTCCTAACCCGGAAATACGGAGTATGAAAATCAACAGCCGACAACTACTATTCACTAGTAAAAATCATTTTCAACTGCTAACATCTTTTTGGTGAGAGTTTTTCAGTGTTAGCGAAAAGATTGTATACGTGGTTTAGAGTTTATATAAATAATTTAGTTTGTTTGTGGAAATCGTTATTTTCTTGTAAAATTCAAGAATTGGAGAAGTAAAATGCCTGGAATGCCCCTCAGAGGCTCCAGAATGCCCTGTATTGCATTTCGTTGGTAGAGTCGGTAAATAGTTCCACTTTATGCTAAAATCGCTCTACGGGCCTGCTAGAGGCCTTAAACGACGTGCTAATATTTAGGCTATTTTTATTATTTTGAGGAGGATTTGACATTGGATTTCGAAAATGTCTTCGAAAATGAAGACGAAATCATGGATGATTTAAGTCAACTTTCAGAAGAAGGACGCGAAATAATCCTCAAACATTATGGGGTAAAACGTCGTTCTGGACGCTATCCTTGGGATCCGTTATTGCATTTACCGAAGAATCATAAGTTCATTGAAGAGCGTGATGAGCTCAAAAAACGAGGCTTTTCGGACAATGAAATTGCAAAACAAATGGGTCTTTCTACAACAGTTTATCGGTCAAAAGTAACGATTGCTAAGGAAGAAATGAAGCAATATAACATGCAACGGATTGCAAAATTACAGTCTGAAGGTATGATTATTGACGATATTGCCAAGACAATTGGTACTACTGGACAGACTGTTCGGAACTACATTGATGAAATGAACAACCCGAATAAGTCTTCTAGAGCACAACGAGTGCAGACTGAAGCGGTTGCTGACACCCTAAAAGACGCTGTAAAACGCTCTAAATACGTCGATGTGGGTAAAGGTGTTGAGGTTCAGATGGGTATTTCCAAGGAAAAACTCAAAGCTGGACTGAATGCACTGGTAGAATCGGGTGATTATGAGGTTCATAACCTCCGAATTGCTCAAGTTACGGACAAAAACAACTCTACTCCGGTTAAAGTATTGACTGAAGCAGGGGTTGAACGCCGTGATATCTATAAAAACATGGATAAAATCCGTCCTGTTCAAGAGTTCGCCCTTGATGGTGATGCTCGAATGTTCCAATCTATGGAACGACCGAAGTCTATTGGCTGGGATCGTGTTCATATTAGGTATGCTATACCTGATGGACAGAAGGGTCACGGTACAAATGATGATGGTGCTATGATGGATGGTGCTATGTTTATCCGACCTGGTGTTAAAGACCTTAACCTAGGTAAAGCATCTTATGCTCAGGTTCGTATTGCTGTAGGTGATACACACTATCTTAAGGGTATGGCTTTGTATGGTACTGAGGAAATGTTTAAGAATGTACCTAAGGGTACTGACATTATCTTCAACACTAATAAGACGAAGGATAAGGCCCCTGAGGACGTCCTGAAGCCGCTTAAGAAAAACCCTGAGGGTGGAGCCCCGATTGATGGGCCGAACCCATTTGGAGCCACTGTGAAGCGTCAGAACATGCTTGTGGATAGTAAGGGTAACCCTGTGTATAAGAAGGGTATGACAGATAAGCATGGTAATAAGGTTCCTGAGATTGGATCTGTTAACATTGTCAATGAGGAAGGTGACTGGGCTAGCTGGTCTAAGACACTCTCCGCTCAGTTCTTATCTAAGCAACCAGTAAGTGTGGTTCATGAACGTCTTAAGGCAACCATGAAACAAGTTCAAGATGAGTATGATAGTATCCAGAAGGTTACTAACCCTGTCATCAAGAAACAATTACTGGAGTCATTCACATCTGATCTCGAGTCTAAGCAGGTACATTTAAAGGCCGCTGCACCTAAAGGTTTCCAGGGTCACGTTATCTTACCTGTGCCTGATATGAAGGAGAACGAAGTATTCGCACCTAACTATAAGAATGGTGACCGTGTAGTACTGGTACGTTATCCTCATGGTGGACGCTTTGAGATGCCAGAGCTTACTGTTAATAATAATAGTATCGCTCGCAAGATGATCTCTAAGAACAGCCCTGATGCTATTGGTATTCACCCTAAGGTTGCATCTAAAATGTCAGGGGCTGACTTTGATGGGGATACTGCATATGTTATCCCTAACAACAAAGGTAAATTCAAGACTGCCAATAGTCTTAAAGAGCTGGCTAACTTTGATCCTAACATGTATCAAGATAAGCCTGGTACATTTAAGCCTATCGAAAAGAAATACCAGCAAACTTTAATGGGGGTCGTTTCAAACCTCATTACCGATATGACTTTGCAAGGCGCACCTACTAGTGAGATAGCCCGTGCTGTTAAACACTCAATGGTTGTTATCGACGCAGAAAAACATAAGCTTAATTATAAGCGGTCTGCTGAAGAGAACGGTATCGATGCATTAATGAAGCGGTATATGACTCACGTTGATAGGGTTAAGTATGGAGAACTAGAGCGATGGAATCCTAAGACTCGTAAGATGGATAGGGTTATTGATCCGGATAAGCTTAAGAAAGATTTAAACCCGGATGCCAAATATACATCGGCCTCTACAATCATCTCCCGTCATAAACAGACCGTCATTACAGACGGGTACCAAGTAGAAGTACCGGACTACAAATCTAAAAAGGACGGGGCTACGAAAATGGTATGGCGAAACAAGAAAGAAACTTACGTCATCAACATGTTGAAAGACGCAAACGTTCTTCTTGGCCCGAATGCTACTAAGACGGAGCACCACTATGCGGACTATGTAAACGATTTGAAGGGGTTCAAAAATAAGGTTGATGAGGAAATGGCTAATATAAAAATGCCAGCCCGTGATCCTAAGGCTGCCAAGATCTATGCATCTGAAGTTCTATCAATGAAAGAGAAAGTAGATCAGGTCAAGGTCAACCGTATCAAGGAACGACAAGCACAACGTATGGCTGAAGTCACAAGTAAAGCTGAGATTGCTAGACGGTCTGAAGATGAAGTCTTGAAGAAGGATGACATCTCTCGTATCAAACAACAAGCTCTCAACAAGGCTCGGTCTATGGTAGGTGCTGGACGTAATCCTGTTAAGATTACGGATGATGAATGGGATGCAGTACAAGCTAATGCTGTGTCTGGTACTCTCCTAAAAGAACTAGTGTCCTTCATGGATGACACCCAGCTCAAGACTCTTGCAACACCAAGAGAGAATAAAGTAATGACTGATAGTCGGAAGGCTAAAGCTAAAGCCCTCCTCGCTAATGGTTACACTATCTCTCAAGTTGCTGAAGCAATGGGTGTAAGTCCAACAACAATTGGTAAGATCAAGAATGAATAGCCCCATTCAACAGGGGTATGTGTGTAACAATACATACAATAGATTGTTAGTTCAATCTCGTTCACGCTATTGGTTATGCCTAACAGGATGCTAGTATAGTTACTTTATAGAAAGGAGAAGTCATGCTGACAACTGAAGACAATCCATTCAATCCTTGGACTCAGTATGAATTATGGAGACGCTGGGACATTGATCATGGTTACAACCTTGAGTCTTACTTAGCTTCTCTAATGCCAATGTTGAATTCCAGTTCAACTGAAGACTATGAACACGCATGGTCAGTTGCTGTTTCTGAAATACTTGAACAAAATATTTTTGGTAATTTAAAACTTGTTCCAAAGCCAGATGATTATGAGGAAGACCTAGAGTTCTTGAAGGATTCGGAAGAAGAAATCAAACTCTAACACCCCCGGGGGGTCTGATTACAGCCCTCCCCCCTTTATGCATCGGCGGTGGTGTCAAAAATTCCCCCGTTGCGATTTTTTCCAAAATGTTTTTGGATTCTAACAGGCCGACTTACTGAACCGAGCTTCACCACCTACGTGCGTTTGCTCCTTTTACACGTAAGCTGGCGGATTAGATTCTAGACAGGACTGGGGTTTGATTAGAAGTCGACTAAAGTCGGTCTATTCGAGTCCAAAACCGTTAGGAAGAACTCGAAAAGATTATTAAAGAAAGGAAAAGTGTCATGGCAGCTACAAAAACTACTTATAAAGTTGTTGCTCCTGCCGGAGTCTTTGTTCGTAAACATCCTGAACAGACTGAAGAGAACGTGGTTCGCTTAGCCGAGTTTGGTGAGCGCCTTATCGTACTTGAGGTAGGATCTGAATGGGTAAAAGTAGAAGACGGATACGTGATGAACCAACCGTACATCATTGAACCCGATCTAACAAAAACTAAAACTAAGAAAGAGGCTGAATAGTTATGACAAATGAAGTCGTCAATTATGATACTCCTCAACGGGCCTACAAACCTGCACGTTCGCCTGAACAGCGTGAAATGCAAATGATGGCACTTGCGATGGAGCTATCAGAAAAACGTCTTCAGGAAGGAACTGCTTCGGCTTCGGAGATCGTATACTGGTTGAACCAAGCCAGCCCTAAAGCTCGTCTTGAGCGTAAACAACTTGAACTACAAGCAGAGTTATTGCAAGCACGTATCGATTTAATTCGCAGTGACCAACAAGCAGAACTTGACTTCAAGGAAGCACACAAAGCATTCCAGGGTTACGCTGGTAAACCAGAGGAGATTATCGAAGGTACTTTCTATGAAAAGTAGATTGACCTATACAGAGATGTCTAAACTTGAGTCTTATACAGAACGACTTGAGTATCTTCGTTTGCGTGGAGTACAACACGAAGCGCCTCGAGATATTTCAAACCGGTTCTATAAGTCCAGAGCTTGGTTGCAATGTCGAAAAGAAATTATTCGACGTGACCTTGGACAAGACTTGGGCGTTAGAGGACTTTATGTCGACGGCCCTATAACCGTCCATCATATGAATCCTTTAACGAAAGAAGACATCGAGAACTTGACCGAGAATTGTTTCGATCCTGACGGACTTATCACGGTCTCAGACTATACCCATAAACGTATTCACTACGATCAGAAGGAGTATCAACAGTGGGTGGAACGTAAACCGGGTGACACAAAACTATGGTGAGGATGAGTAATGCAAACAATCTATGAAGATGTGCTCAACTTCGTCGGGGTAGTACATGATCCAGATCCAACAACCAATCGTGTAGTTAATACTCAAATCAGTATTGCTATCGATTCGGCTTTGGGTGTGTTAGTCCAAAACGGTATTGGACATGCATGTAGTGTATTAGCTGAGCCTAATCTAACATGGGCCGATTTCTTCTATGGTCACTTGGATCTTGAAGAGGGGATTAAGCGCCGCCTCGAGAATGAGTCCTTTGCAAAAGCTTACGTTGGTATCAGTACAATTATCGCATATGATCCACCGCAAGCATCAGTCTTGACCGCACTAAAAGAAGCTCGAGATGAAAATCTTACTCGGGCTAGATGGGAGGTAGAGTATGTCAAACACGACGTATGACGACGATAAGTTGCTCCACTCTGGCCGTAAGGGTATGAAGTGGGGGCAGCATATATTCGGTCGAAGTCGCGCCTCAGCATTTAGTTCTAGACGACGTCGTAGACTGGAAGGCGGTCTAAGTGAACATGAGCGTGAACTCGCTGTATTAAATCTATATCGTAACCGCGACCGAGTTTCGACTAAAGTGTTGAAAGATAAAGTGTCTCGTATTGAGACTGAACAAAAGCTTAAAAAGCTTGCTGAAGCACCGGCTATTGCTCGTGCCGAAGCCAAGAAGAAACGTCAACAAGCACGACTACAGTTTGCTGCTAAAGCTGCTTCTGCTGCTCTTGATGTTTACTCAAAATGGCCTAATCAATCTGTCGCTAAGAAGTTCGACCCTGTAAAACAGGAGAAAGAACTAGCGAAGGCTATTAAAGATTTCGAGTACCGTAAAGGTATGGCAAAAGCGTTTAAGGATGTACCGCTTACGTTTACAAAGTTTGATGATAAGGTAAGTGTGGATACTAGCAAACTATTCCAATCAGTCAATGTGGCTGGGGTAGATGTATATATTCCTGAAACGATTAGAAAGGCTAAGGAACTTATGAAACATTATGCGGTAGGTGGGACTTTAGATGGGGTTTATATTCCGTCAAATGAAGAAACACTTCTTCAATACGGCAAGAAAGGTATGAAGTGGAAGAAGCGTAAAAATCCACTAGCTGAAGCAGGAGATCATCTTGCTGAAGACCTTGTATATGCTGTTGATAAGAAAGCTATTGATAAACATGTCGAAGACGCTGCGCGTGATAAGAAAACAGTCGAACGGAACATGGCCGATAATATTAGTAAGATTAAGAGTGGTGTTCGAAATGGTAAGACTATAGATCCGTCTGAACAGAAATATCATGATGCTTATATGCGTAATGCAAAAGCTTATGGAAGAGTCAGTAAAGTACTTGAAGCACGTCAAAAACATGCTAAAGATGTGGCAGCGGCGCATGCTAAAGATGTTAAGAATCGACGTAAAAAATAATACCTTGTGAAATAAAAGGAGCAACCAGTGGTATTTAGCAACACTGCGGTTCCTGTCGAGTACGGTAGATTTAGAGACGCTGTAATACGCGGTGAGATTCCTGTATGTCGCGAGGTCTCGATGCAGATGAACCGAATCGATGCGGATATCGCCAACCCAAATTATTATTACGATAGTGACGCTATCCAAGGGTTTATTGACTTCTGTGAGAATGAGATGACCCTAGTTGATGGCCGACCGTTGACCCTATTACCTACTTTCCGACTTTGGGCAGAAGACCTACTAGCTTGGTTTGAGATCAAGGAAGAGAAGGTTTATGACCCACAGACTGGAAAATTCAAAATAGTTAAACATAAGCGCAGACTTAGAAACAAACAATATCTAATTGTCGCTCGGGGTAACGCCAAGTCTCTATATGCAACATTACACCATGCCTATGGTTTGGTGATTGACACGAACTCAACACAACAAGTAACAACCGCTCCAACTATGGCTCAGGCAGAAGAGGTACTATACCCATTTGCTACAGCTATAACCAAAGCGGCCAGCTCGACTGAAGGGTTCCCTTTGTTCAGAGTTCTTACTAAAGGCTCTAATAAGGCTCGTACTCAAAAGTCGCAAGCTCAACTTGCTGTTACGAAAGACGGTATTGTTAATAAACTAACAAACTCCATACTACAGGTTAAACCTATGACTCGTAGTAAACTTCAAGGATCTCGTGCCAAGTATGCTAGTGTCGATGAGTGGCTATCTGGTGATATCAAAGAGGATATTATCGGTGCCCTTGAACAATCCGCTTCTAAAGACGGTATTGACGACTATATTATCTTAGCCGTATCCTCTGAAGGTACAGTTCGTGACTCGGTAGGGGATGCTATTAAGAAAGAACTTCTCGATATCCTTCGTGGGCAATACTATGACCCGCATACTTCTATCTGGTATTATCGTTTAGATGACCTCGCAGAGGTGGCTAATCCCGACATGTGGATGAAGGCTTGCCCTAACATCGGTATTACGGTTTCTTATGAAGCTTACCAACGTGATGTTAGACGGGCAGAACACTCTCCTGCGAACAGGAATGATATCCTGGCTAAGCGGTTTGGTATACCTGTGGAAGGGACGACCTACTTCTTCACTTTCGAAGAAACTGAACTTCATCGAAGGCAGAACTTCAGGCGTATGGAAGTTTCAATGGGTATGGACGCCTCTCAAGGTGATGACTTCTGGGCGTTCACTTGGATTATACCTCTTGGTAGAGGTAGATATGGTGTACAAACAAGGTCATACGTTTCAGAAGTTAAATACCTACGTCTTAACTCTGCGGCCCAACAAAAATATGATCAGCTTCAAGCTGAAGGAACATTGATTATACTACCCGGTAACTATCTTGACTGGGAACAAGTATATGACGATGTTGAGCGTTACATCGACGAGATGGAATGGTCTGTTATCTCATTTGGATACGACCCATATAACGCTGCCGAGTTTGTTGATCGTTGGACTATGGAAAACGGAGACGTTGGTGTTGAAGTCGTACGACAAGGTGTTAGAACTGAGTCTGTTCCTCTAGGTGAAATTAAGAACATGGCGACATCTCGCGACCTTATTTTCTTCGAGGAACTTATGAAATACGCAATGGGTAATGCTGTTGTAATTCAAGACAATAACGGTAACTATAAACTTTCCAAAATGCGAAGCAATGAAAAGATTGATAACGTTGCTGCTTTGATGGATGCTTGGGTTGCCTATAAACGTAATAAGGAGGCATTCTTGTAGGATGGTAAATAACCCCTTAGGATCATGGAACGCATTCATGTCAACCCGCAATGGGCTCGACTATGATGAGTCATTAGTTTCCGGCTCTGGTTGGGGACGATCGACAAGTGCGCTTCGTGGTTACAATTTCAAACGTCAAGATTTGGTCAATAGTATTATCTCTATGATTGCTCTTGACGTCGCAATGGTCGACTTTAAACATTTAAAGATTAATGAAGAAGACGGTAATCAAACCCCTGTAGAGTCAGGTTTGATCGATTGTTTAACGCTGTCTGCTAATATTGACCAAACTGGTCGTGCATTTATTTACGATTTGGCCTGGTCACTATTAGAAGAGGGTACTGTAGCGATTGTCCCCGTTGATACGACAACAAAACCGAATGATGAAGGATCTTATGATGTCTTATCTATGCGAGTAGGTAAGATCATGCAATGGTATCCTCGAGCTGTTCGGGTTAGGGTCTATAATGATCAAAATGGTTTAGAACAAGACCTAACTTTATCTAAGCAATCTGTGGTTATCTTAGAATCTCCTTTGATTGGGCTACTTAAAGACCAGAACGCTACTCTACGATTGATAGAGCAGAAGATGGATCTTATGTACTCTCAAGACAAGGCGATTGTGGCAGGTCGTTTGAATGGTTTCATTCAGGTACCGTATGCTACTAAGAGTGAACATAGGCAGGCTTTAGCGCAAGACCGTAAAAAGAAACTCGAAGAAGAACTAGCTAATAGTCAGTTCGGTATTGCTACCTTGGATGCGAATGAGAAATTCATTCACACTGGTGGTAACATCATGAACAACCTTGTTGATGACTTACGTAAGTTACAACAAGATTACTATAACCAAGTTGGTATCTCTTCTAAGATTCTTGATGGTACTGCGGGGCAAGCTGAACTTAATCTTTATTACCATCGTGCCGTAGACCCTGTTCTACAGACTATTGTTGATGGTCTTAACAGAACGTTCTTAACCAAGACTGCTAGAACGCAAGGTCAGGTAATTCAGTATTATCGTGACCCATTCCGTATGTTGCCGGTTGAACAACTAGGTACTGCGGCAGATCTCTTTGCTCGGAATGCAATATTTACTTCGAATGAAATCCGTGCAATGCTAGGTCGAGCACCTCACCCAAGTCGTATCGCAGATATGCTCTTTAATAAGAACATTTCTACTGGTATGGACCTAATGGGTATTGGTGATCCTAATGGTACAACCCAGGGGTATCCTGAAATCTACAACGATGGCCAAGGTGGGTATGTCGATGCGGACGGAAATCCGGTAGATGAGTACGGACGTCTCTTGGATGTATAAAATTTTTATGGAGGTTTTCTAGTTGCAAAAGAAGGCTGATTTTGCCGGATGGGTAACTAAGAACGACATTCGATGTAGTGATGGTGTCACGATTCGTCATGATGCATTTCTACAAAGTGATGGCGCTCAAGTTCCTATCGTTTGGCAACATGATTACTCCAGTCCCTCAAATGTGTTGGGGTACATGAAACTTCAGCATCGTGACCAGGGTGTTTATGGGTATGGGTATCTAAATGATACCGAACATGCTCAAGACACTAGAGTCCTACTACAACATGGTGATTTAAACGCTATGTCTATCGGGGCTCGCGGTATCCGAAAGAACGGTAACGACGTAATTCATGGTGAAATCTATGAAGTAAGTCTCGTTCTCAAAGGTGCCAATCCTGGTGCGCTGATCGAACATGTTATGCTCCATAGCGCATACGGGACTGAAGAGTACGAAAGCGACCGTGCTACCATTCACACTGGTATCACGCAGGAACTCATTCATTCAGATACTGAAGATGAGTTAGAAGATAAAAAGGAGGGACACATGTCTCGTACATATGAGGAACTGTTAGAAGGTCTAACTGATGAAGAGGTTGAAACTCTCCTCGGTGGCGTTCTAGCTGATGTTGATGCCGCTTTGCAAGCTGAAGAAGCTGAAGAAGCAGAAGAAACTGAAAAAACTCAAAATGAGTTAGAAGTTAACGGTTTGGACGAAGAAGTCGCAACCGAAACTGTTGACGGAGCTACAGAAGACAATGAAGTCGCTGTAGAATCTGGTGCAGATGCTGGTGATACAGTATCACATTCTATTTTCGAAGGAGAAGAAGTTTTGAAACACAATCAATTCCAAGGGACTACTAATGCTGCTGTATCTGAAGCAGAATTGGATACTTTACTACAAAGCGCGATTCAAGGAAACGCAACTTCATTCGCAGGCGTACTTCGTGCTAACGACGTTCTAGGTGAAGACTCACTTCAACACGGTTTGGTAGGTATGGAAACATTGTTCCCACAACCTGCTACTAACGGTGGAATCAATGTCTACAACCCAGGCTCACTTAACATCGACAAGATCATGGGACAATTCGGTAAGTCTCCACTTCCTCGCGTTAAGAACATGTTTGCTAACCTTACAGAAGACGAAGCTCGCGCTCGTGGATACATCAAAGGTAACCAAACTCTTGACTCTATTGAAGAAGTTTACTTCCGTGAAACTACTCCAGGATCTGTTCATCGTCGTGAAACAATCGATCATGATGACTTGATCGACTTGCAAGATGGTGGATTTGCTGCTGTTAACTTTATCCAACAAGTTCAAATGGCTAAATTCAAAGAAGAAATCGTTAAAGCGGCTTTCTTGTCTGACGGACGTCCATTGACGCTTGCTGATGGTAAACGTAACCCTGAAAAGATCAGCGAAAAACATATTCGCCCTATCATCAAAGATGATCCATTGTTCGTAATCAAAGTAACTGCTGCTTCATTTGAAACTGCTGTTGACGAAGTAATCAGCAAAGCGTTTCCTGCTTATCAAGGTTCTGGTAAACCATGTCTTTATATCAACCCATTTGACTTGGCTAAATTGAAGACTCTTAAAGATAAGAACGGTCGTTACTTGTATGCTCCATCTATGGATAACAACCAAGTACCAGGTAACGCAAACATTGCGGCATACTTCATGTGTGATGAAGTTGTTGAATACCGTGCACTTCCTCAAGGAACATTCATCATCGGTAACCTTGTAGACTATCAATTCGGTATGTCTAAGAACGGTGAAATCGCTACATTCGATAGCTTCGATATTGACTTCATGCAACATAAATACTTGATGCATGCTCGTATGTCTGGTGCTATCCGTACGCCTAAATCATTCATCGTCGTTACTGTAACAACTAAGGGTGAAGTTGAAGAAACTGCTGTTAACTTCGATTCTACTGGTCTTAAGACTAAACCAACTTGGACTGTACAAACAGACCCAACTGAATTCAAAGGTGTAGGTGCTAAGGCTGTAGATTATGACGCTGCAGTTAACGGAGTTGCTATGACTGAGGACGAAAAGAAACTCGGTGATATCGAAACAACTCCAAAACAAAAGAAACCTAAAAAAGCTGAATAGTCTTTGAAAGTTAGGAAGGTAACGAAATGACAAAAGCTGGAATTAGACTTATCTTCCGTTCCAAAGAGACAGAAGAAGTTGAAATTGGGGATCATCGTTATACCTATACGGTATCCCCTTTGTTAATTGCTAGAATATCTACTAAATCATTTATGATTGAGGATAGTGACTCAGTTAACCAGAATACTAAGTCAAAACTTAAGTTCGATGTTCTTTTGCCTAATGATGCATCTGACCGAGTGAATAGAATTAGCCACATTCTTTATATGGGCTCGTTCTATAAAGTAGGGACGATTAGACCTTACCCTCCTCGAGTTGCGTTAACAGTAGAAGATCTCGAATTGTCAGAGCTTAAGTCGGAGTTAGAACAGCGAGTGAACGAAACTTCTCGAAAATCTCAAAATGAATTAAAAATTGACGCATTTGATCATTTAGGTGTGTTGATGACCCCGCCAGAAGAAACTAGTGAACTTCAAAAGAATTCATTGGTTCTAAAAGATGGGATTATTCAGGTCTGGGATGGGACGAAGTATACTGATCTTGTTAAAACTCTATCAACTACAGTTGCTGAACATACGGAAGAGCAATTATAATAATTTATACTACTAATCTACTATTACTAATTATAATTGTATAATTCAAATGCGAGGTAATGAACTATGGGGTTTAAGACAAGAAAGGAATTTCTCGAAGTTCTAAAACAAGAGATCTGTCCGAATATCTATTTCACACCTCCTGATGATGTTACGCTTAAGTTTCCAGCTTGCGTTGTTACTAGGGAAGACTTTGATGTTCGTAAGGCAAATAACAAGCCGTATATGTCTAACATGGGGTATAAGGTGGTTTATATGTCTAAGAACGAGTCGGATGAAATATTTATGAAGATCTCGAATACGTTTATGTATTCTGCTTTTAGATCTGAGTATAAGGTTAATGGGTTATATCACAAAGTATTTGTGGTTTATGTTTAGAAAGGAATGTCGATTTGGCTACAGTAGAAGAGGTTGTTAATTATGCCCGTTCTTTAGCGGATCAAGGGGTAGGTACTGATGCTGACGGTTCTTATGGAACTCAATGTGTAGACTTACCAAATAGTATTTCTCAAATTTACTTCGGTAAAATTCTATGGGGTAATGCTATTGACCTATTGGATTCTGCGGCAAGTTTGGGGTATGAAGTTGTATACGATGCTGTGGGAGTAAATCCTAGAGCGGGTGCGATCTTTGTTATGGATACCACTTATCTGTATGGTCACCCTTATGGTCACACAGGTATTGTTATTGAGGACTCAGATGGTTACACAATCAAAACTATCGAGCAAAACATTGACGGTAATGCTGATTCATTATACGTTGGTGGTCCAGCACGATACAATGAACGTAACTTTGACGGTATTGTAGGATGGTTCTATCCTCCATATACTGGTCTTCCTCAAGGAGATCCTGTCATCGCACCTCAACCAGAGACTCCTGCAGACGAGGTTGTTGTAAACGAAGAAACTGCGAAATTTACAGTAATGGTAGCTGGACTTAATGTCCGTACTGAGCCACACGTTACTGCTGAGATCGTAGAAGTTTACACACCTGGACAAACATTCATTTACGATCAATGGATGGATGCTGACGGATATCGTTGGTTGTCTTACATCGGTGCAACTAGTGGTAAGCGACGTTATGTTGCTTGTGGTAATGTTGAGAACGGCGAACGCATTAATGCATTTGGTGAATTCTCAGAAGCTTAATATTTGGAGGAAATTTTAAATGACAAAATTGGTTTGGGATCAGGATACTAAACGTTTATACGAATACGGTGTTGACAACGGTGTTCTTTTCCTTAAGAAAAGTGATGGTGGCTACGAAAAAGGTGTTGCTTGGGACGGTTTGACTAAAGTCTCAGAATCACCAGAAGGTGCAGAATCTACTGCTAAATACGCTAACAACAAGAAATACCTTAACTTGCGCTCAGACGAACGCTTCAAAGGTCAAATCTCAGCCTACACTTATCCACAAGAATGGAATAAATGTCAAGGTAAACGTAGCCCTATTACAAACGGAGCTGGTGGTAAGAAAGAACTCGCTGGTGTGACTGTTTCAGGTCAAGCTCGTTCTGACTTCGGTCTTTCATACCGTACTGGTATCGGTAACGATACTGAAGGTTTGGACCATGGTTACATTCTTCACCTTGTTTACTCAGCATCTGCTGGTGTATCAAGTAAAGAATACCAAACTGTAAATGAAAGCCCAGACGCTCTTGAGTTCTCTTGGGACTTTGATACAGTACCAACACCAGTACCAGGTATGAAACCAACTGCGCACGTTGAAATCAACAGCACTTTGGTTGACAAAGACAAACTTGCTGAGCTTGAGAAGAAAATTTATGGTTCTGCTGATTCTGAACCAACTCTTCCAACACCAGAAGAAGTGTTCACCACTCTCGGTCTTGTCGCTGGGTAATTAGAATTTAATGACGTGGGATAGGGGTTGGACAACTAAGGTTCGTGTTGGCGTCAAAAATTCAAAATGAAATATAAATCTACATTAAAGGAGTATAGAGATGATTTCTAAAACAGTAACTTATAACAACTTACTCACTGGGGAACCAGTAACAGAGGAACTTTGGTTCCACTTACGTAAAGACGAAATTATTCGTATCATGGGTCGTGCTAAAAAGGATTGGGACGACTATATCAAAGAAATGATGAGTCGTGAAGACGTCGACGAGATCTTCGACTTCGTTGAATCTATTCTTAAGATGGCTTACGGTGAGCGTTCTGAAGATGGTCGTACTTTCCGTAAAGACAAGAAACTTCAAGAAGACTTTGCTAACTCTGAAGCATACTCTGAACTATTCATTGATATGATTACAGATGCGGTATCTGCAGATGGTAAAGAAACTTCTAAGTTCTTTAGCGCCCTTGTAGGTGATCCAAACAAAGGAACTGTTCCGGAATCAGTTTCTAAACTCAAGAAATAAGATAATTGAGGGGTAAATTTACACCCCTCTTTTATTTTTATTTGATAGCGAGGTATATATGTTAGTTATTGATACACCCGATCGGGAATATTATAATGAGGATACGTATCAATTTATAACTATACCAGGTCGCCGTTTACATTTCGAGCATAGTTTAAAAACTGTTGCGGAGTGGGAGACATTATATCGCAAGCCTTTTTTAACTCGAGAGGAAAAGACCACTGCTGAGCTCTTTGACTATTTCTTATTAATGTGTCAAGAGGATATAAGCTACTCGGATTTAACACCAGATGTGATTGAACAGGTTTCAATGTATCTGGAGGATAAGCCAACAGCTACAGTTATCAATCCAGTGGAGAAACCAAGTAATAATGGAATGGTTATGACGTCAGAGGTTATATATGCTTATATGGCCAATGCGAGAGTTCCATTCGAATGCGATACTTGGAACATTCATAGACTCTTAACTCTTTTAGGTGTCATCGGTGAATTCAACGCACCTAAGAAGAAGAAGTCTACGAGTCAAATATTGGATGACTATGATCGTATTAACAATGAACGGCAAGAGAAAATTCGTAAGATGCGAGAGGAGCGTGAACGAAATGCGAATAAAGGTGCAGACAATTAAGAAGAAAACTGGGTTGTCTACAATGGCTAAGAAAGCCGAAAACATGGATTCAGTTCGACATGCTTTACAATCTCGTGGACGGAGTGGATTGAGCCGGCTGATTTCTGCTACTCCTAAACGATCAGGGTCAACAGCTTCTTCTTGGGGTATGGAGGTTGAAAAATCTCAAAATGGTTTAAGTTTATACTATTCCAACTCTAAGAAGATTAAAGATGGCACCCCTCTTGTTGTACTTATTGTTAATGGCCACGGTACTGGTACTGGTGGATATGTTCCTGCTAATAACTTTGTTACTCCTATTGTAGATTCTATTGCAGATGAGATATTGAGGGAGGTGGAAAAAGTAATTGAGTAGACAAATAATTGAAGAACGTCTTATTAAGCTCGGTATTGATAATGAACAGTTCAAGACAGGTCTTAAAGAGTCCTTATCGTCTCTTGAAGACTTAGATAAATCCCTTGCAAAAGTTGATGGTAAATCTAGCTTTGCAAATACCGAGAAAGCCACTAAATCTCTAGGTCGCTCCCTTACCGAATTAATGGGCTCTGCCCCTAAACTAGGGGATATGTATATGGGCGCCTTTAATAAAATCGGATCTGCTGTTGGTAGTGCGACAGGAACCTTTAGTAAATTTGCATCTGGTGTCTTAAACTTTGTTTCTCCTATAACGTTAGGTGGGAAGCAAGCATCTGAGGCTATTCAATCCATTGATACCTCAGTTCAACAGACCAGTGGTAAATTTAGCATGCTACAATCGGTAGCGTCTATTGCCTTGGGTAATATTGCGGCTAATGCTACAATGGCCGGCTTGTCTATGGCAAAGAACTTTGCGGGTAAGATACTTCACACAATCGCTCCGCTTAAAGCCGGTTTTGGTCAGTTTGAAGACAAGGTTAACTCAGTAAACATGTTGGTTGCTGCATTGGGTAAATCTGAAATGGGTCACATTACTGGATCCCTTGATGAGTTGCAAAAGTATGCAGAAACAACCAAATACTCAGTTAAGCAAATGCATAACTCACTTGCTCAGTTCGTAAATGCCGGGGTGGGTCTAGATGATGCCACTACCGCATTGAAAGGTTGGGGTAACCTGGCCGCTTCTGCTGGTGCAAGTACAGATGGATTTAACCGCTCACTCCAATTCGGGGTACAACAAGCATTGCAAATGGGTATGATGAATACTCAGAACTGGATGTCTGTTGAAAATGCCGGTATGGCAACTAAACGGTTTAAAGATATCTTGGTTGAAACTGCTAAGGCTTTAGGACAAAACGTCGACTTGTCTGAAGGATTCCGGGGGTCTCTTAAAGACGGCTGGTTGACTAATGAGGTCTTAATCAAATCCCTTGAACAGCTCGCTAATGATGAAACTTTGAAGAAGATGGCTTCTGACTTCCATACCTTTGGTGAAGCGGCAGAGGCTGTTGCAGACCAAGTAACATCTGGATGGGCTCGTGTATGGGAAACCTTATTCGGTCAGGCAGGTAGTGATGAGCTTACTGCATTCTGGACTAAATGGGGTAATACCGCCGCCAATGCTTTGAGCGCAACTGCGGACAAGGCTAACGAGTTTGCGAAAGCATTCGTGTCTTTAGGTGGACGTGACAAAATAATGGGTCTTATGGATTCGGTATTCGGATCTATTGGTGGAGTCTTTAAATCTATTGGTGGCGCATTCACCCATGTATTCGGTGGAAACGTAAGTACTGTAGTCGGACAAAAACTAGTTGATATTATTGGAAAACTTTCTGAGAAATTGAAACTAGGTACTGCTGAGCTTCATGCTTTTCAACATATTTTTATTGCAGTCTTCCAAGGACTTAAATGGATCGGTACTGAAGTAGGCGCTAAGATGAAACTTATCGCGACGCTTATTCCAAACCATATGATCAAAGACTTTATTCTGATCGTTGGTATGATAGCGAAAGCCCTATGGACAACTATTCGTGCGTTTGAAGTATTTATTAGTAAACTAATAAACTTTAGCAAGATCGGTAAAGTATTTAGTTTCGTAGGAAATGCTATTAATAAGTTCTGGGATGCAGTACATAACGGCTTAGCCAACTTCTCTGAGAAATGGTCTGCAGCATTTGATAAACTTCCTGGTGGCGTTGCAAAAGTCATGGATTGGCTTAAGAAATTCTGGGAAGTAATTAAATTACTAACTCCTGCTATTGGACATCTTAAGCAAGAATTACACGGATTCTTCTCTAAGATTGCTAATCCGTTTAAGACTTTGGGTCATGCACTTGGTGATAACGGTAAGAAATTCAATGAGTGGTCATTCTGGGTAGGTAATGCTGTACAGCGATTCCCTATCTTCGGTAAGGCTCTAGGTAAGTTCATTGTCGGATTCTCACATTTCAATGATGCGACTGGCCGTATGGACTCTTGGGCTGGACAATTCGGTCATAAACTAAGAACACACCTTTCAGGTTTCTACAACAGCCTACGTAACAACTACCGACGGACTATCACAAGTCATAGAACATTCTGGAATAGCCTTAATGGGGCTATGGACCAAGTTCTTAATCGCCAGATTACAACCTGGAAGCAGTTTCGTGAAGCTGTTAAATGGGAATATTTGATTCCACCTGGCATTCGTGACATGTTCAAGAACTTTAAGTTCTCTATGCCTGATATGTCTGGACTTAAGAAAGGTTTCGCGGCCTTTGCGTCTAATCCATTTGGCGCTATCAAGAGCGGTACCCAAGGACTTTCAAAATGGTTAGAAAATTCTACATTTTCTCTTAAGGCTTTTGGTGATATTGTTCGTAAACACTGGCCTACTCTTGGTGAGTATGCTGATAAATTAGACAAAGTAAAATTCTCATTGTCTTTTCTTAAACCAGTCGTAGATAGTGTTGGTAAGGCATTTGAATGGTTTAATTCTAAGATCTCGAAGATTAGCTTTGGCAAGATTAACTTCGGTGGTGCTGGTAAAGTCTTTAGTGACGCCGGTAAAGCGCTTACTGCGAACTTCTCTGAAGGTATTGTTCCTGGTATTGTCAAATCCATTGACGGATTCCGTAAGTGGGTTGGTGAGCTAGGTGCTGTTAAATCTATCTTTGGTGGTCTAGGATTAGGGGCAGGAATTATCGGTGAAGCATTTAATACCATTCGTAAAGAAATGGGCAAATCTAAGATCGACTTCAGTAACTTCAAGACAACCTTAGAAACATTTAAGGGCTGGTTCCATGGTTTCTGGCACGGTTTGGCTAATGTCGTATCGGGCGATACTTTCTCTAAAATTGGAGCAGGTATCAAGAACGGATTTAGCTCGGCTATGAGCTGGATCTCTAGTACATTTGGTCCATGGTTTAAAGGATTCTTTTCAAGCTTACCATCTAGTGTACAACATGTATTAACTGGACTATGGGATCTAATTAAACAATTCGCCTCATCAATCGGCTCAGGTTTCAAAGATACCAATCTCTCATTTAAGAACTTTGGAGAGGTTGTCGATTCTGTAAGTAAGGGTGTTAAGAAAGCCCTTGAAGAGATTGGGAAAGTCCTTAAGAAGATCTGGGACGGCTTTAAAGATCTGTTTAAGGTTACTGGTGTATCTGCTGATGAACTCACAGAGGCTGACTTCGGAGATCGTAAGATGAAAGAAGCCGAAGCCGGAATGAACCGTTTGGGCGATAGCGTAGACCGTGTCCATGAAAAGAGCAAAGGTGTCTTTGCAAGTATTGGTGACATGGCCAAACTTCTTGGTGAGACATTCAGTGCTGTATTAGCACCATTCAACAAAGCAGACTCTGCGGCAGTTGGTAAGATTCTTACATTGGCCGCGGCGATTATTGTGCTTTGGAATACTCGTAAGAAAGTGCTCGGCATTAAAGACATGTTCCGGGAATTCGGTAAAGGTATTTTCGAAGGGGCTAACTCCGTAACTGGATCTCTTACAAATATGTTTAAAGCTATTAGTGGACACTTTAAAGCCAAAGCCAAATTCCAAAACATTAAGTCCTTTGCATTAGCTATTGCAACTTTAACAGGTTCTCTGTTAGTCCTAGCTATGATTCCTGCTGATAAACTTCAACGAGGGGTTCTTGGGCTTGTAGCAGTTCTTGGCGCATTTGAAGTGTTCTACTTAACATTGTCAATGACAACCAAGAAGTTCGACCAAAGCAAAGTTCAAAATGCTAAAGATATGATGCTTGGTATGCTTGGCGTAGCAGGCTCTATTCTTATGATCTCTGGATCTGTCATGCTGCTAGGTAAGTTGGATGGAAATTCTCTTACGAAAGGTCTTTTCTCTGCCGGTGTTATTCTGGTTGCAATGGGCGGCTTGATGGCTATAATGGCACATATGCAACGAAATGCTAAAGGGTTTGACGGTGGTTCTGCTAAGATTTCCATTGGTATCTTAACCTTTATCGGATTAGCATATGCGATTAAGAAAGTGGCTAAGGTCGTTAAAGACGTTGGTAGTCTTGATGAAAGTACTCTTAACAAGGGTCTTTATACTGTCGCTACCATTATTGTAGGTATGTCGGCTGTTCTTCTTGCAACTGGTAATCTTAAGGAAGTTAAGACCTCATCTATTCTTACCTTTATTACAATGGCTAAAGCTGTAGGGGGTATCTCTAAAGCAGTAGCTGAACTTGGATCTCTTGATACTGATGTTCTTCTTAAAGGTGGAGCGGCAGTCGCTATCATGCTTACTGTTATTGCCGGTATTGCATTAGCATTTAGTAAACTGGATAACACCAAACAATCCTTTACTAAGAATGCTCTTGTTATGTTCGGTGGTATTGCCGGAATGCTGTATATGATGCGTAGCTTAGCGCAGAATATTGGCTCGATGAAGAATCCAGATGCTATTGTACAAGCTCTTGGCGCTATGGCAGTAGTTACGGCAGCCTTTGGCGCTCTAGCTATGGTTCTTCAAAAGAACAACATTGCGGATAAAGGAATAAACGAAGGTATTAAGAACTTAGCGGTTCTCTCAGGATCTGTTCTAATTGCTTCTGCTGGTCTTCTTCTTCTAAGTAAGATGGAAGGTAGCTTCCTTAAAACCGTTGGTGCCTGTCTTGCTCTTGTTGGTGTGGTTTATGCCTTTGTTAAAATCGGACAAGCCGCTCAGAACATCAAGAGAGAAGGTATTATCGGTCTTGCTGCAACAGTTGGGGCGTTGATGGTTTCGGTATATGCTCTGAAAGAGTTGACTACTATACCTGTGGATCATATTCTAACTCAAGCACTTGTCTTAGTCGGTGTAGTTGGTGCAATCGCCACTATAGGTGGTTTACTTGGTAAGGTTGGAGGTTTTGAAGCTATCGCAGGACTTACAGCACTTGGTACATCTCTTCTTATGATTGGTGGTGCTATTGGTATTGCGTCTGCTGGTATCGGCTACTTCTTACAAGGTATCGCTTCTGTTATAGACGCTATTACTAGACTTATCGATACCGTATCACGGCTTGGTAAAGAAGGTGGTGAAAACTTCCGTAAGTTCTTTGCTGAGGCATCTAAGTCATCTGGCGATATCGCTGAAGTTGTCGCTGGTATGGCAGAAGGTATGGTTGTTGGTATGGTCCGCGGTATTAGCGGTAATATCGGTAAGTTTATTGAAATCGGTGTTCAACTAATTAAAGGCATTATCATTGGTCTAGGTCAAGCGGCTGGTGATATTGCTAATGCTCTTATTGAGATCGTAGCGAATGCTGTTGAAGGACTGATTAATCGAATTCCGCAATTTGTTATTAATATCACGGATGCCTTACTACGGGGTATTCAACAGATTGCCCAATGGTTCCGCAATAACCGTAATGTTATTGCAGTGGCTATCCTTGAGATGTTCGAAGCAATGTCTGAGGTTATTATTGAGGCGGTTTCATCTCTTATCGGTATGATCTTGGATCTTCTAAGTAACATTCCTTTGATTGGTGGCATGTTTGAAAACGCCAAGAAAGGTATGGAAGACATGGTCGAGGGTTGGCTAAATATGCAACGTAAGGCCGTGGATAGCGCTAAGAAGTATGCTGAGATTGTTACTACCGAAGGTATTACCAAAGCCATTGAAACAATGGATAAACTCGGTCCTGCTGAGATGGCCGCGGCTATGCGCTTTGCTGGAAATGCAAAAGATGGGCTTGAATATTTCAAGATTATCTGTTCACAACTTGGTATCCAAGGGGCTGATGAGTTCATTAATGGTCTTAAGAACAAGACAATCGACGCCAATGCCGCAGGTAAACTCTTTGCTAAGATGGTTGAGATGGGTATGTCTGAAGCTCAAGTCAAACAGATCGCTGAAAAAGCGGGGTATGACTACGCTAACGGTGTACTTACAGCTAAGCCTGAAGTTAAGACCAATGCTGATGATATCAAGAAAACCCTTGAACAAGGACTTGGTGGCGATGGTATCTTCGATCTAAGCTTACTTGAAGGAGCGTTCGGTAAACTCAACGAACACCTGGGTGGCAAACTTGATATGACCAAGGCTCTAGCTGGGCTTAAGTCTGGTCAAATCCCTCAAGAGATGATCCAGAAAATGGCGGAGGGTGATTTTGAAGGCCTATCGGCAGAACAAATTCAACAGTATTTGTCTGGATTTGACGGGGCTTCTGAATCTGCAGGTCAGAGAGCACAAGAGGTTAAAGCCGCTGTAGAAACAGGTCTTTCTGGAAACGGTAATTTCGACGTTAGTCTTGTAACTCAAGCCTTTACAAACTTGGATACATATTTAGGTGGACGTCTAGATGTTACTATGGCACTGGCTCAACTTAAAACCGGTAATATCCCGCCTGCAATGCTTGCAGAGTTGGCTAAGGGTGATTTCTCTTCAGTTGCTCAAATGCACATGGATAACTTCATGAAGCCTGTTGAAGCGGCTCCTCCTAGAGTAGAAGACAATATCAGTAAGATCAAAGCATCTGCTCTAACCTCAGTTGACAATATGTATCAAGAGACTAATGGTAAGATCCAAGTTAGTCAAGAAGAAGCTAATCGATTGATCTCAGACTGGTCTAAAGGTAAACAGCTTACTGAGGATGAGATGCAAAAATTAGCTACTATCATTGAGAACTCTCGTGGTAAAGCTAAAGGGGCTGCTGAGAATGTTGCTAGTAGCGCTAATAAAGGCTTGGAAACCGTTGATGGTACTCCTGCTGGTCAAAAAGCGGGGGATACGTTCGGTACGGGTATCGAATCTAGAAATAGATTGGCCAGAGATAAGGCCTCCGGTCTTGCTTCAGTTGCTGGAGAAAATATGAAGTTCGACGCATCTGGTTCAGGAGCGACTATTGCCGAATCTTTTGCTGCAGGTATTGTGAGTGGTCGAGCTACTTCTGCAGTTATGGGAGCCGCTGCTCAGCTTGTTGGATTGGCTAAAGCTCACTTACCACATTCACCAGCTAAGATGGGTCCTTTCTCAGGAGAAGGTTGGCGTAAGGTTAAGAGCTCAGGTATTGCTATTGCAAAAGAGTTTGCATCAGGACTTGGGTCTACTGCTTCATTTGATGCTGTTTCAAAGAGTATGTCTAGTATGCAACAAACAATTCAAGACGCCCTTGGTGAAACATCTGAGTACCTTGACGATAACATGGAGCTTTCCCCTGTAATCACTCCTGTCTTGGATATGTCTAATATTGATGGCTACACATGGAATGGGGCTGGTTATCTTGGACTCACTGGTGCAAATATTAATTATTCGTCGCTTAATCCTACAAGTCGTAGTATTGCTTCTAATCGTTATTCTATTGACGAAGTGGTACGGGGATTGAACAATGTAGACCAAAAATTGGCGACGCTTACTGAGAACTCTGCTATTGGGAACGATCTCCTTGCTCAAGGACAAGTTAACCCAATTTACTTGGATAAAGATCTTGTAAACCGTGCGTTGGCGCCAGGTATGGCAGATGCGCAACGGACTTACAGTGATCGATTAAATATGTTAGATGGAGTGTTACCACGATTATGAGAGATGAATCATACTTCTCTATAATCTTTGGTGAAGGAACTGATGCTGTTGATATCGGTAAACTCCTCGATGCTGTAACTAAAGTTGAACGTAATGCTGGTGCTGGTCAGGAACATACATATTCTGCCGGCACTGGCCGTTTTGGTAAGACATGGGTTTCTGGTAGAAGAAGCTCTTATGATATTACCATTGAAGGACAAAAGACAGGGAGCCCTGCTGAGCTGTTATCGCTTCGTACGAAACTGGCTCGGGCTCTTGATTGTCCTGATGGGCCAAAGAAATTACAGTTTGATGACCAGGATGGTAAGTACTACCTTGCTGTTACATCGGGTCAACCTAAGTTCACTGAGGATTTACAAAAGAGTCAGGCTACGGTGTCTATTTCATTTGAAGTTCCGGATGGTTTACTACATTCCGAGCTTACAAAGGTACTGACATCGAAGACTAACTCTCCAGATATTGGTTCTCTTACTAAAGAGGGGAATATTGTCAAAATGACTTTAAATAATGCAGGAAGTGCACCAGCATATCCTCGCATTAGAATTAAGAACGCTGGAACTAACGGCTGGATTGGTATCGTTAATAAAAACGGTGTGATGGAAATTGGTACAAGCTCCTCAGGAAGAGATGGCGCTGTAACCGCTTCCGGATCCTATGACCAATCACAACTTCTTCTTAACTTAACACCAAACGACTCTGCTGGATGGCGTAAAGGTGTAAATATTGGCGGGAAACTTAGCTCACAATCTCCTTTAACCGTAGCTAGTCACGCTGAGATCAGCGACTTAACACTTGACTGGGCACCACGAGATGAGGGTAGTGTCGGCTATCCTTGTCCTGGTTTGCACTGGACTCGTTCTGGGTCTAAAGGTATCGGTCAAGATTGGGGCTGTGCTGTATATGAGTATACTCTACCTGCGGATAAGAACAATGTTAAAGGTGCTAAAAACTTCCGTTGTGACTTTAACCTGAAACTTTGGGCATCTAAGATTGGTCAAACTGGTCTATTAGCAATTATGTTCATGGACGATAATGACCGACTTATCTGTGCCTACAGTTTGGATAAATACACAACTGATAGTGATAAGGTAGTTCAGGTCTTTACTACTACTGATATTCACAAATTGCCTCGTGAAGAGAATGAATTTGGATCTAATAACAACGAGCCAGGTCAACAACGACCAAACCCTGCTTTCAATAGTAGAACCGGTAATGCCTATGTTATTAAGGATGGTCCAAAGTTCACATATGGATATAACGGTATTCCTAAGACTATCGTTGATGCTACCAAAGAGAACTTAGAATGTACTAAGATCTGGGTTCTTTATGGTAGAGCACGGAGCGAGAGACCAGGCACTGGTCATTTGGATACCTTATGTGTACAATCACTTAAGTTCCAGAAGACCAATGTCCAACGTTATGACTTAGTTCCTAACAAGTATAACGCTGGTAGTGAACTTGTTGTCGATATGTATGAGGGTAAAATCTCATATATCTCTGATCCAGAGGCATCTAGCCAAGGGGTCGGCGCTGAGGGAGATCTAGCAAACGGATCTCGATACTTTGCAATTCCTCCCGGGGAGTCGCAACTTGAAATTCATTCTTCTGGCTTTGTTACAACAGCCCCTGAGGTTATTGTAGAGTGGGAAGAAGCATGGCTATAAGAAAGGAGGCCGAAACTTCAAAATGAATGTAAAACCTGCATGGCAGTTAGCAGTTCATGATAACGCAATGAATATTGTTGACCATATTAACAATGATGTTCCAGGTTCTCTGAAATATTACGATGAAGAGTTCCATCAATACTGCGGTAAGGGTTCGGCTACCTTTACTTTTACTGTCGATAAATATTCAAATGGTGTTCTAAACGAACGTATAGCCAACCTCACTACAGAGTCTTATATCTCATTTCATGAAGACGATATTGACTATGTGTTCAACGTAATGACTCGTAGAGAAACGGACTATACTATCACTTTGGAATGTGTTACAACTAACTTAGAGTTACTTAATGAGAAGGTTGTTGCTTATGAAAGCAAGGATGCTAAGTCATTCCTAGACTATATCGAAGCTATGCAACTCTTTAAATTTACTCGTATTGAATTAGGCATTTGTGAAATTCGTAATACCAAACAGACGCTTAAGTTTGAGTCTGATGACGATACATGTTTGGCTCGGATCCTTAAACTTGTCGAAGCGTTTGATGGTGAGATGGAGATTATAACCAAACTTACCGATGGTGGCCAGATTGATAAGTATATACTTAATGTTTATAAATCTCGCAATGTCGCAAAAGATAATGAACCTGGTTTAGGACGAGTTCGTACCGACATTCGGTTGCAGATGGGTCGAGACGTCGCTTCTGTTATTAAGAAAGAGGATAAGACTAATCTTTTCTCTGCTATCCGGATGCGGAACAAAGACGGTGCATATATCACCTTCCCTAACTCTCGTGAGATCAAAGCGGCGGATGGTACACACGTTGAGATGTACTGTAACCGGGGGTCTCATACAATCTATGCCCCTATCTCTGCCAAGCTCTATCCGTCTGTAAACAAACGGGATAACTGTGACCCGTGGATTGTGCGTGATGTGAAAACTGAGTTTACTAACGCAGATGAAGCATGGGCTTACGGGGTTAAGATGCTCCGTAATTACATGTATCCTATAACCACATGGGAGATTAGTCTTAACTCTGCGATGGTTCTTCAGCGTTACGACATCAAGATCGGTGATGTAATCTTCATGACTGATGAGAACTTCGTCGGCGGATTGCTTATTAGAGCTCGTGTTGTTGAGATGGTGCGCTGTTCTACAGATCATAGTAAGACTAAGCTTACATTGTCTAACGTCGTTGCTATTCGACCAACTAACAACTCAACGTTGATGAATACAATGTCACGGATGATTAATGATGCCCAACCTTTCAAAATGACTGTAAAAACTACAGGACCTACTATGTTCCGTGAGCTGACAGATAGCTGTGAGCTTATTCCTACTTTATATAAGGGTAAAACCGAAGTTACAGATGTTGATTTCAGTTACTTCATTGACAATAACCTTGCTGGTAGCGGGACTAGGTTCAGGGCATCAAGATCTAATATCGGTACTAGCGGTAATGCACTGATTACTATTCAGGCTTGGGTTCAAGGCCAGATGGTCGAGTTCCAAGATGTAACAATCGCTACTGTTAATGACGGGGTCTCTCCTGTACTTACAGTGATTGAGTCTAGTAACGGTGATGTATTTAAGAATGGTATCATCAATACTGTACTGACCGCTAAGCTGTTTAGAGATGATGTCGAGATTGATACTAGGGGTGAAGCCTTTAACTATATTTGGACAAAGACTAATGCTAACGGTGAAGTTGATGAACCATGGGGTCAGCGTCCTGAGTCTAAAGTTAAGAGTGTCAGTGTCACTCGTATTGATGTCGAAGATAAAGCAACATTTTCAGTTGCTGTTGTAACTAAGTAAGGAGGTGGTATAATGAGTTTAATTTCAACTAGTCAGATTACTATTGTCGATTTGGATGACGGCAGAACCCAGTATACACACCTTGCTTGGTGTACAAGAGGACAAATTCACAACGGGCGGTATATTCCAAATTTTGATAGCTTTACTAAAGATCCTGATGAGGGGGCTAATGCGGAATATATAGGTATCTATCAAGATTTCAACTTCTCTGGTAGTGATAATCCCGATACCTATACTTGGTCTAGATGGAGAGGATCTGACGGTGCTAACGGTATCCCTGGTGCTCCCGGAGTTGATGGTCGTACTCCATATATTCACTTCGCATATGCCGATAGCCCTGATGGGTATACTGGCTTTACTACTGGCGAAACGTATGATGATGGAGGGTCTATTGATGCCGAACTTACCGTGACTAAAGTTGATGTAAGTAAGAAACTCTACATAGGTGTCTGCACCGACTATGCTATGGCAGATCCACAAGATCCTTCGAAATACAAATGGCAGAAAGTACGTGGTGCTGATGGTGCTAACGGTACACCTGGTAAGCCTGGTGCCGATGGCCGTACCCCATATGTCCACTTCGCTTATGCTGATTCCGCTGACGGTAGAACAGGATTCACTGTATATGGTGACCCTAATAAGAGGTATATGGGTACTTACACCGACTTTGAAAAAGCTGATAGTACAGACCCTACTAAATATAAATGGTCTCTTATAAAAGGTGCCGATGGTGCTAACGGTGCACCAGGCCCTCAGGGTGTCCAAGGTCTACAAGGTCCTAAAGGGGATCAAGGTATTCCTGGTCAAAGAGGTGCTGACGGTAGAACTCAATACACCCACATTGCTTATGCTGACAATGCCTATGGTAATGGGTTCAGTCAGACTGCAACCGGCAAAGCCTACATCGGTATTTACCAAGACTTTAACCCTACCGACAGCACTACTCCGTCTTCTTATAGATGGACGAAGTGGAAAGGTGATGATGGGGCTAACGGTATTCCTGGTCCTAAAGGTACTGATGGTAAGACACCATATATTCACTTTGCCTATGCTAATTCGGCTAATGGTACTAGTGGATTCAGTGTTAGTGACTCAACTAACAAAGAGTATATTGGTACCTACACCGACTTTACAGAAGCTGACACTACTAACCCTAATCTTTACAAATGGACTAAGATTAAGGGTGCTGACGGTGCTAAAGGGGACAAAGGTGAACAAGGTGACCGAGGTCTACAAGGTCCTGCTGGTCCTGCTGGTCCACAAGGTATCCAAGGTCTGCAAGGTCCTAAAGGCGATCAGGGTATTCCTGGTCCTAGAGGGGTAGATGGCTTAACACAATACACTCACATCGCATATTCTGATGCTGATGACGGTCGTATTGGTTTCAGTCAAACAGACTCTAACAAGCCTTTTATTGGTCTCTACCAAGACTTTATTCGAGAGGATAGCCCCGAACCGAGCAAGTATCGCTGGACAAGATGGAAAGGTCAAGACGGCGAACAAGGCCTTCCTGGTAAGCCGGGTGCTGATGGCCGTACACCTTATGTACACTTTGCTTATGCTAATAGCTCAGACGGTAGATCTGACTTTAGCTTAGCCAACTCTAGTGGTAAAAAATACATTGGTACTTACACTGACTTTGAAGTAGGCGACAGCAGCGACCCTGGCCGATATAAATGGGTGTCCTTGAACGGAGACTTAGTTATTGGTGGGCGTAATCTTTGGATTAATAGTAAAGTTACGGGCTATGCTGCTATAGAGAAGCTCCCAGAAAACCATATAACTGGTCAGACTGAGTGTTTCCGATTAGAATCGATACCAGGAAAAAGGGGGGTATTTTTCAATATAGCACCGGAGTTCACAAGTAGACTCTATACGACAGTCACAATGAGTTGCTGGGTGAAATATGAGAATGTAAAACGCGGTAAATACTCCTGGACAAACTTTAATGTCTTTAAATCAGGAGGACTTTGGAGACGTAACTCTAAGTCGGGACAAGTGTCTTCAGCGGATTATCCAAGTATGTTCGGATTCGTCGGTAGCTCTGACTGGATTAGGCTTGAAAAAGTTTATAACTTCGGATGGGATACAAGATATGACCAGCTAAGAACAGACCTAAGAATCATACTAGAAGATACCGCATCAGGTACCGCCTGGGTCACTGGTGTCAAAGTCGAGATCGGTAACACCGCTACCGACTACTCTGTTGCCCAAGAGGATATAGATAGTGCTATTGCTTCTAAAGCCGACCAGTTACTGACCCAAGACCAGATCAACCAACTCTCTGAACGTAACGCTCTTCTCAAAGCTGAGCTAGACGCAAAAGCAACACAGGAAGTCGTTGACGAGTGGATTAACCAAGTTCATAACCTTATGGATATTGAAGAGGCTGGTCGAAAAGACGCCGAGCAAGCCGCTATTCGAGCTAGTGAGCGTATCGCTGAGTTACAGAACAAAGTTGGTGAACTTAAGATCGTGACCGAGTTCGTTAATACCTACATGTCCCAATCTGAAGAAGGGATTATTGTAGGTCAGAAAGATGGTTCCTCAAAAGTTCTAGTATCAACCGATCGCATCTCTTTCATATCTGGGGGTAAAGAGGTTGCATCAATCTCTCAAGGTGTGCTACAAATTGATAACGGGGTGTTCGTCAAATCACTTCGTATCGGTCGATTTGTTACAATGCAAGACCCATCAAATCCAGATAGAAATATAACATTATATGTAGGAGGTGCATAGTAAATGGTAGTAGTAAACTTCTCCGGTCCTTGGGCTGGGAATGTACAATTAGAATTATGGTCTGACTGGAACGTACAGAAGCCTGAGCAGAATGCGTCGCTTGTCAATGTGCAAGTTCGGTTAATTTCCTCAGGTGGTGGTCAGATCTTCTCAGGGAATGGCGGTAAACGTCTATGGTTGAATGTTGGTGGTATAGAAGAACATTACGACATCGACCCCGTTATTGGTAAAAACCAGAAACGTGCTATCTTTGGTAAGGACTACCTTATCCCACACAACCTGGATGGTACTAAGACGATTACTGTATCCTGTGAGTATGTCGTTAACTTGGGCGGGTATGGTACTGCGAAAGCACAGTTTACACTCAAACTCAAGGATATTTTCAAGGGTAGTAAAGGTAAGGACGTATCTGGTACAATAGGTATCCCTGTAACTCTCTCAGTTGACCGTAACGATACAAGATATACTCACGCTGTAGAAGCGGAGTTTGGTAATTGGAAACAGAATATCAATGGAGATAGTCGATTCGTTTCTACTTACAACTGGACTCCGCCTATGGAGTTATGTAATCAGGTTCCTAATTCCGATAAGGGTGTTGGTAAGGTTAGGTACATAACTTACCAAAATGGTAAAGAGATTGCTAGGGACGAGAAAAACTTAACATTAGCGGTTCCGGCATCAGTCAAGCCTACGTTATCGTCATTTTCAGTCCGGGATACCAATACTGCTGTCAATAACTTGCTGGGTGATAATAAGTTTGTTTCTGTCCTATCTAATCTGAAAGTCGATTTCTCTAAAGGAACCGGAGCATATGGATCAACCATATCTAGTTATTCAGCAACTATTGTCGGTAAACCAAACTCTACTTATAATGAAGATGGGGTTATCGGTAGTATTGAAATGGTTGGTAATGCTGTTGTAGAGGCAACTGTTACAGATAGTCGAGGTCGGACTAGTGAACCTAAACGGGTTAGTATCGAGTTTCTTGATTACTTCTTACCTCAGATTAGTTTTGAGGCTAAACGGGTTGGTGCTAACGGAGAGCAGATCCAAGTTATTCGTAATGCTAAAGTGGCACCTCTCCCAATGAATGGTAGTCAGAGAAATACGATGCGGATAACATTTAAAACAGCACCGTTTGGATCTAATACATTTACTCAAGATACTGGACCCGCTAATGTTTTATTTAATTCAACATCTCAGATCACCAACTCAGCCGCTAACCTAGCTGGTACTTTCTCTTCTGGTAGTTCTTATGTTATCATAGGGACTGTTCAAGATAAGTTTACTAGCTCGGAGTTCAGGGTTGAGGTCCCAACGAGATCTGTACTCATGTCTATGGACCAAACTGGGGTCGGTATTGGTAAGATACGGGAACGTGGTGTTCTTGACGTTGCTGGTGACGTGTATGCTTCAGGTCAGTTGAATGTAGGCGGTATTCGTGTTGCTAATAAGACTATTCAACAATATCCGCTTACTTCATTAGAGGGTCGAATCCAAGATGTTCGATGGTCTAGAAAAGACTTTAACACCTTTACTGAAACTGGCATCTACATGGTGCTAGGGAAAGAAAGAGGGGCAACTAACGGCCCTGACACACAAAAACATGGTATGCTAGAAGTATATGCACTTAACCATAAAGAGGTATTCCAAAGGTTCATGGATGACCGCTTGAACACCTGGATTCGATGGCGAGACTGGGGTAATGAATGGACTGAATGGGAACAGACTTACGTGTGTAAGGCAGATATTCCTGCCCCTGTTGTAGAAAAGCCGAAGTTTATCCATAAGGACTTTACTGATAATATTCCGTATAAACTACCGGCGACAATCACCAGAAGCGGGGATCTAGTTACTATCCACATACCTAGAACGATTAAGACGATCGTACAACGGGTCGAAAACTTCGTATGTCCTGAGACAATACCAGTAGGTTTCCGTCCAACTAATGTTGCAACTTTGATATTAGCCCTTAACGAGTCTGCTAATTTCCTAGGTAATGCTATGTATTATTTCCACCCAGACGGGTCTATACGTATTACTACAGGTATTACTAAGACAGCTGTGTATACGGGAACTATAACCTACATTACAACAGACCCGTTCCCAGATAAATAAGGTACCCACCATACAACTATATTTAAGAAAGGAGATTTAAGTGTCTAAACTAGAATTTAAATCTAAATCGTTGGACTATGATCCAACTAACAACAAGCAAACTCATGTCATTCTTGTTGACGATAATAACTCAGTAGTCAACGTGTTCCTAGAGGAGGCGGCTATTGACCTAAGTAACGCTGAGTTGTACAAGTTAGCTATGCAGAAGCATTATGACATCAACTTCCCTAAAAAGGCTGAGAATGAGCGATTTGAAAAAGTCGATGAGAAACTTGGTTCTATGGATGACGCAATGGATGTCCTTGTCGCATTTGCGGTATCTATTCAAGGGAATATGAACTTACCTGCATATCGCCGAATCGCATCTGTAGCGAAACCATTAGTCAATGGTAAGCGATATAACAATGGTGATGTTGTTGTAATGCCGTATCCGTATGACACGAACACTAAATGGCCTAAAGATACTCCTACCCTGTTCAATTTCACAATGCAATCGGGCGAAGGATACACTTTCAAAGGTCAAAAGCTAGCTGAAATGCTCCAACAAGGAGTACTTAGCGTGGTTATGCCACGTATTGAATAGAGAGGGAATATGCAAGAAAAAGAGTTAATGCATTGGTTTATAACTGTCGTTATTCCAATCGTTATTAGTATGGGTAGCTTCTACATTTCCTCTAAAAACCGAGCGGCTGATTTAGAACACCGTCTAACCGAGCTTGAAGTATCGGACAAACATAATGAAAAACTTATGGATAGTCATACCTTGAGATTGGACAAGTATGAAGAGGAACAGAAGATTATTCGGGCTTTAGTAGAACGAATGGATTACATGAACGAGAGTCTTAAATCAGTAAAGACGGATATGGACGAGATCAAAGTACTTGTCCGTAGCTACACAGAATCACGAGGTAACAATAAATGAAACTTTCAAACGAACAATATAATACTGCTAAATTCATCTTACTCAATGTAGTACCTGCCCTAGTAACTTTGATTGCTGGGCTTGGTGTGTTGTATGGGTTTGATGCAACTAAGATCACTGCGACAATCGGTCTCTTTGCGACCTTCGCAGGTTCTGTACTTATGATCTCTACAAAACGTTATAACGAAGCGCAAGCCGCTGAAGACGATGGACGTTAATACAAGGAGAAATTGATGGCAACTCGATCTGAGGTACTTACTTGGGTTCGTAGTCTTGCCGACCGTGGTATCGGGGTTGATGCAGATGGTGCTTATGGCATGCAATGTGTCGACCTCCCTAACATGGTCGCTCAGAAGTTCTTTGGGCGTGCTATGTGGGGTAATGGTATTGATATGTTAAAGGCAGGACAGGGTCTAGGCTGGCGTACAACAGGCGGTAATGAACCACCTCACGCGGGTGCTATATTCTGTATGCGTGTATCTTACCACGGCTACGGTCATACCGGTATTGTAGTTGGTGAACCTGATGGTAACGGTAACTTCCAGACTGTCGAACAGAACGTTGACGGCGGAATGAGCGGGGGTCCTGCTCGATACCGTACAAGAAGTTTGGGTAACCCAACAGAAAACATTATCGGATTTATATATCCTCCATATTCTGACGGACTAGGATCTACTGGTGGCGGTGGAGGAGGATCAGGCGAAGGAGAAACTATGGACTTTACATTTATGATTGGTGGAGAGGCGGCGTGGAACTCAAGGACCATCTATTATTATAATGGCGCAGTTAATGAGGTACAGCCAATCCACAACATGGAAGAACTGAAATATCTTCGAGCTATTTATCAAGACACTCATGGACGAAGCTTAAAACATTACGAGTGGAATACATCTGCGCCAGTATATCATCGTATATTTGGGGTTGTTCGACCTACAACAAGGGATGAATCTACGAAACCTGCATTGAGGTATTGATATGAGTATGTGTTTTACATTCCGTATTGAGGGACGTGACCCAGGACAACCTTATTTGCATGGTTGGGATCCTCGCAAGGTGTATTTCTATAACGGTGATGATAACGAGATTATCTATATCGAAAACGAGGACATCTTAGCTCGACTTCGAGAGGTGTATAAGGAATCTAGGGGTCGTGATTTAGTCCATTATGTGTGGACTACAAACGCTCCTGTATTTATACGGATATTTGGTGTATTAAGACCGAATGACGGTACGGGGGTTAAGCGAGAAGGACTAGAAGCGTTAAACCGTAAGATTGCTGAGTACGAAGACGCTTATTGGAAACCAACTCATTTCATGCCTAAGGTTGCCTTGCATATTCGGAAAGAACCCACTAGAACAAGTGAGTCCTTAGGGGTATGTGATATCAACCGTAAGTATAAAGTCCTAGAGACGGTTACACAATGTGACTGGCACTGGGCTAAGATCAACCACAACGGTATTGTTGGTTGGATTGCTATGGGTGATATAACCGGTGAATGGTACGGTGAGAAATTCAATGAGCCTGGTACATAGCTTGATGAGGGCGTTGATAGGGTAAAACTTACAACGCTCATTTTTTTTTTTTCAAAATTTTACTTTCTACTATATAGAAAGAGAGGATAATATCATGAAATATTATGTAAATGTAAATACTTGGATTGATGAAGAAGATTTACTCTTCCAATGCAAAATGGCTATGTACACTAAAGATTGTGTTATGGATGCTATGCGGGAATACTTTGGTTCTCGTATGACACGAAAGGCACGATATTTGGTAGAAAAGCAATATGCTTGGATGGGTAAATTTATCAAGAATCCAAATTTGTTATTTGGACATATGATCACGTATTATGGCTTGAAAGCTGAAAAAGAACTAGGGATGACACCTGAAGATAAAGCTGAATTACAGGTCATCGGAGCACGCTTGTTTTCTGAGTTGCCAAAAGAGCAACAACAAGAAGCAACCTTGCTATTGATGAGCAAAGTAAAAATCGCTTAATCAGATGGAGGTCTACCCTCCTTCTTTTTTTTTCAAATTTTTACACTCTACTATATAGAATAGATAAATTATATATTGGAGGAAAATAAAATGGCAATTATTATTATCACATTGGTATTTTTGTTCGTACTTAATAGAGGTATTGTATCTATTATAAAAGGATTTGGTGAATTTCTTTTGAAATTATTCGGTAAAGCCGATTAACTCAAAGGGAACAACCAAGTTCCTTTTTTTTTTACTTAAGGAGGTAAATAAAATGAAAAACAATAAAAAAGAACGTGATATGGGGTTCTGGGAAACCTTGCTAGCTATATTCTTGCTAGATTGGTTATTCTAAAATAATTACAATCCACTATATAGAATAAATATTTTGGAGGATTTTATAATGAATAAAATTATGCAAATGCGTATGGAAATGCGCGATGAAGTTAAGAAGGTTATCGCTAATAAAGCTGATGCGATCGACGATCTTATTACTGATCGCTATATGAAAGACCCTAACTCGTATGTTAATATCAACGTTACTGATATTGCAGACGCTTTAGGTGTTTCTAAATATAGCGTACAGAATAATATCGATTTGATCCAAACGGTTATTATCGAGAAATTCGGCTACATCGTCGTCCCATTCGTAGATGACGATTTTGATATTGTAATCTCACTAGGGATTAGATTCTAAGAAGGACGCTGGGTAATTTACTCGGCTTTCTTTTTTTTTTTGAAAGGAAGAACTTATGAAAAGAGAAGCAACTGTCAAATTTATTTTTGGCTTTATTATCTCATGCCTGGTTTCTGCGCTTGTAGGTATTTCTATTTGGTTTGGCTATACAATGGCCTATATGAAATACCAACCTTTACAACAGGAAAAAGACATGTATAAGAGCCGTTGGGAGATCAGAGACAAAGCCGCGACCTACTACTATCAACAGTATAAGGAAGTTAAGGAAAAGTATGATCTTATTAAAAAGGTAAACGAAACTAAAAATAAATAGGGGTAACTATTATGTACGATAAAGGAAATTGCTACTTGAAGACAATGGAAGAAAACTGGGAACAAATTCGACGTGACTCAGATAAAAGAAGATATCTTAGTGTTGATGTGACGCGTATCCTAAATAAGGTCCAAAAAATGATAAATACCTTTAAACCGTATAGTATGGAGACCCTTACCGAACCGTTGACCGTTTGCCTGTCATCAACATATTTAAATAAGATATATGAAGAGCAAGGAGTCCCTTACAAGTACTTTGAAGCCGCTTCTAAAGATGTACTTATCCCAACGTTAATTAACGACTTTGGATATTCTGCAAGATTTAAATACGACAGCTTTTTGGATGGTACTGTTATTGGTTATAGTGTAGTAATCCAACTACATAAAAAATAATTACACCTCACTATATAGAAAGAGAGGTAACAATTATGTTAAGACGATTGCTACGTTTTGTTGGTTTCTACTGTCTAGCTGGATATGCTGTTCTTGAGAAGTCTTATATTGATAAGCTGATTAAGAATGGGTATCTAGATAAAGACGCAGAACAACACAACCGCAGATTGGAAGTAACAAGATTTGTGCTTACCAAACTTAAGAAAGAATATTAGTCTGGATTAAATTCCAGGCTTTTCTTTTTTTTAAAAGGAGCTTACTTATGAAGAAACAATATGATAAATCTAAATGTAAACTACTCTCTAAAGATCTAAATGTTGAGGAGATCATCGCTCGGAATAAATCAGTATTAGCTAGCTATGACTTTACAACCGTACTAAATGCAATTCAACAAAAATTCAATAGAATGCAGGGGTTCCCATCTGAGGAACGTAAAATGTCGATAGGAATGCGTCTTATCCATGCCGTATATGAAGATGACAAAATCTCAAGTAATCTATATGACAAGCTTGATAACAAACTATTGACCATATTGCGAGATGACTTTGGATATGAATGTGAAATCCAAAACTTTGGAGGTTCATTCTTTGGTTCTTACTATCTTGTAATATATCTCTAAAATAAATACACTCCACTATATAGAAAGAGAGGTAAACATTATGTTTAATAAAATTTTTAAGAAGTCTTCTAGCAAGAAGATTGAAGAAACTATCAATGCTAAACTCGATGAGTTAAACACTAGACTTGCTAGTGCTGAAATTGGCAGTGATGAGTACGACCAAACACTTGGTGAAATTGATATTCTTACCAAATCACTCATGGACATCAAAGACCGTGAGTTAAAGGTTAAGGATAAGAAATTAGAACCAGCAGTCAAAGCCGCGCTAATCACGACCATTGGAGGTGCTGCGGCAAGTATTCTAGGTATTCTAATTATTCGGGATTATGAAGCTGAGGATGGTATCTTCACTTCAAGCGCGAAGTCATTCGTTAAGAAAATTTATTAAAGTAGGGAGTGTATACCACTCTCTCTTTTTTTTTTTGAAAGGATATTTGTATGGAACCTAAAGTAGCGGAGTACATTTACTACGAGCCTTATTTCGACAGATCATTCAGGCAGTTATTCTTCAACTATATCTATGGAATATTGTCAGAAAACCACCTTGAGGCTACTGAAGTTGACTTTGAGATGTTTCTCATCATCTTCACAACAACCATGATGAACATTAACTTCATCTCAACCTCAGATATGGTGTTCTATCATAAAGACGACCTCAGACAGATCTATTTCGGTTACTTCAAGATGAAGGTTGCGACCTCAACTTCACAAGAAACGTTGAATAAGATAATCTCAAGAATGCGAAGTAAGATTGTGGAATACGATTTGTCGCCTACAGATGTAGACTTTGAAAACTGTATTGACCTAATTAAGGAAGGTATGCCTGAAGCATATTTAGATCAAATGTCGGATATTATCGCTTATAAATGGTCTTATTTCAAAGAATCATATTATAACATCGTTCGTATTCTACATGGAATGAGGGGGTATAAATGACACCAAAAGAAAGACAAGAGCAACGTGAAGAACGCTATCGCAATATGACAGATGAAGAGTTTATTCGTCATTTTGTAGCTGATGCTGTTATTCTCACATGTTATACGGATATCAAATTCAACGATGCCGATGAATGGGCCGAATGGTGTACTGAAGAACATGGTGAATGGTATTGCGGTAAATCGTTCTATAGTCTAGCATCGGATTTCAAATACTACATTGAAGAATGTATTAGTAATGCGGAAAAGATAGTTAATGAACTATTATAAGGAGTATAGTCATGAAAAAGAAACCTACTATTTTTACAGTTATTGCAGTTTTAGTATTTTTAGGTATTGGATTTTGTGTGTACCATTTTACGCCTCACCCACCAAAAGCAGATATTGTGACTGTTGCCGATGTCCATCAACTTGACACTGATGCTGATTGGAAAGGTAAGATTGCTCGCTTGGAGATCACAGAAAGCTCACTTGAGAGTTATGATAAAGAAACTCTGAAGTACGGCTTCTTAGGTAAGGTCAAAGTCAAAGGCTCTCCTGGAGAAGTCTATGGTCAATTCAACATGTACGACGTACACAATCTACCAAACATTCATATTGGCGATATTCTCTATGTTCGAGTAGTTGGACTTGAAGGTAGCGGTAATGTTTTTGGCCCAATGATTAAGGGTGATATTATCTATGTTGAGAAAGGAAGTCATTAATGCGTAACGAAATACTACTATTCCCTAATAATGAGATCCTTGTCAATGCCTTATACAGAACAAGGATTACGCATCATACTAGATCAAACCATGGTATAAGATTACATATTTCGCCAATTAGCACTGCTGACCATATCGAAGATGATTTAGATGTTATGGAAAGTATCGGGGATTACTTATTTGATCTATACCTAAAAGACCCACGGATTGCGAATAAATTAATTCGTCCGAAATACTACTATAACTATAAAGTTAAAAGTTGGGTATTTACATTCGATTTTAAATAAAAAAATTACAAGCCACTTATTAGAAACGAAAAATAATTTAAAGGAGGACATTAACATGTCAAATAAAGTTTCAAAAATCGTAAATGAAGAAGTTATCGAAGACGCAGTGGAAACTGTTGTCGATACCACTACTGAAAATGTTACTACAGATGTAGTACCAACAGAGCTACCACAACCAGTGGGAGTTGTCAAACAAGGTAAGGTTAAAGCAACCTGGAATTGGATTAAACAACACCCATGGGCTGTAGCGGCATCTATTGGTGCTGGTCTAGGAGTTATCATTCTCGGTAAGAAGGTATACGACGCAGGAATGCCTGCGGAATTCGAAGTAACCGAAATCAAGAATGATGTTATTGAACAACCTATGGAACATGAAGAAGTCGAAACTAAAGAAGAAGAAGTTTCTGAAGAAGAATAGTTGGGTATTTTTACCCAGCTTTCTTTTTTTTTTTCGAAAAGGAGAAGGTATGAAAAAGACGTATTTAGATAAATATCCATATACGTTGGAGCGACTACCACATCGGTACTCAGATCGCGTCGACGTTATTGTCCGAATTGAACCGCTTGATAGCCCTCGAGCAACTGACCTATTACTTAATCTGGGATCCACTTTACACAACGCCTCGATTGAAGGTATGCCGTTTAAAGTAAAAGATCAGTTCACAGACCCGTCGGATATGGAAGAAGGTAAACTTCGTATCACTCTATCTGGCTATCAACTTTAAAATTTTTACCACCTACTATATAGAAAGGGAATAACTTGTATTACTTGGTGTATGATGAGAGCACACTTTAATAACGAGGCGCCGGTTTGATTCCGGCAGTATACAAGAAAACACTTTCTATTTTTTTTTTTGAAAAGGAGAATCCATATGACACAAACGGACTATAACGAAATCCGTTCTACCAACGTAGCAAAGGTTGAAGTAGAAGAAAAGATTACAGTCGAAGCGCCTGAAAACGAACGAGTCCCTAAAAAGGCTGTTGTTAAAGGCTCTACGGTTGAGGAACGGAAGCCAGGTCTTATGACACGACTCGTACGCGGCATCTTAGGACCAAACGGCATTCGAGCTATTGGCGCATATTTAGGTAAAGAAGTCATTATGCCTGCTATTAAAGACACACTTGTTAACACAATCAACACTGGTGTAAACATGGCGGCGTATGGTGAAGATCGTAGTCGTTACAACGGTGGATGGTCAAATCCCGCTCGATATAATAGCCGTGTCGGTAACCAGACATATACCAACTACTCTAGTGCATACCATAACAATAACCCTCAGGCGCAAGCAATTAACCCGCCTACACGAATTAAGGACATTCTATTGTTCACATGGAATGATGCGGCTACAGTTCTAGAAAACCTTAATCGGGATATTGCTACTTATGGATACGCCCGTCTTGCTGACTACTATGATTACGCAGGGCAACCTAGCACCAACTATACTGACAACGCTTATGGTTGGAGAATGCTAGGCGATATTCGTATTGTACCTACTCGTGGTAAGTATCTATTGGCGTTACCACCAGTTGAAGTAATTTAATAAAAGGAGCTATAATCATGAACAAAAAAGTAATCTTGAATACAATTAAAATCGTTGCATTTGGTGTCGTACCATTTATGGTTGAAAACGGTAAGAAAGCTTTGGATAAAGCTCTCGAAGCAACTGAAAAGGCTTCTACGAAGGAGTAAATATGTGTAGTTTAATCTTTATTATTCTATTACTTATATTTCTTGCCTTATTAGGTATACTATCATATATTGTAGCCTATTTCTTAATCCCCATCATTATTTTAGTTATTATTGCATGGGCACTAACTATCTTATTTAATTAAAGGAGAACTTAACAATGTCTAAATGGAGTTATGAACTATTTAAAGAAAATGTCGCTGTACTTACACACAACTATAAGAAAAAAGAACCTCTTATCATGACTGTAGGAGGTATTGCTGGTTTCGTAGCAACTGCCGTACTCGCATATCGTGCAAAAGCTAAGATCACAACTATTGTTGAAGATATTGAAGCTATGCGTGAAAATGACATGCCTGTCCCAGTTGGAGAAACTATCGTTCGTGTTTCTAAAGCATTGACGCCTACTATTACTATGGCCACTCTATCAACTGCCGCTGTCCTTCGCTCATATCATGTATTGACAGGACGTAACGCATTACTTGCTTCAGCTCTTGCATCTGCTACTCAAGCAAACCATAAACTTCGCCGTCAAATCCGTGAGCAATATCCTGATGATCCAAACGCTCAATTTATCGGTGAACGTGAAGAAGTTCTGGCAGGCCCTGAAGAAGAAGGTAAGAAAAAACCTAAAACCGTTTCTGTAATCAACACTAACGATGTTCAATGGATGGAATATGCCTACTTTAATAAATCACAAGAATTTGTTAAAGATGATTTGAACTACAACCAAATGTTCATCACAACAATGTTCAATGCGCTTGATGAAAAACGCCGTCGTCAAGGATTCCTTAACCTTACAACTGCCTATGACGTGTTGAAAATCCCATTGGAAAAACATGAACGTCGTGCCGGTTCTGAACTAGGTTGGACAGACAATGACTTCTTTGACTTTGACGTACACGTAGTTATGGTTAAAGACGAAAACGGATACCCTTACCCAGTACCAGTAATCGAATTCTCTCCGGTTAAGGATATTACCACTGGTGTAGACTACGGTAGTGATATTTCAGACTATCTTATCTAATAAAACATATAAAGGAGCAACAAATTATGGAAAAACATGGTATTGTAAAATCAGGTCTAATTGCATTCGGTCTTGTTAACCTTGGATATATCGGATACGCTTTGTATAAGAACTTCAAGGACTACAAGAATAAAGAAGGCGAATACGCTGAAGAGCAACCTGAGCAATTAGAGTTATTCGATGCAACTGAAACTGACGCTGAAATTGTGTCTGACGAAGAAGTTGTAGAACCAACTCCACGCCGTTCTGAAAAGAAAAAATCTAAAGTTAAGTTCTACGTTGGTATCGGTCTTTTGGCTACTGCTGTTATTGGCGGATACTGCTACGGTTACCGTTCTGCTTGGGTTAAACGTAGTAACATCGCTAACGAATCAGAAGAGTTGCTGCATGCGGTTATTGATGACCGTAAAGACTACAGTGACTTCCTTGAACAGGAACTAGTTAACCGTGAAATCAAGTTGGGTGTTGAGCGCGAAACCATCGTGTCTAACGCAATCAACATGATCTTACCTGATTACATGGATACTCGCTGGGTATCATTCGGTGAAGACGGTACTGTACGTTCTAACTACACCCCTAAAGTCTCAGAAGACCATGATGTAGAAACCATCACAACTGCTGTCGAAGATACATGGAACAAGCTATACGAAAAAGTTGTAGTAGCTCCTATGTCTCCAGAAAAAGCTGAAGAAGCTTAACTAGCAAAAGAATATAGAGAGTAAAGGACCAGGCTGGTTCATATACCAGTCTTCCACTATATTCTAAGGAGGTTTATATTATGGAAATCCAATTCAGACAAGACAAAAATGATAAAGGACTAAGCCTGTCATATTCAGATGACGGGTCTTTCTTTTTAGAAGTATTTGACGATGCAGACGATACAGGTATGAATATTCCGCTAGATGCTGACGAATTAGAGCTGGTTAGAAACTGTATTGACCATATTTTGAAAAGGGGCAAGTAATGGATAAAGAAAAACTATTAAAGGCGGGTATTCTTACAGCACTCGCCGCGGGGGTTGGTTATTTCGCATATCGATTTGTGAAAGAAACTAAACGCCAAATCAAAGAAATGGAAGAAGCAAATGCTGCTCAAACACAAGAGCTCTTAGACACAATTAAGCTAAGAGATGAGCAACTCGCATTGGCTGAGGAGCATATCGATGCTCTTGTTTACGGTACTCCTGAAGAAACTCCAGATGTAAACGAAGAGTTGGAAGAAATGCGACGTGCTCGTACTCGTGTTCACTCAACTACTCTTGAAGAAGGAGATATCGCTCCAACTGATGAAGACGATTATCATGCAGGGGCTACTCAAACTGCAGAAGATGTTGAACATCACAATGTCTGGAAAGAAAACGAATATTTCCAAACTGGAGAGCAAAACATTCCGTATTTTGTAATTGAATCAGCTAAAGAATTAAAAGGAAATGAGGGCCAAAGTATGCGCCATGATACTGACCCTAATAGCGTAGAAGCATGGAACCAATATAAAGCGGTTATGATTAGTGAGTTGTATGATGATACTCCAATCGCACAAGCCGTATCTGAACGCTATGGTATGGGTCTCTTACTAAGTAAAACAAACATCGTGTCTATTATTGATGTATTCTCTGAATTGCTTGAAGTTAATGATACGAAGATCGTACAACCATATAACGCCTTTGACAACAATGTATGGGAAGATGTATACGACCGCCGTATCGACTTCTTCGGACCAGATACATATTATGCATCTATGCAATTCCCTGTAACCTTCGGTGAAATCCTCTATGAATACGCAAGCAAATTTGTAGACGATACTGAAGACGGGGCATTGTTACCAATGGTTGCTTATATGTTGTATGAATCAGGATTACTTGATGCAGAGACAATCGAACAAAAACTTCTTATCATCAGCAAGATTCTTGAACACCGTAACGTTCGAGAAATTGGTAACGGTATGAAGAAACTAAGCATGTTCGGTCGTGTTGTAGATCGCCTAGATCCAGAAGACACCGGTCATGACGTTCGTTTATATACAGAGTATAATGAGTTCATTGGCCGTGCAAGTACATTTGAAGAAGAGTACATGGCGAATATGGAGGATGACTACGATGATGAATAATACGGGACAAGAAAGTGTACTAGTAAAATATTCTTTTGACGGTATTAATTTCAGTTCCGATTATATTCCATCAGATCATCTAAAGCCATTTAAAGACGCGTTTATTAAAAATGAAGTATTTATAATTAGACGCGATATGACTTCTGCTGTTGGGGAGTCCCCATTTTTAGGTAGTGCATGTAATGAAAAATTTATTGATATGAGCAAGGTTGTAATGATAGGATTTTAAAGGAGCTAATTTATGACAGATAGAAAACCGGATTTCTTCAATATTACGGTTGAAGAACTATCGGGGCCTAATCGAAAAGCCGATGCTGTCGTTTCTGCAGACTTTACCTATTTAGATAACCAAGGCGCTGATGTACAAGATATTGTTGTAAAAGGTGGTGCCTTTTATGCAATGTGGGATGGCGAGAAATGGTCGATGGAGAAAAACGATGTTGTTCGTGCTGTCGATCATGAGATTAGAAAGAAATACGCTGAGCTTAAGACTAAGGGATATGAACGCATATCTCTTAAGTTTATGCAGAATGCGGGATCAGGTCTTATGCGCAACTTCGTTAAGTATTGTGAAGACGCACCAGAATCCTTGCAAGTATTCAACTCTAAGATCGTATTCAGTAATTATAAGGTGGCTCGTGACGACTATTCTACGTTCCAACTACCTTATACGCCAACTACCCAACCTACACCAGCGTTTGACGAACTCTCATCTGTCTTATATGCTCCTGACCAACTAGATAAAATTCTCTGGTGTTTAGGTGCATTATTCACAGGGGAGATTATCAATATTGATAAATTCTTATTTCTATACGGCCCTGCAGGAACCGGTAAAGGTACTATTATTAGAATAATCGAGATGTTATTCGGGCAGTATATTGGAGGTATTGATCTTAAGCAACTGACTAGCGGTTCTGAGTATGCGACAGGGACTCTGCAAGAACTCCCATTGTTGATTGACTCGGATACCGATTTAAGTCGGATTAAGAACGATACCCCATTACTTAAGGTAACATCTCATGAGGAAGTATTCGTACGTAAACTTTATCAAAGACCGTATCCTGTAACATTTAAAGGTCTGATTATTACTGCATCTAACCAACGTGCTCAATTCCGTGACTCTGACTCAGGGATTGTACGGCGGTTACTTAAAGCAGTTCCTACAGGTCATCTTATCGCAGGCCCTCGATATAAGGAGCTAATGAATGGTATTCAATATGAACTAGCGGGTATTGCACAAAAGGCGATTGACACATTCTCTCGCTTAGGTGCTTTCTACTATGCTAATGACGTTGATATCGAAATGCTTGAGTACGGTGACTCTATATTTGAGTTTGTTCGTGAAAACGTACTCTTGATGCAGAATAACCCAACTCTCTCTGAAGTCGAGCTTATTTATAAAGGTATGCTAGAAGAAAGAGGTTGGGAGACGAATGGTTATAAGAACCGGTTGCGATTAGGTTTGCAACGTTTCTTTGAGACATATACTAAAGATACTAAAGACGAAGAGGGTAATCGCAAACGTCATTGGTATCGTGGTTTCAAATACGATGAAGCTTTTCCTGAAACTAAAAAGAAACAGGAAGCGTCTAAAGCAGGATCTAAGATTGATCTGACTATGGGACGGACGACTTCTCGATTTGACTTAGAAGGAAAGGACTGGCCTGCACAATACACTAATGATGCGGGTAATCCTTTAAAGAAATGGGATAATGTTACTACAACCCTCAAAGACATTGACCCAACTAAATTACACTTTGTCCGTGTTCCAACCGAGCATATTGTTATTGACTTCGATTGTAAGAATGAAGCGGGTGAAAAAGACCTTGCTAAGAACTTAGAATTGGCTTCCAAATATCCTCCTACATATACTGAGGTTTCTAAATCAGGTGGCGGTGTCCACTTACATTATTGGTATGACGGTGATCCAACTCGCTTGGCTAATCGCATATCTGATGATGTTGAGATCAAAGTATATAATGGCGGGTCATCGTTAAGACGGAAACTTATTTCTGCAAACGATCTCCCTGTAGCTCATATTTCAAGCGGGCTACCTTTAAAGGAAGATAAGAAAACAATGTATAAGGACGTGGAACATATTATTTGGACAGAACAAAAACTTAAGAACTTCATCGAGGCTTGTATGCGTAAAGAACACCATGGTGCGACGGCTCCAGAGGTTAGCTTTATCAAAGACAAGCTTGACGAGGCATATGAGTTAGGTGTAACGTATGACCTACGCCATATGCAGAATGATGTTCTTAAATTCGCACTTAGCTCAACTAACCAAGCACAACAATGTATGAAGATGGTTGCTCAGATGAAATTCTCTAATGTACCTGAGAACGAAACTGAATCAATCTCAGAATCCCTTATCTTGCCTGATGAGGAAATCACATTCTTCGACTCAGAAGTCTTCTGTAACTTATATATGATTGGTTGGAAGAAATACGGTCTTGAGGTACCAGAGGCCGTCTACCGAGGATTAGAGGACTGTACTAGCCTAAGTGAGATTGAAACTATCCTTGTTAACGAATGGTGGAGTCAGAACAAAGACAAGATTGGTACTGAAATCAATCCTACACCACAACGTACACGAGAGTTATTTGATAATCACAACATGATGGGCTTCAACAATCTTGGATATG